CAGCGAGGTGGTGGCGCAGGAGTCCCGTCGGATCACCCGCTCGGACCGCCCGCTTCGGAGGTACTGGCTCACGGGGAAAGGCGCCCTCCGTATTCGCTGGAATACTCCCGGTGACTGGACCAGGTGTGTCCGATTGCTACGGAAGCACCTCCGCGACCCCAAGGGGTACTGCTCGGTGCTTCACCGGGAAGCGACGGGCGTCTATCCGGGAGATCGCCGCAACGTCGGCCGCCGGACAGCATCCGCACCTGACCAGGAGGCGATCATCTTGCCGAACCCCAACCCGACGATCATCCACGCCGCCGCGCAGGTGTCCGTGGACGACGTGCGCACCGCCTACTATCGGCAGGCGCCGCAGCAGGCGTGGATCCGCGAGTTCCACACCCAGCCCAAGCGGCTGATCGTCGCCAACGACGCTGACGGCACCGTGGCCCGCGTCGACTTCGAGGTCGGCGACGACGGCGAGGTCCGGTTCAGCCAGCCGGTGGCGGTGCGGGTGAAGTACGTCGAGGACGAGGAAGACGAGAAGGTGGCCGCGTCACGGATGGTGTACGCATCCGCGGCCGAGTCCCGCCCGTCGATCGTCACCGACCCACCACCGCCGCCGGGGTTCGAGCCCGCCGAGCCGGCCGAGGACCCCGAGCCCGTGGAGCCGAGCGAGCCGAGCGAGGTGCAGGCAGCCGAGGTGTCGGACCGGCCGTGGTCGGACTACACGCAGGCCGACTACACGCCCGCCGAGTGGCGGCGGGCGACGCTGCTCGACCGTGGGCCGGAGCACGGCGACGCGTCCACAAAGGAACGCTACGGCTTGCCGGTCCGAGAGCCGGACGGGACGCTGAACCGCAACGCCGTCCACGCCGCAGCGGGCGGCCATGGCATCGGCGCCGTCAAGGGCATCTCCGACGAGATGCGCCGCTCCGCCGCCCGCAAGCTGGTGCGGCTGTACGGCGAGATCGGCGACGAGCCGCCGGACAGCCTCCACGAGATGGCCGGCCACTCGATGTCCGCCAGCGCAGACCCGCCAACCCAGACGCCGGCCGCCGAGCCGGGAAACCCAACGATCGAGGAGAACGACATGTTCCCGATGGAGGTGCGTCAGAGGCTCGGCCTGGCCGAAGACGCAGACGAGACCGCGGTGTATGCCGCGATCGACGAGCTGAAGGCCAAGGCTGAGCAGCCGCCGCAGACGGTGGCCGCATCACTGCCCGAGGGGGTGGTGACCATCGAGGCGTCCGTGCTGGACGAGCTGCGGACCAACGCCACCCTGGGTGCGAAGGCCGCCGAGCGGCAGCGGGTCGACGACCGGGACCGCACCATCCAGGCAGCGGTCGGCGACGGGCGGATCGCCCCCAGCCGGGTCGAGCACTGGACCCAGGCGTGGGAGATCGACCCGGACGGCACCAGGGACAACCTGGGCCGGCTGGAGAAGGGCCTGGTGCCGGTGGAGGTGCAGGGTTCGGCCGGTGCACCCGGCGAGGCCGACCAGGGCAGCAACCCGCAGTGGGCGGAGTGGGACCGGATGTTCTCGGCGCCCGCCATGGCCGACACGAACTCGAAGGAGGGCTGACAACATGGCCGACTACGCGGCGGTTTTCGAGCCGGGCACAACGCAGACGTACGTCGCCTCGGCGACGATCACCGGCGGGCAGCTGGTGCAGGTCACCGGCAACAACACTGTGGCGCCCACATCGGCGACGGTGGCCGACGTGGTGGGGGTGGCGGCGAACGACGCCGCCACCGGTGCGCTGGTGACCGTGATCTCGCTGCCGGGGGTGCGGCACCTGCTGCTGGCAGTTGGTGCGGTGACCGCTGGCCAGGTGGTGGAGGCTGCCGCCTCCGGCGGGGTGGCCGCTGGGGCGACGAACCCGGTCGGGATCGCCGTCACCGGCGGCACGAGTGTGCTGATCGAGGTCCTCGGCACCTGACCTACCCGCACACCACACCCAATTCCATAGACGTCGATAAGCCCCGTCGCGGGTCCGTGGCGGGGCTTTCCCATGCCCGGAAACCGCCGGGCAACCCTGGAAGGAGCACCACTCATGCCCGGCACATATCCACCGGCCGCACCGACCCTCACCGGGGACGTGCTGAACGTCCACTTCATGCTTCAGGAGCCGGCGTACATCCGCCGCCGGCTGCGTACCCTGGCCGAGCTGCGGTTCGTGTCCGACCAGGTCCTCACCGGCCGCGCCCGCACCGAAGGCGGCGCGGTCTTGTTCGAGCAGAACGAGTCGATCACCCTGCCGCGCACCGTGCGGGCCGTGTCCCCCGGTTCGGAATATCCGAGGGACGTCCCCGGCATCCCCACGCCCGGCCTGGCCGCGGTGCAGAAGTGGGGTCTGGCCACCCGGATCACGTTCGAGAAGGTGCGCCGGGACCGGTTCCCCGGCGACGTGATCGACCGGGCGCTGCGGAAGGCGCTCAACTCGGTCATCGCCCAGGTGGACGCGGTCACCATCGCCGCGGTCGCCTCCGAGGTGACCGCCACCCACGCGGCGATCGCCCCATGGGACGGCGCCACCGCCAAGATCTGGCGGGATGTCGCGCTGGCCGCGGCGCAGATCAAGGGTCTCAACCAGGGCTATAGGCCGGACACGCTGCTGATGTCCGACACCAAGGCTGCGCTGATGGCCTCGGACGACATCATCGCGCAGCTGCGTCGGCGGGAGACCAGCGACAACCCGATCTACTCCGGCGAGCTGGACATGGTCGGCCCGTACAAGATCCTGTCCACAATCGAGCAGAACCTGCCGTCCGACGACGTGTTCCTGCTCGACTCGACCCAGCTGGGTTCGATGGCCGACGAGATCGGCGTGGACCCAGGGTATGCGGTGGCCGAGCAGGCCGTGCAGATCAAGACGATCCTGCTCGACAACAAAGACGCCTGGGACCTCCAGGCTCGCCGGCTGACTGTGCCCGTGGTGCAGGAGACCGGCGCCGCGATCCGCATCACCGGCACTTCGGGGAGCTGACCGTGACCCAGACCCAGTACCAGGTGGTGGCGCCGATCGCGTACGCCACAACGGACACCGCGACCGGGCCGACGAAGCTGGCCTACTACCGGGGGTCGCTGCTGCCGGAGGGGACGAAGCCCACCCAGATCGAGCATCTGCTGTCGGTGCAGGCGATCGCACCGGTCCAGGTGGGGGCGCCCGAACCGGTCGTGACCGGCGAGGAAGCCGGAGACGGGCCGGTCGTCCCACCGGCCGGAGACGGCGACAACGGCGAGTCGCCGGTGTCGGCCGGCAACGGCCAGCCCGACGGCGAGGGCAATGCCCTGCCGCTGGCCGACAACCCGGACGCCGACGCGGAGCAGAAGTGGGCCGATGCGGTGGGCAAGGCCGAGGCGCTGACCGCTTCCGGTTCCAAGCCGGACGGCCGCTCCAACCCGCTGGTGATCGCCGCGTACCTGGTCGGCAAGGGCTATGACCGGGCTGCGGTGGAGAAGGCCGAGAAGAAGGACCTGCTCGACCTCGTGGGCAGCGTCAACCAGTGACGCAGCTGGTGGTGGGCGCGGGTGAGGTCGGTACCGCAGTGCATGCGGTGCTGGGCCGCGCCCACCACACTGCGATCCGGGATGTGGAACCGGTGGACGTGCACGCTGAGGTGCTGCACGTCTGCTTCCCCTGGTCGGCCCGGTTCGTGGAAACCGTGCAGCAGTACGAGGCCGAGCACGGAACCGGGTTGACCGTCGTCCACTCCACGGTGCCGGTGGGGGTCTGTGACCCGGAGGGCTGGGTCCACAGTCCGGTCCGCGGGCGGCATCCGGATCTGCTGGACTCGCTGCTCACGTTCGTCAAGCACTTCGGTGGCGGGCGGGCAGACGAGGCGGCGAAGCTGTTCGAGGCCGCCGGCTGCGAGGTGATGGTCCACGACCGGGCAGCCGAGACGGAGGCAGGCAAGCTGGCAGAGCTGTGCTCCTACGGGCTGTCGATCGTCTTCGAGAAGGCCATCCACGGCTGGTGCGCGGAGCATGGGCTGAACTTCGCCACGGTGTACACCGCGTTCCGCGAGACGTACAACGACGGCTACATCGCCATGGGTCACCCCAAGTTCGTGCAGCCGGTGCTGGAGCACATGCCCGGCCCGATCGGCGGCCACTGCATCGTCCCGAGCATGGCGCTGCTGGATCATCCCCTGGCGGAGCTGGTGGTTGAGGCTTCCCGGGCAGCAGCATGATTCCCCGCATCGTCCACCGCGTGTGGCCGGGCGAAGATCCCATCCCGTACCGGTTCCGCCGGCACGCCGACACGTGGCTGCAGCACCATCCCGACTGGGAGCACCGGCTGTGGACCCCGGCCGAGATCGAAGTGCTGGACATGGTGAACGGCGGGCTGTACGACCAGGCCGAGAAGCTGGCGCCGAAGGACTGGCTGCGGTTCCGCGCCGACATCGCCCGGCTGGAGATCCTGCACCGGCATGGCGGGGTGTACGCCGACACCGATGCCGAGTGCCTGCAGCCACTGGACCCGCTGCTCGACGACCCGGCCTGGTTCCCCACCTCCCCGAACCGGCCCGACGGCCTGACGCAGGCCGTGTTCGCCGCCGTCCCCGGCCACCCGTTCCTCGCCCACCTGCTCGACGGCATGGCGGGCAGCGTGAAGGCCAACCGGGGCGGGCGGATCCACGACATGGTGGGGACCAGGTTTGTGGACCGGGAGTATCAGCGGCTGAGGCCGGCTGACGTGACGGTGCATCCGTGGTGGATGTTCGCCGGCCAGTCCATCAAGGCGCGGGACCGGGGTGAGACCCCGGACCTGTCCCGGTGCTACGTGTGGCACCGGTATGACAACACCGCCCGGCAGCGGTCCGGCCGGGAGCAGGTTGCCGCGTTCCGGGCCGCCGCTGACGTGCTCGACGGGGCCGGGGTGAAATGGTGGCTCACCTCCGGCGTGCTGCTGGGGCATATCCGCGACGGTGCCTGGATTCCGTGGGACCTCGACGTGGACTTGGGGATCTGGCCCGAGGACGTTGACCGGGTCCGGTCCGCGTTCAAGGCGGCCGGGTGGTCATTCCGGCGGGACCACGACTCGCAGATGTGGCCAGTTCACGGCACGACGAAGATCGACCTGCATACGCACTACGCCGACGGCGACACGGTGTTCAAGCTGCACGGCAAGCGGCAGAACCTGCGCATGGACTACCCGGCGAAGCTGTTCGAGCATATGCAGCCCACGATCTACTACCTGCGGCGCTGCCTGATGCCCTCCCCGCCCGAGGAGTACCTGGAGCACCAGTACGGGCCGGACTGGCTGACCCCGGTACGGCAGTGGCAGTGGGACAGCAGCCCGAGAAACATCACCCGGCTATGACGGTCCTGTTGACCTTCGGAACGTTCGACTGTCCACATGCGGGACATGCGGCGTTCCTGCGCCGTTGCGAACGGTTCGCCGACCGGGTGGTTGTGGCCATCCGGTCCGACGACATGGTGGTGCGCCAGCGGGGCCACAAGCCAGTGTTCACGTTCGCCGAGCGGGCAGCGATCGTCGCCGCCCTCGGCTACGAGGTGACCGAGAGTGTCGAACCGGGCTGCGGTCTGGTGGACGCGATCCGTCCCGATGTGCTGGCCATCGGCTCGGACTGGTCGCAACATGACTGGCTGGCCCGCCTGCAGGTCGACCAGGCCACCCTCGACGTGCGGGGCATCACCCTCGTGTTCGTCCCGTACACGCCGGGGATCTCCGCCAGCGAGCTGAAACGGCGGCTGGGGGGTGCGCAATGGCCGAAGTCCTGACGCTCCACCACGGCAGCGTGTCGTGGCGGATGTACGACCCTGGTGGTGGCGGCCGGGTCGCGAAGATCCAGCGGACGGGCACCCCGTACGAGGTGGATGTGCTGCGGGACATCGCCTCCCTGGGCCTGTCCGGTGTAGCGGTCGACGCCGGTGCCAACCGGGGCAACCACAGCCTGTTCTTCGCGATCGTGTGCGGTATGCGGGTGGTGGCGTTCGAGCCGCTGCGGGTGCCCGAGCTGACCGCCAACGTGGCCCTCAACAGCGTCGAGGAACAGGTGCAGATCCACCCGGTGGCGTTGGGTGCCGAACAGGGCACGGCCACCTGTCACGGCAAGGGGTGCCTCACCACCGGCGGCGGACGCCCTGCGCGCCGTGGTGGCGAGTACGTGGGCAAGCAGGTGCCGGTGCGCCGCCTCGACAGCTACAACCTGGACGACGTCACCCTCCTCAAGATCGACGTGGAGGGGATGGAAGCTGCGGTGATCCGCGGCGGCCTCGACACGATCCGCCGCAACCGGCCCGTCATCTACGCCGAGGCGTGGGACGACGGCTACAGTGCTGCCACCGGTGAACTGCTGAAGCCGCTCGGCTATACGATGACGCGCCGGTTCCGGTGGCATCAGCAACGGTGGGAACCGCGCAGCACGCCGTGAAGCCGCTGGTCATCACCGGCTGCCAACGTTCCGGAACCGCCTACACCGCGGCGCTGGTCACCGCCTGCGGCTGGTGGTGCTCACACGAGCGGGTGTTCTCCGACCGGCGGCAGCCGGTGTTGCGGCCGGAGACGGTGGAGGCGTCGTGGGCCGCCGCCGCTCACCTGCCCGACATGGACGCCTACGTGGTCCACCAGGTCAGGCACCCCCTGTCGGTGATCGCGTCGTGCATGGCCCGGTCGACGTTTCTCGGCAAGATGCGCCCCTCCGCCCGCTGGGCGGCCCGGCAGCACCCGGCGATCATCCGCGACAGTGACGGCCACCTGGTACGCGTGATGCGGTTCTGGGTGGAGTGGAACCTGCTCGTCGAACCTTTTGCGCAGCATCGGTGGCGGGTGGAGGACCTGACCGCCGTCGAGGTGGCGCAGACACTGACCAGTTGTGGTCGTCCCGTGGATCCGGTCCGCGCCGCACAGGCGCTGGAACTGATCCCCCGAAACGTCAACCACGCCAGATGGGTCACCCCGCTGTCGTGGTCGGACCTGCCGCGGTGCCGGCTGACCAGGCGGCTGCGAGCGCTGGCGGAAAGGTACGGCTACCTGTGACCGGTTTTGGGCGCCGCAGGCCCCCAGCTTTAGCTGTGGGGTTAGGCGCCTGCAACAGTGGCGTGCTAGTGTTTCAGCATGAGTCGGGTGGTGAAGCGGGCGTACAAGTACCGCTTCTACCCGACCGACCAGCAGGCAGACCTGCTCAACCGCACGTTCGGCTGCGTCCGCTACGTCTACAACCGGGCGCTCGCGGAGCGGTCGAGGGCGTGGACACAGGAGCAGCGGCGGATCAGCTTCGCCGAAACCTGCCGGATGCTCACCACCTGGAAAAACGAGCCGGACACCGCGTGGCTGTACGAGGTGTCCAACGTCGCCTTGCAGCAGGGGTTGCAGCATCTTCAGAACGCCTACGTCAACTTCTGGGCCAAGCGGGCGCGCTACCCGACGTTCAAGTCGAAGCGCCGCAGTCGGGCGTCGGCCACGTTCACCCGGATGGGGTTCTCCTGGCGCGACGGCCAAATCAAGCTGGCGAAGTGCGATGAGCCGCTGAACATCGTGTGGTCGCGGCCGTTGCCCGAGGGCGCGGAGCCGTCCACGGTCACCGTGTCCCGCGACAGCGCGGGCCGGTGGCACATCTCAATCCTGGTCGAGGCGATGATCGAGGCCCTGCCACCGAACCGGGACGTGGTGGGGATCGACGCGGGGATCACATCCCTGCTCGCCCTGTCCACCGGGGAGAAGGTCATCAACCCGCGACACGAGCAACGCGACCGGGCGCGCCTCGCCCTGGTCCAGCGTCGGCTGTCCCGCAAGGCGAAAGGCTCCGCCAACCGGGCCAAAGCCCGGCTCAAGGTAGCGCGCGTGCACGCCCGCATCACGGATCGACGCCGGGACCACCTGCACAAGCTGTCCACGAGGATCATCCGCGAGAACCAAACGGTGGTCATCGAGGACCTGTCGGTCCGCAACATGGTCCGCAACCACAACCTCGCCCGCGCCATTTCAGACGCGAGCTGGTCGGAGCTGCGGCGGCAGTTGGAGTACAAGGCCGACTGGTACGGCCGGACCGTCATCGCGATCGACCGGTTCTACCCGTCGTCCAAGACGTGTTCGGCGTGCGGGGCGGTCGTGGAGAAGTTGCCGCTGAACGTGCGGGAGTGGACGTGCCGTTGCGGCGCGGTCCACGACCGGGACGTGAACGCGGCAAGAGTGATCTTGGCGGCCGGGCTGGCCGTTGCAGCCTGCGGAGATGGTGTGAGACCAGCCCGCGTCTAGCGCGGGAGGGCGACCGTCGATGAACCAGGAAGATCCAACTGTGAGGTTGGAATCCCCCGCCTTCAGGCGTGGGGAGGAAGTCAACGTGACAGTCAGCGCCGTTGTCATGGCGCACCCGTCCCGCCGTCGCATGGTGGACGAGCTGCTTGGGTGGCTTGACCGGCCGGCGGAGGTAGTCTTCGACCGAAGAGGCGACCGCTGGGACACCGGCCGCCGGTCCTGGCAGGCCGTGGGCCGCTCGGCATCCCACGGACTCGTGATCCAGGATGACGCGCTGGTATGCCGCGACCTCGTCGCCGGTGTGGAGAAGGCACTCCAGCACGTACCCGACGGGTCGCCGCTGTGCCTGTACTGCGGCCGGGTGCGCCCCAACCGTGAGCTGGTCCAGGGCCTGGTCAGGGCCGCCGGGCCGGGCACGTCATGGCTGTCCATGGGCCAGATCCACTGGGGTGTCGGCATCGTCCTCCCCACGGCCGCCATCGACGACATGATCGCCTGGTGCGACAAGCACCCGGAGATCGACAACTATGACCTGCGGATCTCCGCCTGGGTCGCCAACCGGGGTCTGACCGTCTATTACCCGTGGCCGTCGCTGGTAGACCATCGCGAGTCCCCGTCGCTGGTGCCCGGTCGCACCCCGGCGGGGAGGCGGGCACACCGGTTTCTGGGTGTCGACCGTTCCGCACTCGACCAGGACTGGTCGGGGCGGGTCGTGTCCGTGCCCAGACTCGATCCGGGTCTGCCGCCGGATCAGATCGCCCCCGGTTCGTGGGTGGTGGTCGGTACTGCCGCAAATGTCTCCGTGGTGACGGGTACCGGCCGCGCCCGGCAGATGCATTTCCGGGGCGCGATCCTCACCGGCGTGCCTGTTGTGGAGGTGCAGCACCTGATGTCCGTCGGGCTGATCGAGCCCGCACCGAATCCTCAACCCGCACCAATGGAGGCAATGTGAAGATCACACCAACGCAGCTGTTCCGCGACGGCACCAAGACCTACGAACCGGGCACCGAGTACGACGTGCCCGACTTCGACGGGGCGAGGTTCGTCGGGCACGGCTGGGCCACATCCCCCGACTACACCCTGCCCGGTGCCGCGCCCGCATCTGGGCCGGTGAAGGTCAAGCCGGACAACGCGGTCCACAAGGCGCAGACCAGCAACCCGAAGGGGGCATGACATGGGCAAGGCAGCTCCGGACACCTTCTACGACTCCGGCAGCCTGGCGCAGGCGGCGCTGGCCGACGAACTGTACGTGTGCTCGGCAGAGCCGGCCAACTATGCCGGCATCGCCGCCGTGACCCTGGTCGGTCCGGTGACGTTGACGCCCGGCGACGGCAACGGCGACTTCACGGTCGGCGCGGGGGATGTGTCCGGCCGGAAAGTCACCGTTGCCGCGCAGAACGGTGCCACAGTGGACGCCTCGGGCACGGCCACCCACGTGGTGCTCGCCACCGGCGGCGCCACAGACCTGCTCCGGTACGTCACCACCTGCACCAGCCAGGCCGTCACGTCCGGCAACACAGCCAACGTGGGTGCGTGGGACATCGAGATCGAGGACCCAACGCCGTAGAAACTCGGAAGGAGATCCAGTGAGACCCATAGCACTCCTAATCCTCGGTGCGGTATTGGGCGCAATGACATTTGCGCTCCCGGCAAGCGCTGGTCCCGCAAACACGTATATTGTGTTGGACACGCGCACGTTTACAGCAGGATTAAACACTAGCGAATTCGTTGAGTGCGACCTGGGAGATGTGGTCACGGGTGGCGGATATCGTGCGCTGTCTTCCCCCAGTCTTCCTTACCGGGTGGTCGGCTCGTTTCCAACCGGTTACATCCCCACCACCGTTCCAGCGCGCTGGAACGTCGACGTCAAGAACGATCACACTCTTGACGTTGACCTAGAGGTATTCGCGATATGCGAGTCCTAGGTGTGGGCGACTTGATCCGCTACATCACCACCTGCTCAAGCCAGGCGCTGACCTCCGGCAACACCGCCAACGTCGGCGCATGGGACATCGAGATCGAATCTCCTACCTGACCTGACCGTAGACGGAGCGCGGAAGACGTGAGGAGACGCCATGGCTATCCCCGACGTCTCCGGCTCCGCCTCGGGCGGACGCAACAGCGCTGGCGCGTTCACCGCCAGCCTGCCGACTGGTGTGTCATGGCTGGCAATCTCCTCGTGCCGGCGCTCATCCGGCGGCGGGGCGCTGGTCACCCCCCCTTCTGGGTGGACTGTGGTGCGGTCCGAAGCTACCGACGTCGACAACGCCACCGCTGTGTACCTGTCCAACACGGCAACACCTGGTACGTCGTGGACTGCGCCGTCGAACACCCGCTCGGCCAGCGTCCTCGTCATCGGGTTCGACCAAGACACCTCGGTTGATGTCTCCGCCGCCTTCTCGACTAACCTGACCAGCCCCTCGGTCACCACAACTGTTGCCGGCACCCGGGTCTGCCGGGTGATGACCAACAACGCGTGGAACCATGCCGCCCCGGTGGCGAACTACCCGTCGGGAACCTCCGACGGTGCGCAGGTGTTCACCCAGAACGCCTCCGCAGACTCCAGCGAGGGCGGGTCGCTGGCCGCGTTCGCCGGGGTGTCCCGGGCGACGACCGGCTCGACGGGTACCGCCACCTGGTCGTTTTCGGCAGGGTCCTCCTTCGTTCCCAGGTCGTGCACGGTGGCGCTGGTGGGTGCCGGGATACCCACCGTCGATGTGGTTGCGGCGGACACCGACCACGGGCATGCGGCTGATGCACCGGCGCTGACCCAGGCCCACAACCTGGCGGTGGACTCGGCCAGCCACGGCCACACCGCCGACTCGCCGACGGCGACGCAGGCGCACAACCTGGCCGCCGACTCGGCCAGCCACGCAATCGGCGCCGTCCTGACGCAGGATGAAGACTTCGCCGACACGTTCACCCGCAGCGTCACCGGCGGTTGGGGTGGCAGCTGGGTGGCGACGCGGGAGCCCACCCAGCTCAGCGTCAACGGCACCCAGGGCCTCGCCAGCTCTGGCACTGACCCCACGTCAGTCAGCTACCCCGACATGCCAGCAGACCTGGACATCACGTTCACGGGCGGAACCACCGTCGTCCCGAGTGCACTGGCGCTCGGCGCGAACATTCTCGTGCGGCTTCAGGCGGCCGGGCTGACCGACACCGGCTACCGGTTCCGTTACGTGGTCACCACTACGGGAACCCTGACGCTGGTCATCCACCGCTACACATCGGGATCCGCCAGCCTGCTCGCAACGGCAGCCAACGTGCTGACCGGACTTGACGGCACACCGATCCGGCTGCGGCTGCAAGCAATCGGCGACCAGCTGAAGTTCAAGGCGTGGAAGCTGGCCGACCCAGAACCCTCCGCCTGGACGCACGAGGTCACCGACAGCACCTACCTCACAGCCGGGGTTGCCGGGCTCACGAGCGGGCTGTACACCAACTTCCGGCTGGACTTCGGCACGCCTTCCGCCGGTCACTCGTCCGCCTACGCCTGGGTGGTCGACGACTTCCGGGCGGGCCGCGGGCCGCTGCTGACACAGACGCATATCCTCGCTGCCGACGACGCCTCGCATGGTCACACGGCCGAGGCGTCGACGGTCGAGGCGCAGCACGAGGTTGCGGCAGCAGGCGCGACGCACGCGCACACCGCCGACGGGCCGGCCCTGGGTCAGGTCCACAGCCTCACCCCGGATGACACCACCCACGGTCAGACGGCCGACGGGACCACCGTTGCGCACATCCACCAGCTGGCAGCCGCCGACACCTCCCACGGCCACACCTCCACCCAGCCGGCCCTGACCCAGGCCCATGCGGTAGCGGCAGCCGATGCCACCCACGCAACTGCGGCAGCCGAACCGGCTCTCACCCAGGCCCACGGCCTGACGGCGGCCGACGCCGGCCACGGGCACACGGCGGACGCGCCGGTGCTCGGCCAGGCGCACACGGTGGCCGGCGACGGTTCGACCCACGGCCACACCGCAGCCAGCCCGGCACTCACCCAGGCGCATGGGCTCGCGGCGGCCGACTCGGCCCACGAGCAGACGGCGGATGCGCCCGCCCTGACCCAGGCCCACGAGATTGCCGCGGCCGACGCCGCCCATGCCCACACTGCCGACCAGCCGACGTTGACGCAGGCCCACGGCATCACAGTGGACTCCGCCACCCACGGCCACACCGCCGAGCCGGCGGCGCTCACTCAGTCCCACCAGGTTGCGGCCGACGACGCCAGCCACGGACAAGCAGCGGACCAGCCGACGCTCACCCAGGCCCACGCCGTAGCCCCGGACGACGCTTCGCACGGCCACACCGCCGCAGCGGCCGACCTGAGCCAGGCACATCAGCTGGCGGCCGACGACGCCAGCCACGGCCACACTGCCGTGACCCCAGCTCTCACGCAGGCGCACGACCTGGCGCCAGACGGGGCCAGCCACCAGCACACCGCCGCCGAACCTGCAGTGACCCAGGTCCACGCGCTGGCCGCCGACGACGCCTCGCACGCGCAGAGCGCCGACGAGCCGGCCCTGACCGGCGCTGGCGACATCCTCGCCGACGACACCTCGCACGGGCACACCGCGACCGAACCGGTCGTGACGCAGGCGCATCAACTCGCCGCCGAGGACACCGCCCACGGGCAGACGGCGGACGCGTCCACACTGACCCAGGTCCATGACCTGGCCGCCGACGGCACAAGCCACGGGCAGACGGCAGTCGAACCGGCTCTCACCCAGGTCCACGGCATCGCCGCCGCGGACGCCTCGCACCAGCAGGTCGCCGACGCGCCGACGCTCACCCAGCTCCACGCATTGGCTGCTGCCGACTCGACGCACGGCCACGCGGCGGATCAGCCGACGCTATCCGGCGCCGGGGACATCCTCACCGACGACGCTACCCACGGCCACACCGCAGCCAGCCCGGCCATGACCCAGGCCCACGACCTGGCCACGGCGGACACGACCCACACCCAGACCGCCGACAGTGCAACGGTGGTCCAGGTCCACGGGCTCGACCCGGCCGACGCCTCCCACGGGCAGACCGCCGGGTCGCCGACTCTGGCCCAGCAGCATGCCGTCGCGGCGGCCGATACGGCACACACCCAGACGGCCGACCTGCCGCCGATCACCCAGCTTCACGAGCTGACACCAGACGCCGCCGCCCACGGACACACGGCCGGTCAGCCTACGGTGAGCCAAGGCCAGCAACTCACGGCCGCCGACGCCCAGCACGGCCACACCGCCACCGCCCCGGATGTTAAGCAAGCCCACCAGGTGGCCGCCGAGGGCGACAGCCACGGGCAGACCGCCGACGCGCCGGTGCTCGACCAGGTCCATGACCTTGCGCCGGACAACATGACGCACGTGCAGGATACCGGAGGCGCTGGCATCACGTCGGTCCACGACGTGGAAACACTGTCCGCCAGCCACGGCCAGGTAGCCGACCAGCCGGCCCTGACCGACGGGCCCACGCTTGCCGCCGCCGACACCAGCCATGCCCACACCGCTGGCCAGCCGGCGTTGACGCAGGTCCACACCATCGCGGTCGACGCCGCCGTCCACGGACAGGCCGCCGAGCTGGCGGCGTTGACGCAACTGCACCAGCTGGTCGCCGCTGCGGACGCCTCGCACGGGCACACGGCCGACGGCACGGTGGTGACCGACGAGACGCCGCTCCTGCCCCACGTACTCACCCCGGGTGGGACCCGCCCGTCCCTGACACCGAGCTTCACCCGCCCGTTCTGACCGCAGGGAGGTGGCCGGATGGCATCCGACGCCGGGATCGGTGATCGGGAATCTGCATATTTGGACGTGCAGCCGGCCGACGGCACCACCGACGGCACGCTGACCGTCACCGCCCCGCCGGGTGGCACCGACCAAACCCCCGCTGTCGCCGCCGGGGCGGTGCTGGCTGGGGTGGTGCGCCTGACCTCCGCTGCGATCACCTACGACGCAGCCGGGCTGTGGGTGCTGAACTGGACTGTCACCGGGACCGGCGCGGGTGCCGAGGACGTCGAGGTGTACGTCGTCCCGTCGCCGGTGGCAGGCGGCCCGCTGTGGCGACCGGGCCGTAGCCGGGTGGCGAACTACATCTTCGGCCGGACTCTGGCGCGCGACGTAGAGACGCATGTCTATACGTTCGATTCGACTACGATGCCGACCGGAGTCCAAGCTGACCGCCTGATCGCCGACGCGGTGGCGTGGGTACTGTCCCGAACCGGCGATATCGACGAGTCGCTGTTCGATATGGCCTCGGTCGTGGCGGCGATGCGGGCTGCGTGCAGCATCGAATTGGCCTACCCGGCTCAGCAGCAGGAACAGTCGCTACCGCGAGCCAAGGAGCTGTGCGCCCAGGCAACGGCTGCACGCGAGGACCTGGCGCGGGCCAACGAGGCAGCAACCGGCACGGACCCGACAGACCCAGCTTCAGCGCTCTTACCACTGTGGTCGTTCCCGGCACCCGTTTCATGGGGCGACGAAACGTTCATCTAGGCGGCCTAGGTCGTACAGCTGATCGTGTAGACTGGCAGCGAGACCCCGGCGGGTGCGCAAACACCCCCGGGGCATGGTCAGAACCTGTGTGAGAGGTCCCGACGTGGCAGAGGTTAACAGTGCTGGGCTGGTCTGTCGCGACTGCGGCATTCCGATATTCCGGAAGACGGCGACTGGACGCGCGCCCACCATGTGCGCGGGCTGTCGCAAGGCGGCGGATCGCGCTAGCCGGAACGCCTCGCTTCGTCGGCGGTACCACGGCATACCGCAAGTCGTGGAGTACACCTGCCAGGGCTGCGGTGGCGTGTTCCCGAGGACGAAACTAATGGGGCCGCCGCCGAGGCGGTGCCCGACCTGTGTCGCTACGCGCACTACGTGGTTTTCGCGGCGCGAGGCCAAGAGGCTCTCGGCTCGGCAGCTGGCGAAGTACCAGACGGAAGGTCGGACAACAATCTGCTTCGGCTGCGGGAAGTCGGTCGACTGCGCAAGGTATGGCCCCGCGCCGAAGCGTTGCCGGCGGTGTCGCCTCGACCGTAGGCACATCGAGGAGTACGAGCCGAAGATAGTGCCCGAGGCTATAGCCTGCGCAGACTGCGGCGAACTAGTTCCCGTGCCGTTCTATGGATGGACCCGGAAGCGGTGCGTTCGGTGTGGTATTGCACACAAGAAGCGGAAAGCCGAGCAATGGCGCCTAGTGAACCTGGAGAAGAGCCGGGAACTCGAACGTAACTCAACCCATAGGCGGCGAGCGAGAAAGCGCGCGGCCGAGTCCGAGGTGTTCGAGGCCATCGAGGTGTTCGAGCGCGATGGCTGGGTGTGCGGCATCTGCCGGAGGCGCATTAGCAAGAAGCGTCGGTGGCCTGACTCGCTGTGCGTGAGCCTCGACCACATCATCCCCCTGTCGCTGGGCGGGCCTCATACGCGAGCGAACACGCGGGCGACACACCTGCGATGCAACGTCCGGCGGAGTCGAACCAGGCTGAGTGGCTGCGAGCAAGAGGCGCTGTTCGGCTGAGCCCTGAGTGGGGGTTAGCTGTGACCGCTCTCCGCGTGACCAGGGTACGGGTCAACCAGGCCGGCGTGCGGCGGATGCTCGCCGCCCAGTACATGCAGGACGAGATGGAACGGCGCATGGAGCGGGTACGGCTGCTGGCGATGGCGATCGCGCCCGTCCTGTCCGGCCGCTACAAGGGCCGCTTTGAGCGCCCCGGTGCGATCGAGACCGGTGTCAACGAGCGTGGCGTGGCGTTCGCCCGGCTGTCGAACGACGCCACCTCGGACGAGGGGTTCATGTACGCCGAGGCTGTCGAGGTCGGCAACGAGCACGTCAACGCCCACCACACGCTGGAAACCGCGCTCCACGCGGCAGTCAAGGGCTGAGCACGGGAGGCGACGATGCCGTACGCCGACCCGGAGCAGATCGTTCAACGGTGGCTGATCGCCAACGTGTTCCCCGGCGCCGGCACCGACCGGGTACTGGTCACCACCGGCGAGCCGAACCCCAGCGACCAGAACATCCAGCACTCGCAGCGGCTGGTGCGGGTCAAGCTGCTGCCGTCCAGCCCCGGCGATGCGGTGCCAACGCTGGACATCGCCGACCTTGAGATCAACTGCTACGCCCGGAGTCCCGACCGGGTGAAGGCGATCACCGACGTGATCCGCGTGGCGATGCGGTACCAGTTCGAGAAGTCAACCGACGCCACCACCGGCGCCTTCGTGAAGCAGGTCCGCTGGCTGTCGGTGCCAACCCTCGTGCCCTCCGACACGGCGATGTTCGCCCGCTTCCGCGCCTCGGCGCGGCTGTGGATTCACCACTCGCCGCTGTAGACCAACCGATCCGCGCAGACCAAGTACCCGCAACCCGGCGACCGCCGGGTCCTCACTATGCAATAAGGAGTGTGACCGATCATGGCGGTCGACGTCGATCTCATCCGTGCCTACACCGACGGACTTGTCGCCTGCACGGCATTCCAGGTCATCAACGGCACCCTGCCGACCAACGCCTCCGCCGCGCTCGCCGGCGGCTTCAGCGAGATCGGGGCTATCTCGTCGGATGGCATCACCGAGGCCACCAGCCAGGACCGCACCGACTTCTTCATCTGGCAGAACAACGCCTTGGCGCGCAGGGTGCCGGGCCAGTTCGTCAAGACCCTGACGTTCGCAGCCGCCGAAACCAGCCTGGTGGTGCTCGGCGTCAACTACCCAGGGTCGACGATCACCCAGACCGCTGAGGGTGTGTCGATCGCCGAGAAGCCTCCGGTGTCCGACACCCGCAACTGGGTGCTGCACGGTGTCGACGGCAACCGCGCCCTGCGTCTGGTGGCGCCTCGCGGTGAGGTCACCGAGCGCGGCGACGTGGTGTGGTCCGGCGAGAACGTGACCGTCTACGAGTGGACCCTGTCCTGCTATGTGGACCCAAGCGGCAACGTTATGTACCGTTATTACTTGGACGCGTCCCTGGCCTCCGGCTCGTAGGCCCCTGATCCTCGCCGGCCGGCTTTTCCGGGCCCCCAGGGGCTCACTGCGGGTCGGGTCGGCCGGCGAGTACCACCCAACAGACCCGCGCAACACGACCCGCAACAGCAAGGAGACCCGCAATGCACAGCAAGGCTGGAAACCCGCACGTCACCGACGTGCAGAAGTTCGGCGACGGGGAGCTGATGAAGCGCACCCCGCGTCGCGCGAGTCGGCCCACGGGCGCGGTCATCGAGGTGGTGGAGCGCCGCAACACGCCGCCCGACGGCAGCGTCGGCGACGACGTAATCGTGCCCGACGAGATCCGCATCAACGGGCAGCCGCTGCTCATCCCAACCGGTGTGCCGGTGACGGTCCACGAGATGGAGATGCAGGACCGGGGAGTCGTCCTGGTCACGCTGACCGTGGTGGCGAAGCGAGTTGTCATCGGCGCCGAGTACCCGGATGAGGAGGAGGTCAGGCAGGCCGAGCGTAACGAGGAGTACCGGGAGAAGCTGGCCAGCCGCGGCCTGATCCCGGACACAGAGCCGGCTGGCGGCGAGTCCTGATGGCCCGCCTTCAGGTCGTCTACCTGCCATCGCGGCTGGACGAGCCCGGCCGGTTCGCCTTCGTCATCGACGGCGCCGCAGACCTGTCGCTGGCTGACCGTGAAGCCCTGTCCGCCTTCGCCGTATCGGCGGGCGGGCAGGGCTGTGTCGTCGTCTCCGGGCCCCTGGACGTACATCGGGCCAACGACGACGGCGGCACCACCGAGGCGCTGGGCGGCCTGCTGACGGAAGCCCTCGCCACGCCCGTCTTCCCGCCGGCCGCCGAGCCGAAGAAGCCGCAACTGCCGCCAGCCAACACCACCGAAGGCAAACTCGCCCGCGTGTGGGGTGGCAAACCACCACTGGAGGACCCGCAATGACCGACCCGCGCATCGGGGGCGACCCCGAACCCGACACCGACGACACCATCGGCGCCGCAGTAGACGACTACGACCTCGACGGCGAGTTCGACCTCGATCGGCTGTACGCCGAAACCCGCGCCGACCCGTACCCGTTCCGCTGGGCTGGCCAGCGGTGGGAACTGCCGAACGTGTACGACCTGCCCACCAACATCCTCGACGTGATGGGCAAGGCCGACCTGGACACGTCCGACATCCGCCGCACCCTGGAGTCGGCGTTCGGACCTGAGCAGTGGAAGGCCATCCAAGCGGAGCGCCCGTTGCCGATCCGCGCCACCGTTGACCTGTTCAACCGCTGGCTGAAGTGGTGCGGGGTGGACGTGGGGGAAGCTTCGAGCTCCGCCGCCTCCTCAAACGGTACGGCGGGGCGATCGAAGCGGACCTCCAGTGGCGGTACGGCATCGACCTCGGCAAGGCGGTCTACGGCCGGCCGGAAGACCGGGTCTCGCCGCGCAAGCTCCTCGGCCTGATCGAACGGCTGCCCCGCACTTCGGCGTTCGCGCGTGAGGTGCTGGGCGACTCCGTGGACTGGTCGGTGGGCGACTACCTGCTGGCCCGCATCGCTCACCTCGCCGCCGGGGCGAACTGGCAACGCAGTGGCGGGAAAGGCCCGAAGCCGAAGCCGATCAAGGTCCCTGACGGGCGGAAGCGGCGGTCGACGAAGTCCCGCGCCGAACGGGGGGCGGACACGGCGAGGAGGCTGCGGAACCTGGGGCTGCTACCCGGCCACCAGAAGCCGCCGCCACGTCCGCTGACCGTGGCGGAGCAGGCGTTGGCGGCGGCGATCGAACAAGCACGGGCCAAACCACCACCGGAGCAAGCCGAGTAGCTGCGGGCGGGGGTGGTCGTTGTGACCTCCCCCGGCGGCGACGTCTCTGTTGGCAGCGTTTCAGTTGAGGTCACCGCATCGGCTCGTGGGTTCGCCCGGTCGCTGCGCCGTGAGGTCGAGGGCGCGTTTCGCGGTGCGGGGAAGGCCCTCGACCGGGCGCTGTCGAAGGAACTTGGTCGGGACCAGAAGATCCGCATCGGGGTCGAGGTCGACCCGGCCAGTGTGCAGCGGGCGGTGCGGCAGGCCAGAGCCTTGGCCAATGCGGAGATGCGTGCTGGTGGTCCGATCCGGCTGCCGGTTTCCGCATCTGAGCCAGACGCGGCGCGGGAAGGGCGGCGGGCGTCCACCACCGCCACTCGGGCAGCCGGTCCGATCGCCCTCAAGCCGCAGGCGTCCACGCGCGACTCGGTACGGGCCGGCCGGCAGGCGTCCGACACCGCCACCCGTGCGGCGCCGCCGATCAAGCTCAAGGCCGATGTAGACCGCAACGCCCTGGCCAGGGTGGCGGGCATCCTCGGCCGGGTCGGTATCGCCGCAGTGGCCGTGTCCGGTGGCCTGGCCGCGATCGGCGCCATCGGCCAAGGCGTGTCGGCTGCACTGGCCGGTATCGCCGCCGCGGCTGGTGGGCTGATCCAGATCCTCGGCGCCCTCGGCTCGGTGGCGGTCACCGCCGCCGGTGCCCTCGCGGCGATCCCCGGCGGCCTGGCCATTGCCGGGGCCGGCATCGGCGCCCTGGTCATCGGCTCGTCGGGGCTGGGTGCGGCGCTGAAGGAAACCGGTTCCGCCGCCGGTGGTGCAGGCGGGGCAGCGACGGACATGGGCCGGCAGATGGAACGGGCCGCCCGGCAGGTCGAGCTGGCCGAACGCGCCGTCACCGATGCGCTGCGCGGGCGGGAGCTGGCCCAGCGTGGGGTGGCCGAGGCCAACCGGCAGGTGCGGCTGTCCGCCCGTGGGGTGGAAGAGGCATCCCGCGGGGTGGCGCTGGCGGAGCGGCGACTCGGTGACGCGCAGAAAGAGTCCCGGTTTGCGCAGCAGGACCTCAACCGGGCCCGCAAGGAAGCGAAGGAACGGCTCGAAGACCTCACCCTCGCCCTGGCCGGTGCCCAGCTCGACGAAGAGGCTGCCGTCATCGGGCTCCGGGATGCGGAGCGGGAGCTACGCAACCTGCAGTCGGCGAGGCTGGCAGACCCGGAGGCGATCGAACGGGCCGACCTGCGGTTCCGGCAGGCGCAGCAAACCCTCGCCGAAGTCCGGGACCGGCTCGAAGATCTTGGCGACGAGCAGGAAGAAGCCTCCCGCAAGGGTGTCGAGGGCTCCGACCTGGTCCAGGACGCGCTGCGCCGGCAGGAGTCCGCCGGCCGGGAACTGGAGCAGGCCAACTACGACCTGCGGCAGTCGCAGCTCGGGCTGGCGGACGCCAACTACGACCTGCGGCAGTCGGAGGTCCGGCTCGCCGACGCGCACTACGAGCTACGCCAGGCGGAGATCCGGATCGCGGACGCCCACTACGACCTGGCGCAGGCGCAGCAGGATCTTGCCGACAGCCAGAACGCCGCCGCAGCCTCCGGTGGCGGCGCCGCGAGTGCCATGTCGAAGCTGGCGCCGGCCGCTCAGGAGCTGGTGCGGGCGCTGATCGCACTCAAACCCGCCTGGGACGCGCTCAAGCTGGATGTGCAGCAGGCCCTGTGGGAGGGTGTCGCGGCCGAGGTGACCGCGCTGGCCGAGGCGCAGCTGCCGGTGCTGCGCCGTGGCCTGGTCGGTGTTGCCGGGGTGCTGAACGGGGTCATCAAGACCGGGCTGCGCACGTTGGCCACTGAAGCCAGCCAGATCCGGCTGGCGGAGATCCTTGACGCGGCAAGGCGTGCCCTGGGCGGGCTCGCCGTGGCCGTGGGTCCGGTGCTGCGTGCCCTGCTCGACACGGCTGCGGTCGGTGCGGATGTTCTGGCGGACATTTCGGCCGGGCTCGGCGAGAAGATCGTGGAGCTGGCCGACCGGATCTCCGACATGGCCCGCTCCGGTGAGCTGCGGCAGCTGATCCTCGACGGGTTCGACGCCCTGAAGCTGCTCGGGTCGGCCCTTGTGGACATTGGCGGGATCATCAAGGGCGTCTTCGGCGCCGCTGGTGCCGCAGGCGGGGCTGGCGTATTCGGGTTCCTGGACCGGCTCAACGAGCTGGTCAACTCGACCGAAGGCCAGTCGGCGATCACCGACTTCTTCGTTGAGCTGAACCGCATCGGCGACGCACTGATGCCCGTCCTGCTGGCCCTTGGCCGTGGCATCGGTGTGGTAGCTGGGGCACTCGCCGACATCGCCGAGCAGACCGCCCCGTTCCTCGAAGTGTTCATCGAAGATCTTGCCGATGCCCTCGCGGCGCTGGCGCCGGGGTTCATCGCCCTCGGACCATCCACAGTGGCGCTAGGCAAGGCACTGCTGCCGCTGGCCGAGATCCTCTCCGATCTGGTGGTGGGGATCGCACCCGGCGTCGAGACGTTCCTCCTCGCCCTCGCCGATGGGCTGGCCCTACTGGCACCGGCCGCGAAACCTGTCGGCGAGGCGCTCGGGGCGATCCTGGAGGCGGTAGCCCCGCTGCTGCCGCTGCTCGGCGCGGCGCTGGCAACGATTTTCGTGGAGCTGTCAGGGGTCATCCAGGCGGTCGCCCCCATCCTGGGGTCGCTGATTGAGGTCTTCTCCGCGCTGGCGCTGGAGTTCTCCACCCGTTTCCTGCCGCTTCTGCTGGATTTGACCGAGAAGCTGCTGCCCGTTTTCGCCGATGCCGGTGTGGCGATCTTCGAGGCGTTCGAGCCACTGATCCCTGTCGTGGCCGAGCTTGCGGAGCAGATGGCCGGGCAACTCGCCGACGCCCTACCCGATCTGGTGGACGCGTTCGTACTGCTGTTCGAGGCGATCACCGATCACGAGACCGGTTTGCTGCAAGCGCTGGTCGACGCGTTCATCCAGCTCGCACCGCAGCTACCCACCCTTGTGGACGCTGGGCTGCAGCTGGCCCTGGCCCTGGCAGACCTGGTCACCGAGCTGGTGCCGCTCGTGCCGATGATCTCCCAGCTGCTGCTACTCGTGCTACGGCTGGCCACCCCTGGTGCGCTCGCGTCCCTCACATTCCTGGTGCAGTCGGTGGCCGCTTCCATGTACCTGCTGTCTGAGATTCTGCCTGCGGTGGCCGCGCCGCTGGGGTGGATCATCGACCTACTGTCCGGCATCGACTGGGGCGGCATCGGGTCGGCGATCGGTGGCGCGTTCGTGACCGCCTGGGAGGCAGTGGCATCCTTCTTCTCTGCCATCGGCGCCTGGTTTGGTGCCCTGCCAGGCAATATCGCATCCTGGGTGGGCAACACCAGCGCGACCCTTCGCAAGAAGGGCATCGATGTCATCAAGGGCTTCTTCCGGGCGGTGACGAACGGGTTCAAGGCGGTCCGTACCTGGTTCGTCGGGTTGGGTCGCCGGGTGGCGTCCGCCATCGGCAGTCTCGCCAACACCCTGAAGTCGCGGGGCCGCAGCCTGCTCTCCGGGTTGCGTAACGGCATCACCGACCGGTACAGGTCGGTGCGTGACTGGCTGCGTGGCCTCAAGGACCGGGTGGTGTCCGCCGTCGGGAACCTCGGCTCGAAGCTGTGGTCAGCCGGCCGTGACCTGATCCAGGGGCTGCTGGACGGCATCAACTCCAAGTTCCAGGCGGTCCGGGACCTGCTGGGTGACCTGACCGACCTGCTGCCGTCGTGGAAGGGTCCGATGCAGCGGGACCTCAAGCTGCTATACGGCTCAGGCCGGGCGGTGCTGCAGGGGTTCCAGCGCGGTCTCCAGGCGCAGATCCCGGCGGTTCGGTCCACCCTGACGGGAGTCACCGACGACATCGCCGGCAACTTCGCGGTCCGCCATGACGTGATGTCCGGGTTGGGCCGGTTCGACTCGACCGCGCCCGAACCGCAGCAGCCGGTGGTCATCGACGCCACCGGGCTTCCCCGTGCGTTGCAGACGTGGCTCACCTACGCCGTCAGGACCAAGGGCGGCGGCAACGTGCAGCGGTTCATCGGAGCGCGGGCGTGACCTTCCCCGATCCGCAGTCGACCACGGTCGTGGAGCTGGCGTTCGGCGCCGACATCGCCGACCCCGACTCGTGGACGTGGACGGATGTCACCGCCGACCTGCCCGCCCAGGCCATCACCATCAACCGGGGCCGGCAGGATGAGCAGTCCGAAGCCCAGCCGGGCGACTGCACCATCGTCCTGGACAACATCTCCGGTGCCTACACCCCAGACCATCCGATGTCATCGCACTACCCGGATGTGGTCACCGGTATACCGGTGCGGATCACCGTGCAGGGTTCGGTCCGGTTCGTCGGCCAGGTCGCATCGTGGGAGCCGGTGTGGCCCGAAGGGGACCTGTCGGACCTCGCCGACCTGTCCCAGTTGGAGGACGAGGAGGCGCTACGCGGCCACGCCCTGGTGACCATCCGATGCGCTGGCATCCTGCAACGCCTCCAAACCACCTCCGCGCCACTGCAATCAGCGATCTTCCGGGCCACGATGTCCCGCCCCAGCGTGGTGGCCTACTGGCCGCTGGAGGACGCCGAAGATGCCTCATTCGTGGCCTCCCCGATACCGGGAGTGAAGCCGGCACGGCTGACCGGCACGGCGCTGGTGGACCTTGGGCAGGAACCCGTCTCGCCCGGCTCAGGTCCAAGCATCCGGCTCACCGCTGGCGTGACCTCTGCCGGGGAGCTGCGGTGCACGCTGCCGCTGTCCGGGTCATCGTCCTGGGTTGTGGAGAGCGTGTTCGCGGTAGAGGATGACACCCCCGGCGGGGCTGTCTGGAGTATGACCGTAACCGACGGCGAGGGTGCTGTGTGGATCGTCGACGCCACGCTGGCTGGTGAAACCCTCACCATCGAACTCACGTGGGCGCCGGACGACGAAACTTCACCCACCAGCCTGACGACCGAGGCGGTCGACCGAGGCACATACCACCAGGTGCGCCTGTACGCGGCACCAGCGCCAAGCGGCGTGGCCTGGACCCTCGACGTCGACGGTGTGGAGGTGGACGACGGTACCCAGTCGTTCGCCCCACAGACCGACTGGCCACGGTCGATCGCGATCCTGGGCAACGAGCTGCGGGTGGGGCACGTGGCCGCCTACGACAACGCCCTCGTCCAGCCGCTGCCGACATGGCCTGCGGTCACTGGCTTCGCCGGCGAGAGCACGCTGGACCGGTTCCGCCGGCTGGCCCTGGAGGTGCGGCTGCCTCTCCAGGTGGCCCGACCTGAGCTGGCCGCCGACACGTTCACCCGCAGCGTCACCGGCGGCTGGGGGACAGCCGACAGCGGCCAAACCTGGACCCCGGACGACGATGCGGCCGACTTCACCGTGGCCGGCGGTGTCGGGGTGATCGACGGCCTCGACTCCGGACGGTGGATCACCCTGCCCGTCGACGAGCCGGACGTGGAGGTCGCGGCGTCGGTGGCGTTTACCGCAGCTCCGGACGAGGACGGCGAGTACGACGCCAGCCTCCTCGCCCGGTACACCGACACCGGGAACTACTACGAGTTCGCGATCAACGTGACGACCGGCGACGGGAGCCAGGTCATGCACCTGGACGTGTGGCGGCGCGTCGCCACCGTGTATGAACTGCTGACCTCGACCCGCCTCGACCTGGCTTTCGCGGCCAACGACCGGTACCAGCTGGTCGGCCAGGTTGCGGGCACCCGGCTTCGGGCCAAGGTGTGGCCGGCCGGGACCGAGGAGCCGTCGGAGTGGATGGCCGAGGCGTTCGACCACTCCCACACCGAAACCGCACTGGCAGGCTGTGCTGGGTTCTCCTTCGACACCACCGTCAACCCGATCGACTTCGACGACTTCGCCGTGCAGGCAGTCCCGGCGAGCGCGGCGCTTGGCCCGCAGCAGATCGCCACCCTCGTGGAGATTTTGCAGGTCGCCGCCGACGCCGACGGCGGGATCCTGTTCGAGTCCCGTGACGCGCTGGGCCTGTCCTACCGGCCGTTGGTGAGTCTGTACAACCAGGACCCGGCGCTCACCCTGGACGCGGATGCGGACAACCAGGGCGACATCGTCAACCCGTTCGCGCCCGTGCTGGACGACCAGGCCGCGACCAACGACGTGACCGTCACCCGCACCGACGGATCATCTGCCCGCGCCACCGACCCGTCCGACATCGACCGGCGGGGGCTGCGGAACGTCGAGGTGGAGCTGAACGTCGCCTCCGACGACCAGCTGCCCGGCCAGGCCACGTGGCGGCTGCACCTTGGCACCTGGCCGGGGATGCGCTACCCGGCCGTCACACCTGCGCTGAACGCGAGGCCGGGGCTGATAACCGGCTGGCTGCCGCTGGATGCGGGCGACCGCATCGACGTCACCAACCTGCCACCCCAGCACCCACCAAACGACGTGACACTGATCCTGCAGGGCTATGCGGAGACGATCCGCCCCACCGCCTGGGAGACAGAGGTCAACTGCTCCCCGTACGGGCCGTACGAGATCGGCCAGGTGGCAGCCGCAGACGGCTCCGAGGATGCACGCGGGCAGGCTGTCGACACCGACTGGTCCACCCTCGCCTCGGGGATCGACTCTGATGACACCACTCTGTCGGTGGCCACCGACACCAGCAGCCCGCTGCGGGGGTTGTGGACTGTCGACCCGGACGACTGGGACGACGACCTGCACGGCGGGCCGCTGGTGATTGACATCAACGGAGAGTGGATGCAAGTCACTGACATCACCGGCGCGTCGTCGCCGCAGACGTTCACCGTCGTCCGTGCCGCCAACGGGATCGTCCGCGCCCACGACGCGGGCTCGGCAGTCCACGTTGCACACCCGGCGAGAGTGGGACTCTGATGACCACACCGTTTCTGCCGGGCAACCGGCTCACTGAGGAACGTCTCAACACCGGGCAGATGATCGGCCGGCTGGTACTGCAACTGCACCAGACGGTGGCCCAGTCCATCTCCCAGCAGACCACCACCCCGGTCGTCGCCGACGCGCTGGTGTGGGACACGGCCGACCTCGACCTGCTCGGCGGCTGGAACTCCGGCGTCAACCCCAGCCGGTACACGCCCACCGCAGCCGGCTGGTACGAGCTGTCCGGCGCCGTCGGCTACGCGTCCAGTTCCGGCGGCACCCGCCGCGGCGGGGCGTGGTGGCTCAACGGCAGCCTACTGGCATCCGGGCGCACTGTCGTCGTCACCAACTCGACGGTGGTCAGTGCCCAGCCGACCATCCCGATGCGGACCGTGTCGGTGCTGCTGAACGGCACCACAGACTATGTGGAGCTGGGTGGTTGGCAGAGCAGCGGCGGAGCGCTGAACACCGCCACCACGGCCTCACTGCGGTCAAGCGTGGGGATCAAATACGTCGGGCCGCCGTAGTCCCGGTGTGCGCCGGGTACAGCCACTCACCCGAGGGAGGGTCCGATGGCGCGCGTGAAACAGCTTGCCGGGCGGGTGATCGAGCAGCACACCTCACCCAACCACGGCGGGACGATGTCCGCTCACCGGGGTGTCGTGCTGCACATCGCCCAGGGCAGCTACCGGGGCACGATCGGGTGGCAGATGAACCCGAACCAGCGGTACGCCGACGGCACGAGGGTCACCACCTCCTCGACGTGGGTGGTGGGCAAGGAGCCGGGCGAGTGGGCGCAGATGGTCGACACCGACGCGGTCGCCTGGACGCAACGGGACGGCTCCCGTACCTGGCTGTCGATCGAGTTGGCCGGTTTCGCCCCGGCGAAGCCGACCGCATGGCAGGTGGAGGCGTGCGCGCAGCTGCTGGCCTGGTCGGCGCGTGTCTACGGGCATCCGATCGCCATCGCTGACCATCCGGGCGAACGCGGTCTGGGGCATCACGCAATGGACCGCGAGTGGCTGGGCGAGAACTGGGGCCACGACGAATGCCCCGGCTCGGGAGTCATTGGCGCTAAGGCCGCCATTGTCAAGCGTGCCAAGCAGATCGCAGACGGAAGTGAGGACGACGACGTGGACCCGAAAGATCGACTGAAGGTGCCGGCGTGGGTCATGGAGGAGTACCCGGAGATCGGTGGTAGCAACCGTGGCACGATGACCGCCGAGACCGCGTGGGCGTCCGGCTACGGCCACAGCCGGCTCGGCAAGGACCGGATCACCAAGTACGGCAAGGAAATCCTCGCCGGGCAGGCGGCTATCCTGGCCAAGCTCGGCGGCCAGGACGTGACGGCTGCGGTGCGTGCCGAGCTGGACAAGGCCGCGCAGCGGGAGCGGGCCGAACGCCGCGCCGAGCTGGGTGAGCTGCAGGACCTGCTCGCGGAGGCGTCACGGGAGCGTGCCGAGCTGGCGGAGCTGGTCGGGCGGGCCCAGTCCGGGGAGCTGAATGCGACCGAGGTGGTGGACGAGATCGGCCGCCGGCTCGGCACGGCCACAGATGCGGGCGACACCGAGGGTTGACCTGCGGTGACCGGATACCATCTGCTGATCGCGCAGCAGGCCCTCGCCGACGGTCCCCCAACGCTGGTGCTGTGGGTGGTGCAAAGCGGGCTGGTCGGTGGCATCGCCGCCGTGTTCGGGATCTTGCACCGGGCAGCTGAACGTGCCAAGGCGGAGGCGGTGGCGGCGGAGCGGCGGCGGGCCGACGACTGGCGGGTTTCCGCCGAGCTGGCCAACGCCCGCGCAGACGAGCGGGACCGGCAGCTGTGGACTGTGCTGTCCGCGGTCAAGGGTTCGGCTGGTACGCCATGAGGTGGCCGTGGCGGCGGCGCCGCAGGCGGGCCGACTACGTGGCGGCGGGGCGGGAGGCTGCCGTGCGGGCCCGCCGGGAGCAGGAGCGGCGGCTGCATGAGGCCCGCAGCGACTGGCCCGAGGTCAACCAGGCACGGGATGTGCTGTCGGCGTGGATTGAGGCGGCGCTGAGGGGCGGTGCCTGATGGTGGGGCTGATCGTCGGCGAGATCGTGGCGCTGTTCGTCCTGTTGGGTGTGTTCTTGGCGGCGCACGTGCGGGGCATGTTGCGGCGCCGCAACGCGGTGAGCTGGCAGCTGCTCGCCATGACCGTGGTGTCCATGTTGGAGGCGGTGGGGCTGGTTTTGTTGGGCACCGGGCATACGCCGCCGCTGTGGATGTACGCGCTGGTGTATGGGGCGATGGATGCGGTGGTGGTGGGGTGGCTGCTGCTGCTGTGGCGTGCCCGCCACGGCGTCTCCGGAGGGTCGAGGGCTTCGACTGCTGACCGAGGTGGTGGATCGTGACCGAGGTGTTGGCGTTCGTGACCGCAGTGGTGGTGCTGGTCACCGCGGTGACGACGTGGCGCACCCGCCGGCAGGTGCAACAGGCGCAGGCCCAGGTGCAGCAGACGCAGGTCCAGGTACAGGAAGTGCACGTGATGGTCAACCGGCAGCGTGACGTGATGACCGCGAGGATCGAGCAGCTGGAGCAGGCGCTGCGCGGGTCGGACACAGACGTGCCACCCACGCCGGGCAAGGACGGCGGCTAGCCGAGTTCACCACCCGGTGGTGGTGTACCTCGGGTATCCCTTGCCGAGGATCTGCGCGCCGTCGCAGTCCATGGTCCCAGTCGACGCTGTACGCGTCAACCTAGCACAGCCGTACGAAAGGAGCCAGGGTGAAGCCGACGCTCGGAAGGATCATCCACTACCGGGGCAGGCAGGGACTGCACACCATGCGCGCCGCCATCGTCACCGCCACGGTCGACACGCTCGACCCGCGCGGCGTCGAAGCCGGGCAGGTTCCCGCGCTCACCGATGAGTCCCACGTCCACCTGTGGGTGTTCACCCCGGCCGCCTCCGGCATCAACGCCGGCACCGGCGGGTTCCCCGAGTTCAACGTGCCGCAGGGGCTGCCGGGCGACGGCGAAATCCCACCCGGCTCCTGGTGCTGGCCGCCGCGGGTCTGATGGCCCACCGCCGCGAGAACCCCCGGCCATGGTGGTCGGGAACAGGCCCAAGGAGGGGCACCGTGTCTCAGTATGCGAAGGCGATCGTCGCGTTCCTGTTCGCAGCCGCTACGTTCCTTGCGTCGGCGCTGACCGACAACATCATCACCGACGTGGAGTGGATCGAGGTCGGGATCGCGGGGCTGACCGCCGCCGCCGTGTGGATCACGGCGAACGTGGCCGGCTACCGGCACGCCAAGACGATCATCGCTGCGCTGCTCGCCGGGCTGAACTTCCTCGCCGGTGCGGTCACCGACGGGATGACCAACGCCGAGTGGATCAACTTCGCGCTTGCCGTCGGCGCCGTGGTGTTCGTCTGGGCCATCCCGAACCAGCCGATGGTGGTCCGGCAGCGCCAGTAGCAGCACCCCCGCAGCTTCATTCCTCCCACCCTGACGCCGCCCGCACCTCTTGCCCTCCGGGGCCGGGGTGCGGGCGGCGTCCTTCGTCGTCTCCAGGGTCAGGCGCCCCTGAGCCAAGACGGCGGCGTGCGCTCGGCTGCCATTGCTAGGTAGGTTTCGATGTCGACCGATGCGGCACTGAGCCGCTGGAAGTGGTCCTCGTACAGCTCAACCCGCTCCGGGTCGAAGGACAGCGCCTCCGAGTCGAACCCTTCCCGGTACACCAGCCCACCCGCCAGCCCGCCCCGGTCCGGGAACCCGAGCACGGTGAAGGTGGCGGACGCGCCCCGGAGCAGGCTGCGACCCATCGGCAGCACCTGCACGGTCACGTTCGGCGCGGTGTCGGCCTGCCTGATCCGGTCCAGCTGCTCCCGCATGATCGCGTCACTCGGGCAGTCCGGGGCGACCTGCCGCCAGAACACCATCTCGGCCATCACGATGCGCACCTCGGTGGCGGTTTCCAGCAGCCGACGCCGGGCCTGTCGGACCTTCACGCGCCGGGCGCGGACCTCGTCGGGTGTCTCCGGGTCGCCGGTGCCACGGTTGAGCGCCAGCATGTAGTCGTCGGTTTGCAGCCAGCCGGCGACCACGGCCGGGGAGAAACTCCACACCCGAGAGGCGTCGGGCTCGTGCTTCAGGTAGTCGGCGAACTCGGGTTTGAGTACGTCGCGGTAGGGCGAGTAGTCGAATGGCGCAGTGTTGTCGGTCAAGGTCTCCTCCTCAGTGGCTCAGGTGCTCGTCAGTGATGCCTAGCGGACGAAGATCAGGTCATCGATTGCGGGGTCGGCTGGGCCAACCCCCCAAAGGCCGCCGACGACCTGCTCAGGCGGCACCGGTACGAGCGAGATCCCGGCAGCGCTCTCGCCACGGGGCATCTCGGTGTGGCTTTCGGTGGGGCACTGATAGCCGGGATGCAGCTCGCCGTTGCGGTCGACGAAGCCGCTTTCAAGGTCGACGGTCGGTGCCGACGACTCTTCCGGCCCGCCGTAGGTCATTACCGCCTCAACCAGCACCCACTGCCAGGCTTCAACCGGCTTGCCGTTGTAGCTGTCTCCCACCGCGCCGGTGGAGGCGATCAGTTCCGTCGCGTCGTAGTCGATCCGGATCACCGAAAGCTCCCAGTCGCCGACGGTGAACTGCTCGCCGACGGCGTACGGCTCTGTCGCGGGTTCCCAGCCGCCGGTCTGCGCCACTGCCTCCCAGGCGCCGCTGTCCGGCTGGTGGTCGCCCGACCGGGCGTTGTCGTCGCTACCCGACTCCTCGCAGCCGCCTCCGCCACCGTCGGCCTGCGGGATGTTGCTGTCGGGCTCGTCGGCACCACACGCACCGGCTAGCAGTCCAACCGTCACACCGATGGCCGCAAGTCTGGTCCTCAACCTCAATCCTCTCTGGGGGGTCGTCATGTTGCTGGTCATACCTTCCTCTCGTTGTCGTTCAGCTGGTCGAGGACTGACGCCTCGCCCAGCAGCCTGTCGACTGTCGCGCGGTTGAGGCCATAACCGGCTGCGATCCGACGCACCGTGTAGCCCATCTCGCGGTACTCCAGCATCTGCTTGGCCACCCTTGTCCGCGCGGCGCCGCGTAGCCGCTTGCCTGCAGGCGGCAGCTCCGGCGGCGGGTCGAGGGGGCCCTGGGGCCAACCCCGCTCCCGCAACGTCACACCCGCATCGTCCAGCCGCTGCCGCACCCACCCGTAGCTACGGCCAGTGGCTGCGGCCAGGTCTCGGATGGTGACACCCACCCCGTACAGGCCCGCGAGCCCTGCCACGCCCGGGTCGGGATCATCCACGTCCTGGGCTTCGTGGGTTTCCGGTTCGACGGTCACGGCAGCTGTTCCAACTGCTGGCCCGCCTCGGCCGCCTTGGCGGCCACCTCAAACCAGGCCCCGTACGCCGTTGATCCGGTCGGATGATCTTCGCTCAGCATGAACCCAACCGCAGCCACCCAGCGCAGCACGGCCACCATCCCTCGGGCCAGTTCGGCACTGGTCGCCGGGTCGGGCTCGGCGGCCAGGAGCACTCGGTGGGCCCGTGCCAGGTGCACTGCCGCAGCGGCGACCGCGACACCTGCCGGCGCCGGTCGACTGCCATCATCCACGCGGGTCCTCCTCTGGGGGTAGGGGGGCCGCCGGGTGGCTCGGACCCGGCGGCCCCGTGTGAGGGGTGCAGTCTTGCGGATGGTCGGGCCGCTGGTTGCCGTGATACTCGTATGCGACCACGGCGGCGAGCGCGGCCAGCAGCGCCCCGACGGCGAGCGTCCACTGAAGCCGTTCGCGTCCGGTCATGCGGTCACCACCCGAGCCCAGGGCAGCAGCAGCCGCTCCGCCACAACCAGGGCGGCGAACAGGGTGACGCCGATGGCGGACAGACACCAGATCGCGGCGAACGCGGCGGTGGTGTTGCCGATCTGCGCGGACCGCGCCACCACCGCCCCGAGTCCCACATCCGGCTGGGACATCTGCGCCACCACCGCCCCGATCAGCGCCAGCGAGGCGGCCACCTTGAACCCGGAGAACATCTGCGGCAACGCCCACGGTGCCCGCACCTGCAGGAAGATCCGCCAGCGGGGGGCGGTGTTCGCCTTGGCCATCTCGACCAGATCGGCTGGGGTGGAGGTGAGCCCGGTCAGGGTGGCGATGACGATCGGGAAGAAGCACATCATCGCCGTAAGCGCGACCTTGGGGGTGTGGCCGTAGCCGATCCAGATCAGCAGCAGGGGCGCCAGCGCCACCTTCGGGACGGCTTGGACGGCGACGAGCAGCGGCAGGATAGCGTCCCTCAGCCACTCCGTCGCGGCAAGCGGGACCGCTACGGCGATGCCCGCCGCGGCAGCTATGGCGAGTCCGGCGAGGGTGTGACCGGCGGTGACGGCGGACTGCTGCGCCAGATAGGGCAGCCGGTCACCCAGGGCACCGCCAACGGCGAGCGGGCCGGGAAGGAAGAACGCCGGAATGTCCCTGCCGACCACGTATGCCTGCCAGGCGCCGAGGGCCACGGCGGCGGCGACCACTGGCCGCAGCGGGCGCGGCATCACCTGCCGGCGTCGCGGCCGGCGGCGCGAGACAGCGGTTACGTCCATCGAAGCACCTCCGGGTCACGGCTCCACCCGGCCGGACGTGTCCGGCCGGGGTGGAGCCGTGGGTCGTGCGGCTGTCGCTGACCCGGACCCCGGTCGCGGCACGTCCCACATGGGAGCAAGGTCAGTCCTGGTCGGGACGTAGGGTCAGCTCCCACGCGACCAGGTCGTCCGGGTGCATGCCTGGCCGGGACAGCCCAGCCCCCTGCATGATGCCCAGACTGAGCACCATCCGGACCTCATCCAGGTCGCCCAGCTGCCGGTTGGGCTCCAGCACCTGCGCGTAGGGGATCATGGCGGCCACCTCGCTGGCGGCTACCTCGGGGTCGGCCTCGGGGTTGTGCTCGGCGAGAATTTGCCCGGCCTCGGACGGGTTGGCCATCGCGTACTCCAGCCCGCGCAGCAGCGCCGTGCGGAACCGGACACACAGGTCCGGTTCCTGTTCGGCCAGTGCGGTGGTGGTGAACAGGGTCACTCCATACAGGTCGGTCACGTACTCGCTGTACGGCAGCACCACCACCTCGCGGCCGTCCCCAGCGGCGGCGACCAGCGACTCACCCACCACGAACTGGCCGATCGCGTCGACCCGCCCGGCCGCCAGCGCCGGCACCAGCTGCGGCGGGTCCAACGACACCAACTCCACCTCGCCGAGGTCGACCCCGGCGATCTGCACGTACGCCGGGAACAGCAGCTCCGTCACCGCCCCTGCCGGGAACCCGACGCGGCGGCCCGGCAGATCGTGCACAGAGGCGATCCCCGAGTCGTCGTAGGCCATGACCGCCGCCAGCGGTAGCTGCTGGATTGCCGCCAGGGCCGCATAGCCTTCGGCCTCCGCCGACCCGCCCTCACGGTCTTCGACCGTGTTGCCGTGGGAGATGATCGCACCCGCCATGTCGATCACGGTGAACTGCGCGCGGCCGGACAGGAGCGCGACCAGGTTCGGGTTCGTCCCGGCGCCGGGTTCGATGGTCACGTCCAGGTTGGCCTCGGCGAAGAACCCCTTGTCCAGGGCCACATAGGCGTAGGCGTCGCGGCCGAGCTGCCCGAAGTTGGTGGTGTACGTGACCTTGTCCGGTGGTCCGCTGGCGGTGGCGGGCTCGTCGTCGGAGCACGCGGCTAGGGCGATGGCCGCTGGGGCTGCCGCAGCCGCGCCGAGCAGGGTCCGGCGGTGCAGCCGGACATCAGGTGAGATCATCGGGGTTACCTCCTAGTAGGGGGTGGATCCCCGACCGGTGTGCTGCCTTTCGCGGGGACTGTGCGCACCGGCCGGGGGGCTCAAGGGGGTTACTCGCTGGGATCGCCGGCCTGCAGCCGATCGGCGCGGGCCGCCTCGTCGACCAGCTCCGCCGCCAACGCCCGCGCCTCGTCCGGCGTCAGGCTTGCGATCTCCGTCGGCGTGCCGTCGGTGTCGGTGATGTCCACCCGGTAGACGCGGGGCCCACCGTCGTGTTCGGCGTACCCGACGACGTAGGCCCGGTACCGACGGGGAGCGTCGGCGGCGGGGGTCACCGTGGCTCGCCAGGGTCGGCCCGCCGCTGCGGCGGGACCGGCTTCGGCACCGCAACCAGCTCACCAAGCGGGCTACCGTCGGGGTGCAGCACCACAGCAACCCGCCGCATGCCGTCCTCGCGGAGCCGCTGGGCGACGATCCGGTTGACGCGGTAACCAGCCCGGCGTAGCCGCTCACCGGCTACCGCAGCCAGCGCCTCGGTCGCGTACACCCGATCGCAGGTCTCCTGCGCGTCTTCCAGGCTGATCGTCAGCTGCTCGGCCACGGTCCCTCCGGGGGTGAGGGGCCTGGCCGCTGCGGTGACCTGCAGAGAACTCCGGCTCTCGCGGTCCGCCGCAGCGGCCAGGCGCTTGTCGGGATGGGCCCGACCCGGGGCCGCACAGCACTCCCCATGGGGCGGGGAGGGCGCTAGACACCCCGGGTCGGGGTCTGTGTGTGGTGTTGGGCCGGCCGCCGCAGTCGTTCCCCACCGCGGCGGCCCGCGTGTCTCCCAAGCTGCGACGCAAGGGGACACGCGGGACGTTACCGCCGTCACAGCTACTATGTCAACATAGTCAATCCTGCGTGCATGGCTGACACGATCGACCCGGTAGACACAGAGGCGGTGCGCATGGTCAAATCCCTGTTGCGACGCAGGGAGACAACGATGGCTACCAGGTGGGAGCGGGTGGCCGAGGCCATCCGCGATCAGATCCGTACCGGGAAAGGGCTGCGGGTCGAGAAAGACGGGAGCCGCTGGCTGCCGTCTTACGCGAAACTCGGCGACCAGCATGATGTCAGCTACGGCACCGTGCTGGCCGCCATGCGGCAACTCCGCGCCGAGGGCTGGATTCACGACGGCGAGCAGGGCGTCGGTGTGCGGGTTCGCGAGGATCACCCCGCCTGATCCGCATCGCTTGATGCACTGCTCTCGGCCGGCTCCCGGCGCATCACGTACTCGGCCCGCACCGCGTCCGTTGCGGTGCCGCCGCCCGCCGGGCAGAAGTCCACCTGCACCGCAAGCCAGCCGCTGTCCCGCACGGTCCCCTCGCGCCATCGGCCCGTCCGCGACCGGCCCGGCCGTGACGGGTCAGGATCCGGCCGCCACACCCACACGGGCTCGTCCAGCCGGTACGAGTCCGGGGCGGCCACGTCGACACGCTTGTGCGGGTCCACCGTTGGCGCGCTCACCCCGGCACCACCGGGGCGTTGAGCGGCGCGGTCCACGCCAGGAACCGACGCCACAACTCGTCTGGCGGCACCTCGTCCAAGTCCACGATCGCCTGCTCCATCAGCTCCACACCCCGGACCGCCAGCGCATCGGTGAACCCGCCGTAGGCGGCGATCAGCTGAGTCCGACCCTGCTCGCACGGGTACGGCTCACCACAGCCGATGCAGGTCCAGTCCGGACGGGCCTCGGCGTGGCGGACGGCCGGGTGCGGCCTGCTCTCGTCGCTGACGATCACCTGGCCACCAGAGGAGATGACCATAGTTCCGTCGCTACCCATGTAGATCGCCATCAGCTGGGCTCCTCCGTCCCCTCAGCCTCGGACCTGACCGCCTTCAGCCGGGCTCGGGTCGTCTCGCCGATCCGCTCGTCACCTTCGGCCAGGCGGATCACGCCCAGAGCATCCTCCGGGTAGCCCACTGTCACGTGCTGCTGGGCCAGGTCTGCCAGTGCCTCGCCGCGCAGGTCCGGGTCGTCGGCCGCCGCCGCCAGCGCGAGCAGGTAGAGGCTGCGGGCAGCCTCCTGCCGGCCGCCGGCCTGCGCCCCGTGCGCGGCGCGTCTGGCAAGCCGGGAGATCACCGCCTGCACCCGAGCCTGCACCTCCGGGGGGAACACGACACCGTGCAGCCGATCGTTTACCAGCAGGTCGGGCAGTGTCAGCGCCCAGTTCAGCAGGAGGTGCGCCACCGCACCAGCCGGCTCGGCAAGCTGGTCCAGCGTGTCCACGACCCGCTCCAGGACGTCAAGGCCCCCCGGATTGTCAAGGTCGACCGGCATCGCACCGGCGTGGGCCAGGCGGCGGCGTGTTGCCGCGGTACCATCCCCGGCGCCGGCTGAGGTGGCCGCGATCTCCACCATCAGCTGCCGCCGCTCGGCGTGGGTCATCTGGCCGGACTGCCACGGCAGCCGTCTCGGTTTGCCGGCAGCTGGCTGGATCTCACCGGCTGCGACCTCGGCCAGCTTCACCCCGAGAGTCTTCTCGTAGGCGTTGATGATCGCCGGGGTGACCAGCCGGCCGTACACGCCGCGTTCGACTGCGGACAGATGGCCGTGAGACATGCCCGTCGCGCGGGCGATGCGCCGCAGGGACACGCGCTGGCTGGTCCGCACGGACCGCAGCGTCGCCCCGTCGATGGTCCGCGGCCGTGGCGTGTCGCGCTCCCGGCGGGCGTCGCCTGCCTGCTCCTGGTCGCTCAACGCAGACCTCCTCGCCACCGGGCAAGCGGCGTCATCGGCGGTGCGATCACCGGCAGCGGCTGGGTGGCTTCGGTGAGCGCGGACGGCCACAGCAGATCCGCCCACGGCCGCTGGCCCGGTGCGAGCACCCGGTCCCCGTCGGGGATCCGGGCGACGTGGTTGGTCTCCCGCAGCGGCTCGGCACGCCTCCACGGCCACCACCAGGTAATCGTGCGGATTGTCATGGCCGTGCTCCGGTGGTGGGGGTCAGGGGATCTGGGTGCTGTGGCTTGCCTTTGCAGCGTCTGGTGGGGTGGCGGCGGTCGTAGGGGGCGTTGCAGTACCAGCAGGCAGGGCCGGACAGCATGACGAGGGTCTCCTCACTGAGGACCGCCTGCTCCCCGTGTGCCCAAGTGGAGGGATCGACCGCATAGCCGGCATAGGTGAGCCAGAAGTGGTTGCCGCTACGGGGGTCGAACTCGGGGATCTTCCAGACCTCGGTGACCTTCGGGTAAGGGCCTATCGCGCTCACTGCGTCCACTCCACCGTGGCAGCGCCGGGCACCATCCGGACCGCTCCGCTGGCCTGGTCCTTGCCGGAGATGTAGCGGGCTAGCTCACCGGACCTGCGGGCCTCCGCCTCGTGGATGCGGGCGTCGATGAGCCCGACCAGGAAGCCGAGGCTGCGTCCGTCCGCCACGATCGAATGGGTGACGATCTTGCCGCCGAGCTGCTGACCCCTGATGCCCATCGCGTACAGCGGCACCCGGTTAGCCTCCCGGAGCACCATGGACACCAGCTCCTCTGGTGCATGTTGCAGGGCGCTGTGCTGGAGCAGGGTGATGTCGGCACCGGATGCGATGTATGTCTCGCCACGGGGGCGCTTCGCGCTCACGGTCCACCTTCCGTCCGGGGGGGGTGGGGGTGCGGCATCGGGCGGGTGCCGCACCCCCGGTCTGGGGTTGGCCGGTACGGACTTCCTCGCCGTAAGGAACGTCCCGGCGCCGTACCGGCCATGCCGGTAGTCTGTGACGCAGCTCTCAAGACCTGAAGACTCTCGGCGTATTCAGGCGTATTCAGATCGGAGCGGATCATGGCCGTAGGCGACCTACTGAGGCAGGCTCGCGATGCTGCCGGTATGTCCCTCGGCGACGTGGCTGCGATCGGCCACATCTCCAAGGGGCACCTCCACAACGTGGAAGCCGGCAGGCGCACCGCATCACCCGCCGTGATCCAGGCATACGAGAGGGCTCTGTCCATGCATCGACGCCACCTGTTCCAGTTCGCCGCTGTCTCCCTCGTCGGCTCTATCGCCGTCGGCGCCGACGAGGCATCCACCGCCCGTGACATGTATTCGACGGTCGCCGCCGGTGACGACGGACCGTTGGCGACCGTCCAGACGACACACGCGGTCGACCACGCGATCCAGCGGCTCGCCGTCCGGGAAACCAAGTCGGTCGCCCAGTTGCTGTCCTGGCTCCACGACGGTTCCAGCGCGGTGCTGCGGGTGAACGCTGCCGGGATCTTGGCGAAGACGGGCTCGCCGGAGCTGGCCGACGAGGTGGCCCTTGCCCTGCTACGCGACGCGGACACGCGGCGGCTGTACCTGGCTGCGGTCCGCCAGCGGGTCGGGGTCGACCCGCTGCACCTGGTGGCCGAGCTGACCAACCCGGCCGACTCCGGGGCCCGCTGGTGCGCGGCGTGGCTGATGTCAGGCACCGAGCACTCGGCCGCGATCGTCGAGGCGATGCGTGTGGAGCAGTCCAAGGAGAACATCAGAGCCATGGCCCTAGCCGTGACGGGAGCGCTACGTGACGATTCTGATTGACATCCGCGAAGGTGATGTGGTGGAGGAGCTGCGGAAGGCGGTCGCCGAACGCGGGATCCGCAACGCGGGCATGCAGCTGGTCGGCGGTGTCGACTCGTTCGTGATCTCCACCATGGCCGCGCACGACGCCACCCGGGACATCGTGACCGTCTACGACCAGCCGGGCGAGCTGACCGGCACCGGGGAGGTCGTGGACGGCCAGGTCCACGTGCACGTGGTGTGTGGGATCGAGGGCGATGTCGCCGTGGCCGGTCATCTGCACGCGGCGATGGTGGAGTCGTTCTTCGTGAGGGCATACGTGCACGTCGTGAGATAGCTTCGCGCTCAACGGTTCCACCTCTCGCGTCTGGGGACGGGGGTGCGGGGACAATCCGGCCGGATCGCCCGCACCCCCGTCTCTGGCGGAGGACTGAACCCCGCAGCTTGTGAGGCCGCTGTCGCTCCGGCCCCTGGGGGAGGCAGCCGGCGCGGGCGGGAAGGTCCAGGCCCCGAGGTGATGGCCGGGCCGGAGCCCTACGGACGCCGTTCGTGACGGCCATCACCTCTACCTGGTAGCCTGCCGCTCACCTATCGTGGGACAAAGACCCCAACCGTCAACAGCGGTCAACAAAGAGGTCCGATCATGGCGGAATCCGTCGGCGACGTGTTGAGATCAATTCGGGTTGCCGCGCGACTCAGCACGGCAGCCCTGGCAGCACGCGCATACACGACCAAGCAGTTGATCAGCTACGTGGAGACCGGGAAGCGACGAGCCACACCCGAACTCGCCGCAGCGTGTGACCGCGCGCTCGGTACTACCCCGCTGCTGACCACGCTGGTGGGGCTGGAGATGGAGGGAGACGTCATGAGGCGCAGGACACTACTGGCCGGGATCACCACCGCAGGTGGAGCTGGACTCCCCGGCCTGGAAGCGCTGGCAGGCATCGTCCGCAACGGGCTACTCGACAACGCCGACCAGCCAACCGACTGGGACGCGGTGGTCGGCGACTATGCCCGCCGGCTCGCCGTCGACCCGTCGCCCGCCTACGGCCAGTCGCTCGTCGGGCAGCTGATGGTCGCCCGCCAGCAGCTCGCCGACAAGCCCACCCCCGAGATCACCCGCGCCGCAGCCCAGCTGGGGCAGCTGTACGGGCTGTGGCGCGGCAACGCCGGCGACATCCCCGACGCATGGGGCTGGTACCGCACCGCCACTGCGCTGGCCGACCGGGCTGGAGACAAGCCGGTGCAGGTGTGGACCCGCGGCCGGACCGCATCCCGCAGCCTGTACGAAGGTGCCACGGTGACCGAGACGGTGACCCGCGCCGACGAGGCGCTGACACTCAGCCGACTCGCCAGCTTGGGCGCGGTGGAGGCGTACTCGGCGCTGGTGCACGTCCACGCCCTCACCGGCGACCTTGCCGCCGGCCGGCAGGCGGTCGGTGGGATGCGTGACCTCGCCGAGCACCTCCCCGACGCCGAAACCCCCGGCGGGGCGGTGCAGCGGACCATGCAGTTCGCCCACTACCTGGAGTGCCGCACCGGCCCGTGGCCTGCGGTGCAGCGGGTGTGGGCCGACGCCGAGCCGCTGCTGCGTGGCTTGCCGGTGTGGCACGCCGACGCCAAGATCTACTACGGGTTGGCGATGGTCCGGGCAGGCGACGTTGCCGACGGCATCCGCTACGCCCTTCTGGCGGCCCGGACCCTTCCCGGCGACGTACGGATCGTCGGCCTCGGCGTTGCCGACCTGCTCGCAGTGGTCCCCGCCGGCCACCGCTCCGACGAGCTGGACGAGCTGCGGGGGTACGCCGCTCCCGGTCCGCATCCGTGGGAGACACTGGCGGTATGACCCGCCCACGCCAGATGCCACCGGATGACCCGGACCGGGAGCAGCGGATCATGGAGGCCACCGCCGACCTGCGGGACATGAGCCGCGAGGAACTGGAACAGCTGTGCCGGCCCGGCCACCGGAGCCGGTGCGGCGTCCCGGGCTGCCCTCGTCACGACCCGCAGGGCGACTAGCGGCACCAACGTTCGAGAGGCGCTGGTCAGGCAGGTGCACAACGCGTCCGCGCGCGGGCGCTACTGGGTTCCCGCCGCCCTAGCATCAGCCACCCGCATCATGCCCCGAGGCACGGCCGCGCTGACATAGGCTGCATCGGATGATCGACTTGACGGGCTGCCGATACGCAGTGGTTGACGTGGAGGGCAACGGCCAGCAGCCACCCGACCTGGTCGAGTTGGCCGTGGCCCCCATCGTCGGCGGGAACGTCGGAGATCCGTCGTCGTGGCTGTTGCGCCCCGCGTCGAAGATCGCCTACATGGCGACCAAGGTCCACGGGATCACCAACCAGGACGTGGCAGACGCTCCCGACTTCGCCGCCGTCGAGAGCGAGGTACGCGACGCCCTCGCGGTGGACGTCCTTGTAGCCCACGCAGCCCACGTCGACGTCGGCGTCCTACGGAGCAAGCTCACCGATTGGCAGCCACCGACGGTGCTCGACACCCTGAAGCTTGCTCGCCGGCTGATGCCGGGCCGGCCCAGCTACCGGCTCGGCGCACTGGTCGCCGACCTGAACCTGGACGCCGACCTCGCGCCTAACCTGAAGCCCCACCGGGCGACGTACGACGCTCTGGTCACCGCTCGGCTGTTCGTGCACCTCGCCACGTCTGCGGGGACCGTCGAGGCACTGCAGGGTCAGGAAGCCCCGTCGTTGTTCTAGCGATCCCAACTGGTCGGCGGCGCCACGCGTTGCCTCTATCGCCCGCGGAGGAACTACACCATGACCGGCATCCGCCACTTCACCGCCTCAGCGATCGTCTTCGACGACCACGGGCAGGTGCTGCTGGTGCACCACAACAAGCTCGGCCAATGGCTCTACCCCGGCGGGCACATCGACCCCAACGAAGACCCGGCCCAGGCCGCCCAGCGTGAAGTGCTGGAGGAGACAAGCCTGCAGACGCAGGTCATCAGCGACCCGCTGTTCACCCACCCCGCAGTCACCACCCACGCCCCGCCCTACGCGATCGTCGAGATGGACGTCACCGACACCAAGGTCGGGTTCCACCGCCACATCGACCTTGTCTACGTGCTGCGGGCGTCCTCGGGAGACCTCTCCGCACAGCTCGATGAAGTCGGCGCCGCTCGCTGGGTATCACTCGGCGAAGTGTCCGCCCTGGACACGCCGGCGGAGCTTCCCGCGATGATCGCCGACGCCGCACAGTGGGCTAAGGCCCGCTGGCCAGTCGATGCACTTGACCGCATCCCGTGAGCAGGCCCCAGCGCTCAGGCTGCGGGTCACGGGGCGATCAGCGCCGGCAGCCCCGCAGCTTCTTCGCCAGCTTCCGCGCCGCTGGGACATGCTTCTGGTACGCCTCCGGGAACGCTGACCGCTGTACCCGCTGGGCGGCGTCGGTGACCCGCATGTCCTCCCAGCCGTCAACCTTCCGCAGCGACAGGAAGAACGACGTCGCGGCGTGCTCGACGTCCATCACCTGGGCACGGCTCCCCCACCCCTGGCTCGGCCGCTGCTGGAACACGCCCGCCGAGTCCTCACCGGGTGGGCCGTGGTCAACGTTGCGCACGTTGGACTCCTGCATCGCCGTTGCCAGAGCCACCACCACGGCCCGGTCGGGCATGTCCAGCTCGCCGGCCACCCGGACGATGACCTTGGCGTTGGCGGTCTGCTTCCGGTCCCAGCCGGCCACCTCCGCCGGGCAGCCCCGGTTCGAGCTCGAACCCGCAGGGTCGGCGCCCGCCTGCTCGGCGCGGTTTTCCATCACATACACGCCAGCGACCAGGCAGACCACCAGGATCGCCGGGCCCAGCACCCGCCCGCTCATCGGCGCCCGCCGGCCGGCGCGAGCAGGGCGCCGATCACGCACCAGCCGGTCAGGACGAGCCAGCCGGCGATGAACGCGAGATCGAACGGCCAGCCAGCCCACCCGGCCAGCACGGCAACAGAGCCCGCCAACATCACGATCGCGATCGTCGGGTACGAGCGTTTACCGGGCCAGCCCGGAAAGAAGCCGCCCAGGATCAGCCCGATCGCGCCCCAGATGATGAGGGCGATCGGATACTGGTCGACCAGCGCGCCGAACCACTCGTGGTCCACTGCTGTCTGCCTCTCTCCATCGTTGGTGCCGGTTCCGGCCGGTCAAGACCTGTCCGGGACGGGGACGCGCGCCGGACAGGCGTTCACCGCCCGGCGCTACTTGCTGTTGTCGCGCGGCTTGGCCTGGCAGGCGGTGCCGTGCGGGTTGCGAGCACCGCAGTGGGGGCACCGCGGCGTGTTGTCCCGTGCCATGTCGCTCCTCCTACCGGTCAGCGCTTACGCAGGCCCTGTGCCGCAGTCGTCATGTCCTCACCTCCCTCCCGGTCATCGGGGTGCCGCCGCAGCGAACACCATCAGCACGTACAGCCCGGCCACCACCGGAACAGCAGAGGCGGGCACGTCGGGTTCGGTGGCCCACTGCACCGTCGCCCAGACGGTGGCTGAGGCCAGGAAGCCGACGACCGCCCACCGCCAGGCGAACAGCAGCCACAGCCGCCAGCCGGACCTGCGTGGCTGGCGGCGCGGCTGGACCGGGACGAAGTTCACGCCCGCTTCTTCCGCTTCGGCACCACCATGTGGGCGACAACGCCGACCACGAGCCCCGACAGGGCGGCGCTGCCACCCACCATCAGCATCGGGTCAGACTCGGGAACGGCGTTCATGGTCACGTAGGCCAGGCCGCCGGTTGCTGCAACCCAAGAGACGAAAACCCAGAAGGTCTCCTTCATGTTTCTCACCCCCTTTCTGCGGGTCATGGGCCGGCGGGTGCGCCGGTCGTGACGGTCGCGACGCGTGGCTCGGCGTCGTCGTGTCCTGGCTCTCGTCCTGGCACGGCTCACCACCGTCACCTCCTCCGCCGCTGGTATTGCCGCTTGAGGTGCAGCGCCACGAAGCCGTAGAACACAAGGACGGCGACCACCCCGCCGGCTACCAAGATCCAAAGGTCCATCAACAGCTCCTCTATCGGGCAGTCCGGGGTCAGTGCCGCCATCAGCGCGGGTACGAACATGAACGCCATCAGCGGTGCTCCGAGCAGCCGTTGCAGTGCTGCACCAGCCCGGAGCACGCCCCGCCACTGCCGCCACTGGAGCGGCCCCGGTTCCGCAGCCACCACCGCAGCCACAGCCGGCCGGCGATGCCCGCAGCGATCAGGGCCAGCAGCAACACCGGCACGTTCTGCGTGGCAGCCCGGACGGCACCGGTCACCGCGGCCACGACCAGCCACAGCACCCCAACCAGCAGGGCCAGCCCGCCTACGGCCAGTAGCACCGGCCGCACTGCGGGGCTCCAGTCCCTCGCCGCCACCGGCCGGGTCTGTCCCAGCAGGGTCGTCCGAGGCCACACCGCGGCCGGATCCGCAGCGGAGCGTCGGGCAGGTGTCGTCTGCCGGGCAGGCTGGACCGGTGCGGGGCCGGCCAGCCGCAGCCGAACCCGGCAGCCCTCAGGGTCCGGCCTGGCCTGGGTGACGCCGAGCAGTTTCCCGGTGCGCCACCGCTGCTCGACCTGCCGCTGCACCCACTCGGGTGGGCCGGTCAGGAACTCGTAGTGTTCCCGCTCGGTCATGCCGCCGCTCCCGCCTTCTCGCGCCGCCGCGGGCCGGCTGGCTCGTCTGGCCGAACCGGTATCGCGCCCTCCGCGCCGGGCTCGGCTTCGTAGACGTGGAAGTCCTCCGGGTCGGGCGTGCAGCCACACAGCACCGGATCGACCCCGCCGGGGCACGTGAGTCGATGACGGGTGAACACCACCCAAACGGCGGCGCGCTCGGCGCTGGTCCGGACCATCCGCTCGCCGGCCACGTCCAGGCGCCCGTTGTCGATCACGAAGACGCACTCGTCCAGCTCGACACCCTCGATCACGCCGAGCGGCGCCAGGTCCGCATCGCCTACCGCGGTCAGCATCAGTCCACCGCCGAGGTTGCGTCGGCCCGCGGTGGTCATGCTGCCGCCTCCGCCATCTCATGGTCTTGGTCTTTCGCCCGGCCCCGCTTCGCGGACTCCATCCGCTCGACCACTAGCTCCCGCTGGTCCTCGGACAGCCGCGCTCCGCGGGTACGGACGATCCGACCTGACTCCATGCGCGAGTAGCCGATACCGGCGCTCCACCGCGTAGCCGGGATCAGGTGCGCCGGATACCGGTCGGCCGACCCGAGCAGCCGGTCCACGATCTCCTTCTCCGACTGGGGAACCCGCAGCACGGTGAGGTGCGGGAACAGGCCCCGCGCATGACCGATCAGCTCCTTCTGCCCGAGCTGGGACAGGGCGATGACGGTGAACCCGGCCGCGCGGGCCTGGCTCAGGTACAGGTCGAACGCGTCACCCGCCTTCAGCGTGCCGGTCTTGCCGATCTGCACGTCCTTGTTCCGCATCGCCAGCACCGCGAGCAGTTCGTCGATCACCATCACGTCCAGCGGGTCGTGCTCGGTGAAGCGGTACAGCTTCTGCCAACCACGCCGAGCCAGGCTCCTCTGGCGGCCCTCCAGCGCCGTCAACCCCTTCCCGAGGAAGTCCGGCCACGCGGTCGCCTTCGACTCGTAGACGTACGCGGCGTGACGCAGCTCGCCCAGCTCCATGCCGCCCTTCGGGTCGAACACCCGGGCCCGGAACGGGATCTCGGCTTCCTGGAGCTGGTGGAAGTATGTCCACAGGTCCGTGCTGTTATGAGTAGCTACGCAGCCCTCGCTGGCCAGGTAGAGGTGACTCGGGCTGTCGACCTGGATGCACCGCACCGGGACGGACGGCACCGGACCGGCGGAGATGATGTACCGCCGCCGGCTCCGCGAACGCTGGGTCACGAAGCGCTGTCGTTCCGCCTTTCTCGCCAGACGGAACACCGGCTCGTGCGCGGTGAAAGCTACGGTCCAGGCGACGCCGCAGTCTCGACCCTCAAGCCTGGCCGTCTTACTCCTCAGCGTTGCCTTGTAGCCAAGGCCGATGGACAGCTCAAGAACGCCGCGGGCTAGGCGTTCGTTCGTGGAATAGAACTCCACGGTACCGCGAACCGTGCAGCTGCCGTCGGTGTCCAGTAGCCCGGCCAGGAGGGCACGGCGTTGCTGGACGGATGCTTGCAGGTACGCCCGGGGAATGTGCTTGCCAGGCAGAACGCCGAGCGTGCGGAGAGTCCCGGTCAGGGTACGGGTGGCGTTCACGCAGGAACCACACCGAACACCCCGGCAACGTGCGCCACACACGACGCAGGTGGCTGCGTTTCGTGAAGCGCATAGCCCACAACGGTCCAGCCGCGGCAGCGCCCAATTCCCGCAGGGGCACCGCCGCTGCCGCTCGTCAACGACAAAGGGCAGCGAAAGCCCGTAGAGATAGCGACCGTAGTGCTTGGCCACCACGCCTTCGGCCCTGATGTGGTCGATGATCTCCGGATCGGCCGTGGTGAACGTTGCCGACGCCGAGGTACCGTCCCCAAGCCACGCCCCGAGCACGTACGGGGGAACCGGGAGTTCGGCTTCCGGGTAGTCAAGAGGCCCAGCCACCAGAACGGCATGCCTTGCCGCGCCACCGACCTCACGCAGGGTGCTTGCGATCTCAGCTGTGGTCACGGTCCCGCCGTGCCTCGCAATTCGATGCGAGTTCTTCGGCGTCGACATCGCCTCAAGGAGTGCTTTGAACAGCAGTTGGCGGGGGTAGCCCTGCTTGGGTGACTGGCAGGGCTTCCCCCGGGGTGTCGTGTTCGGCCGCAGCACCACGCCCGCGACGCCGATCTGCCGACCTACTCGGTGAAGCACCCCAGAGGTGGGATGCAGCCCGACCTCTGCCGCTATCTCGGGCAGGGTTACCAGCCGGTCCGGCTCGACCATCGCAGCCGCAGCGCGGGACCTCACTAGCGCGAGCTGTTCGTCGGAGTACGGCGCACGACCGCTGTAGCCGCCTCGCCCGGCACGTACCCGTTCGGCTCGGGTCTCGGTGATCCACTGGTGGTCAGCGTCGGCAACGATCACGGTGCCGTCGGAGAACTCCACCTCGTAGCAGGGGCGGCCGTGCAGGACGGGGTACGCCTTGGTGACCTTGCACGCCTGGCCGCGCTCGTCGAACACGCGGTCGCCGGTCTGTAGCGCCCCCATCGTCGTCCAGCCGTTGGGGGTGGGGATCGGAGTATCCAGGGCCAGCGCCTTGCCCGAGCCTTGCCCGCCTATCACCAAGTGGGGGAGCACCACTTCCTGCTCCAGCCCGTCGCCTTCCTCGGTCACTCGGGTCACCACGTGCAGCTGCCGCTTGGGCGCGGGCAGGTCTTCCACCCGGACGGGCTCGGCCAGCGGGTCGGAGTGGCGCATCTCCATCTGGGCTACGCCGGAGGTGACCTCCTCGATGGCGCACCACGGCACCCGGAACCGGGACGCGAGGTGCCCGCGGTACTTCGCGAGTTCGGACACCGGCAGGCCGAGATCCTGGAGGCTGATGCGGTCGCACCGCACGCCCCAGTCGGTGAGAGTGATGGTGCCGAGGTTCGGGGCGATGGTGATGGTCTCGTTCCGTCGCTCCCGGCGTTGCGTCAGACCGAGCCGCCCCATCTCCGGCAGCCAGCCGTTCTTGAGTCGACGGGCGAGCCTGAGGCTCTTGACCCGCCTTGACACGGCCGATAGGATAGTTGTCGACCTTGACGCGTAGCGATCACAGGTCGCCGCAACAGGAGTTAGGCCGTAGGCACTGAGAGTAATCAGGATTGACTGCCACGGCAGAGGCGAAATCAGCAGCAGAGCGGCTCCCCCGGCAGCCCACCGGCCCGGCCGGAACGCCGCACTCGCCAGCCCCCGCACAACCAGCCACCGACCGGCCCGCCGCACCAACCCGCGGCCGTTTCCCCTGGTCACAGGCTCGCCAGCCGGCCGGACCAGCCTCAGCCACACCAGCGTCCGCCCAACCGCCAACCCGCTGCGCCTCCACGCCGGCAGTGGCTTGGCGTCAAAGTCCTCGCGCGGAGGCTGCACCTCGTACTCGCTCACGTCAACTCCGCCAGCAGGCCGATGACCCCGGCCACCAGCAGGGCAGTGCCCAGCCACTGGAGCCGCCGGTTGACAGGCTCCTTGGACTTGCGGGATCGCCAGATGTTCATGCCGCTACCACCTCAGGCTCCTCGTCGTCTGTGTCGACCTGTCCGCTGTCACGCCAACCGGATAGCCGCCGGACAGCCGCCGATGCCCGGTCACGGGAACACGAACCGAAGACCTTCCGGAGATGCGGCATAGCCGTCGGCACACCGGGCACCCTGTCCGGGAAACTCCTATCCAGCTCGCGCGCCAGCTCCTCGTCGGATACCTCACGGGCCGCCCGGCGCGGCCGGTTCCGGCCTGTCCGGCTGTTGATGCTCCGGACAGGAGCCAGGGGGGAGTCCGGCTCCTGTCCGGCGTCGGTATCCGGCCGGACGGTGACCGCATCACCGTTGCGCTGGGCTTGCCTATCCGCCTCGGTGGGTACGGCGGGTGTCCGGAGCCACCAGTGCGGCCCTATCCGCCACGACTCGTACCGCGCCCGAGCCTCATCAACGGTGGATACCGGCTCCCACGAGATCAGGAACGTGGTGATGACCGACCGGATAGGGTGCAGCAGCTTCGCCGCGGTGGGGAGCCGGGGTAGGGCGGGGTCGATCTGACCTGCGGAAAGCATCTCCTGCCGCTGCGACCAGCGAGACCCGCGAGACCACAGCCACAGCGACGAGCCGGACATGCCGGCCAGGACCCAGGCGATCAGTTCCGGCAGGCCGCGGTATCCGAGCCACCAGTGGATGGCCATGGCGGATACGGCCACGTAGCCGACCATCCCGAGGCGCAGCTGCCACACGCTGTCGCGCTTGCGCAGGTGCTGGTCGTACAGCCACATCAGATAGGCGGCGGCCATCTCGATGGAGGTCGCGACGGCCACCCCGAGCGTCCCGGCGAGCGTGTACCAGATCCACGGCGGCCCGGTATCCGCCTGCCTATCCGCCAGCTGGGTGCCGACCAGGTCTGTGATGAGGACGACCTGGAGGACGAACGCCACGGCGAGTGCGGCGCCGGGTGGGGTGAAGCGCAGCATCCGGACACCGGGCCGGCTATCCGGGGCGGCGGCGGTCGGGTGTCCGGTTCGGGTATCCGGTCGGGGGTCAGTCACGTTGACCATCATGGCAGAAGATAGTGAGGATTGCGAGTCTAGTGAGAGCCGCGAGGCGTGTGAGGATTCCAGCTCGGTTGGACATGCCGGTGCTCGCGCAGGAGAGCGAGGTCTGCGATCATTGGGCAACTCGCGAGACTCGCGAGACCTGCGAGGAGGATCACGTCGGGTGGTGAGCGACGGCGGCACGAGGTGGCTCACGGTCGGGGCTGCCGCCCGCATCCTCGGCGGCGTCCACACAGAGACGGTCCGCCGTTACGCCGACGAGGGCCTGCTCCGCTCATACCGGATGGCCAAAGGGCATCGGCGGGTTGCCGAGGACTCCGTGCAAGCCCTAGCCGCCGTGCTGGCCATGCCGGCCGGCGATGCGAGAGAAGCCGCGCTGGAGGAGCTACGTCGCCGGAACCGCGGCACCGACTAGAGACTCGGCCAGCGTGACTACCTTGTCGAACTCCGCGTCGTGGAAGTACTCGCGCTTGGCCCTGCCTGCGTCGTGCATCTTCGCAACCGCTACAAGCAGGCGAGTCTCATTGCCGAGGTAGTCCGCATGGGCCGGCGAGGTCCAGACCTTGGTGATCGTCAGGTCGAAGGTCCGGGCGTCGTGGCGGTGCTCGGGTAGGCGCCGGGCGATGTGGTTGGTCTGCCCAACCTTGATCACGTAGTTGGAGAACTGGATCACGTACAGGTGACCGTGGCCGTCGGGCGCCCTAGGCAGGTCGAGCCACGTCCGTAGGTCCGCCTCTATGCGGCTCCTCGACTCGATCAGTTCGCGTTCCTTGAAACCACGTATATAGCCCCACAGGCAGCCAGCCGAGAGGAGGAAGACGGCCGCGGCCACAACAACGCCGGTTCCGGCGGCGAGGACTACCGCCAACCACAGGTCGGCCACGAGGCCAACGAGTAGCAATACGGCGCAACCGATCAGGCAGCCGAGACTCCACCACTTGACCCGAGCGTAAGTGTGGAATGCAGGATCGGGCAGCAGTTCGTTCCACCGCTGCTGCTTCCGCAGGGCGTGGTTGATCACTGGCCTGATGACGGCCTCAATGTCTCGGTGGATCAGATCCGCGATGGAATCACCGGATGTTGTCGTCACTCTGGTCGCCATCCCTTCGGCATGTGCCGGGCGGCGTAGGCCAGCGCGATCCGGATCATCTCCGACCGGTTGGGCTCACTGATCGCCATCAGGGCGCCAGCCGGCCGGCATGTTTCGCTGTGCGTACTCGATCGCGATCCGCACCAACTCCGACCGGTCCACGCCCTCCTCGCGGGCTCGGTGATCCGCCCACGCACGCCCCTCATCGCTCATGCGGAAGGCGACCAGTGGCTTCCGCGGTCCAGTGCGTGGCATGAAAGAACCTCTCTCAGAATCGGATCGGTTGCCCCGGTAACGGCGGGAGAGTCTGCCTCCGCCGTTGAGCCCACTTCCCGAGACGTTCGTCGTAACGGAACCACTCACCCATGACGTGCAGATCGCTGAAAGCGTCCTGGATGGCGCGTTCGACCTCTTCGTCGCCGTACATGAAGCCTTCGAGCGTGGCGTCGCCAGCGTCAAGGTCAGATGGGTATAGGCACCCCGGCGTGCGTGCGCTCACCTCGGCGAGGCGGCGCCGTATGTCGTTGGTTCGCCCGATCTTCGCGTAGCAGCCAACCCTGAACACGTAGACGGTCATCGGCTGGACGGCGTCGCAAGGCATGACACCAGTGTACACGTAGTACCCTTGGTGTCATGCCCCAGCCTCCCGCCGAGATGAGCACCCGAGAGATACGCGCCAGCCTGGCCGATGTAATCAACGAGGCAGCGGTGTACGGGCGGACCACCTACGTGACTCATCGCGGTCGTCGAGTGGCCGCAGTCGTTCCCGTGCCGGTGGCTGATGCGGCGCTGGTCGAGCGTCCCCAGGGGCAGCGGTAAGACACAACGGCATCGGAGACGGGAGCGCCCCGCCTGGGTGAACAACCCAGACGGGGCGCGGGGCCAGCAGAGTTGAGCAGTCAGGCAGTGTCACCCCTCCGGCAGCTGGCCGTCGGCGATCCGCTGCACCGCCTTGCGCCACTCGTCCATCAGCAGATCCGCGGGCTCGACCTTGTCCAGGTGCAGGTCGTCCAGGTCCTCCGTCTCCGGCGTCCGCCACGCCTGGCCAAGCCAGCGTGCGGCGTTGTAGAGGCCGTGCAGCCGGGGGTACGTGGCGTGGAGGTACCCGCGGTACGGCCCCTCGTCGTCGTCGTAGACCAGGGCAAGGCGGGCCAGCTCGCGCAGCTTGGCTGTCGGTGGACGGGCCGGCTGCAGCGCCGGGTGGTCGGCGAAGTCGAGGTCGCCCTCGCGCTCCAGCTCTCGCAGCTCGCCAGCGGTGTAGTCCTGAAAGTCGTTACGGTCTTGCGGGTTGCCGTGCTGGTACTTCCAGCCGCTGATCGGCGTGCTGGCGGACTCGGGGCTTCGTACCATCAAAATCACTCCTCGGTGGTGGGTACGGCGAACTGCGGGTAGGGACGAAACTGCGCGATGTGCTCCAGCGTGGCGGTCAGGACGAGACCACGGGCGTAGTCACCGGCCTGGTTGCCGGCGGGCTTGGTCAGCACGAGTGCCACGTGCTGGTTCGGCGGCTGCACCTTGGCGGCGTCCAGGATGGCGGCCAGTGCCGCCGGTTGGTCGGTCGCCTGGTGGAGCCGTTCGAGGCGGCGGGTCCGCTCGGTGGGGGTCGAGCCCGCGGCGATCCACTCGGCCAGCGGCAGGCCGATGGCGTGGGCTTCGTCCACGGTGATGTGCCGGGGCCGGCCGCCCTGCCCGTGGCGGTTCTCCCGCCAGGCGGAGATCTCGGGCAGCCGGGACTCGTCCCAGCCGGGCCACTGGCCCCGCCTGCCGAGGCGGATGTCCGGAGCCGGAAAGTCGGCGAACCGGTCGCGCCACTTCGACACCGTGGCCACGTCCACACCCTCCGCCTCGGCGATGTCGGCCATGCTCAGGTACTCCTTGATCGTCATGGTCCCCCTCACACGCAGTCGTAGCAGTAGCCGGGAGCGCTCGCATGCTCGTCCATGTGGCCGTTCGGGCCGGTGCCCAGCGGCTTGCCGCAGTCCTGGCACCGCTCGGTCGCCGGGAGCGCGGGCCGGGTGGCGACGGTCTGGCGGTCAAGCCACCGCTGCAGTGCGGCGGCGGGGACGTGGGTCGGCTTCGGCTTGGTGCCGAGGACCAGCATCGGCGTGCCGTTGGGGGTGCGTCCCCAGCCTTTGGTGGGGGCGAGTACGTGGTGTTCCTGGCCGTCCTGGGTGATCCAGTGGACGGTGCAGATGGTGCGCTTGTCGAGCCAGTGGCGGATCGCCGGGGGGATTTCGGTGGTGGTGGTCATCGCTCCTCCTGAAACCTGTCTACAACCAATGAAACCATAGTCCACGGAAATGCGCAAGGGTTCTAGACAGGTTTTAGGAGGCAATTGCACCGCCGACAGCCCGGCCCGCAGTGCTCAGCCGGTCAACAGCACCCAGCCGGCGAACCCGCCACCGGCCACCATCGCCACCGACAGCAGCCTCTCGAACCAGCCGCCGGTCTTGAACCGGAGCCACTTGGGGGAGCCCACCCGCTTCCACCGGCAGCCGGAGATCCGCAGCGGCCACCACAGCGGGACACCGCTCTCGGTCAGCCCGTCGCCCACCGCATGGCAGAGCACACCCCAGCCCGCCGGCACGCCGAGCCACCACCAGCCGTCCCCGCCCAGCCAGTGGACGGACAGGCCGGCCGCGGTCCCGGCGAGGGCGGCGGTGAGCCACACCCCGCGCCGGGCCAACAGCCCGAGCACCGCCAAACCGGCCGCCACTCCGACGACGATCGCGGCGGCGGTGGTGCCCCAACGCCAGCCGGCGGCCGAGATGCCGGCACCGGCAGCGACTGCGAACAGCGCGGTGTGGGTCAACGTGCGATGTCCGTGGGTTCCGGGGGTGTCGCAGCATCCGCAGGTGCCATCCCGCACCGCATCGCTGAGGTAGGACACGAAGCGCGCGGCGATGCGGGTCACCGGGCCCAGCGACCGGGCCGCCGTCGAGCTGGGATGGTCGATGTCGGGTACCAGGCTCGCCCCGGTGGCTACGACCGTCCCGGCCACGATCTGCAACGGTGTCGGGTCGAAACCGAGCAGCGGGCCGGCTGGGCAACGAGGCCCAGCCGCCCGCCGCACCGGAGATCGCATGACCGCGGGCTAGCACGGCAGATGCCGCCGGATCTTCCTCGCCAACCGACACCAGCGACACGCGCAGCGGCACCACCTCGCCGAGACGTGCATCCAGCAGCCGCCCTGGGTGTTGCAGTGGGGCCACGAACGCCAGTTCTCGGACCACTCGGTGCCCGAGATCCGGCATGCCAGCCTCGCTGGGTGCGCGTAGTACGCCACCGTCTCGATCAGTCGCCCGAGCACAGTTCAGCCCTCCCGCTGCGGTAGCGCCTGGCCCTCGCGGAGCTTGGCGTCGTTGAACGCGTGCCAGCCGCGCGCGGTGAACACAGCCGGGCAGCGGCGGTGCAGCAGTCGGGCGAACCGCACCGGCGGTCGAAGATAGCCCGCCTCGGCAAGCTCCCTCGCCGCCACGGCTTGCTCGTAGCCGCGCCCTTCCGGACGTAGCCGTAGCGAGATGGCCAGGAACCGTTGGGTGATCGCACCCCTGGCCACCAACTCCAGCACGGACATGTGACGCTTGGTCAGGACCACCCCTCAGCCCTCCCCGGCGGCAAGGTCGGCGCAGCGGAGCGCGGACTTCCACGCGTAGTCGATGTGACCCTCCGCGGCGCGCTCGACACGCTCGATCTCGACCAGCGGCACCGGCGGCAGCGCCAGCCTGTGCCGCCACCGGTTCACCGCCTCGTGCATCGCCCGCCGCTCGTGGCCGACCCAGCCGGGTTGGCCGTCTACCAGGTCCTCCCGCTGATTGCGCTGGCTGGCGGCGCGTTCGAGGGTGCGTAGCAGGTCCCCCCGGATCGCCACCCGGAGCCGAACCTGGTCGGTGGTCATCTCCACCGCTCAGCCCCCCACCAGCGACACCAGGGCGGACCCCACGTACACGACCACCAGCACAGCCACTCCAGTCACAACTGCGTAGACCAGGACCGTGACAACCTGCTCTCCAACTGCGGCCACCAGCGACCGCTCTGGGTCCTGGCGCTTCTGTCGCTTCATCCCTCAGCCCCCCGCTCCGGTGCCCACCCTGAGCACCTGCGCGCCGTTGGCCAGCTCCTCGTCTACCTTCCAGTCGCCGAAGTAGCCGCCGTTGGTGCCGCGCCACGGGGCACCTTCCGGGGCGCCGTCCGTGGCCCGTACATACGCCTTGCCCTCGGTGGCCACCACGCTGCCCTCGGGAAGGTCAGCAGCACAGTACTCGGTGGTGGACTTGGTCTCCACCTGGACGTTGATCTGTACCTTGTCGCTCTGGGGCATCCCTCAGTCCTCCTCGGGCTTGTACGTTCCGTGCTTGCCGGCTACAGCCTTGGCGCTGTTCCGGCCATGCACCCGGATACGGGTGCCCTTCTCGGTGACGACGATGTAGTTCACGTCGTCGTCGGTGCGGGCGTACTCGCGCGCCTCGCGGCGGGCCTGACGCTTCTGCGCTGGGGTTCGGTCCTCCCACGCCACCGGTCAGTCCTCCTTCCCCAGTGCCTGCCGGGCACGGGCAATCGCCTCGCCCATGGCGGCGGTGCGCTTCTCGACGGTGCCGAGATCCCGGCAGTCGTCGAGGGACACCAGCCATTCGGCCAGCTCCCGCAGCGGGTCCGGTTCGGGCCGAAGCTTGCCGGTCTCGCCTAGCGCGCCCACCACTGCCCGGGCCAGCGGGTCGCGTTCGTCCCGCAGCCGGTAGCCGCGGGAGGTGGCGCACCTGGACAGCGCCCGCCGCACCAGTTCCACTGTCTCCTCGTTCTGCGCCATGGTTAGCGCCTCCCTTCCTGCTGTTCGTTGGCCTCGATGGCGGCGGCGGTCCAGATCATCCGGGCCAGCTCGATGGTGCGGGCCTCGTCTTTCCAGGGCGAGTCCCAGTCGATCCGGATACCCTGGCCGGCCAGGTAGTCGCTGGCACTGATCGATGCCTGGCGGAACCGGTACTGGTCGGGGGTGTAGAACCGGTCGGCGTAGTGGCTGTCCGAGCCGTCCGTCTGGTTGTCCATCCGGAACCGCCAGGACCGCCGGTAGCGCTGGTCGCCGTCGACCTGCTGGGCCTCGATCCACACCCGGGCCTTGCTGGTCACCGTGGCCCGGATCGGCTGCACGTCGCCCTTGATCGCTCGGCGGTGGTAGCTGGCCTGGACCACCAGGACATCCGAGCCCACGGCCAGGCCCTCCAGGTCGGGCTTGGTGCCGGGCAGGCTCTCGCTCATGAACGGCGGCTGGTCGTGCGTGGTGGTCATGGTCATCACTCCTTGTCGTTCTTGGTCCGGTGCGCCTGGACGGCTTCCCGGTACAGGGTGAGCAGTGCGTCCCGTACCTCGGCGCTGACCGCGGTGGTCGCCGACAGGTGGATGACCACCGGGTCGTCGTAGACCATCGCCGCCACTGCGGCCATGAACTCGTCGTGGGTGATGCCGAGGATCTTCATCACGGCGGTGATGTCCCTCGGCTGGTTTTTGCCGGTCTCCCACTCGGAGACGGTGACCTGTTGGACGCGGAGGCGTTCGGCGAGCTGGGTTTGGGTCCAGCCCTTGTCCTTGCGCTTATGGCGGATCAGATCGCCTAGCGGTGTGCTCATGACCTGAGCATAGCCGGTACTGCCGGTACCGGCTATACCTGTTCGGTCACTCCTTGGTGTCGATCCGCTCGACCGGCACCCCGATGACGCCGGGCCGGGTGAAGTCATGGTCTGCTCCGTTCGCCGGCCGCCAGCCGAACTCCCGCAGGGCGTAGCTGACACGGGACATCCACAGCACCCCGCCGTGCTCCACCTTGTTCGGCACCGACCACGTGTCGTCGCCGACCGTGACCGTGGAGCCGTTCATGCGCTCGCCCCACGGGATCAGGTGGCCCCGCTCGTCCACGTTCACCCAAGCCACGATCAACTCCGGCTTCGGTAGGGCGTACACCTCGGCCAGCTTCGCCTCCACCTGATCGGAGGTCAGCCCCGACATGGGCTGCTGGTCGTCGACCTGCACCTCGAACCGGAACGGGTGCTCCGGACGTGCGTCAGGTTCCACCGAGGCGGACCGGCCGGATGGGAACCGGTACAGCCACCAGGTGGAGCCGGTGTGGTGCTGGTCGGCCAGGTACCTGCTCAGGTCGAATGCCATGGTCATCACTCCTCGGTTGGGATCGGCTCGTAGTCAACGGCGGTCGCGCCGCCGTGCTCCGCCTGTTGGACTGCCATCTTGGCGTGGTGGCCGCAGTACGGCTCCACCACCTGCTCCACCTCGCCGGCCTCGTCAAGGTGCACCACCCGGAACCCGCCCGGGGTGTCGCAGGGCAGCGGGTCCGTGCCGGCCACATGGTCCCGGCACGGGTCCGCGATCAGGCCAGCCATGCCGGCACCGCCCCGAACATCAGCGTCACGCCGTCCGACCACGGGTCCACGGCAGGCCGCTCCCACGGTGGGACCAACGCGCCGATCAGGGCCTGGATGGCGGCGAGGGCCGCACGTGGACCCTGGTCGCGCAAGATCTGGGTCATGACGACCGTCCTTCCAAGATCGTTGATGTTGGTTGCCGGGCATCTTCCGCCGGGACCGACCAAGGGTGGCTCGGTCTCGACGGAAGCGGTCCGGTCAGGTCGTGTCGCCGGTGACGGTCTGCCGGCCGGTCAGGTTGAAGATCCGCTCGTTCAGCGCCTCTTCCACGTCGGACAGGCGCCGGATCTCGCCGCGCTGCTCGGCCATCACCAGGTCGTCGCGGATGGTCCGCAGCACCAGCGCCACGGCGTTGCTCAGGTCGTGGCCGTCTACCGGCCGTTCCCACTCGCCGAGCCATGCGTCGGCGATCAGTGCCCGCACGGCACGGTCCTTGGTGTCGCTCATGCTCGTCTCCGTTCTCGATTTGGCCGGGTGGCCACCGCCAAGACCGAGCGTGTGTGCTCGGCCCTCGCGGAAGCGGCCCGGATCAGCGGGTGCCCGCGGACTCGGCGATCGCCTTGCGCCGGTCGTTGCTGCGGCCGGGACGCTGCGGGTGGACACACCCAAGCTCGCGGGGCTTGCCCGGCCGCTGCCGGGGGATCAGGACGCCGGTGCGCATCGGCTGGTAGCTGGTGCTCGCGTACATCTGTAGACTCCTTCTCGATCACGGCGATCGGTATGCAGGCCGGGGAGTGGGGTGCAATCCCGCTCCCCGGCTTCTTGCGTTGGCCCTTGATTGGCCACGGCCAGGACAGGTACAAGACCCGTCCCGCCGAGTCCCCGTCAGGGCTCCTGGCGGGGAAGGCTCCTCACGCACGGCTTGAAGTCAAGGTCGTCGTACTGCTCCCACTGCCCCGCAGGGTCGTAGTCGTCGCCTGCGGGTGGGTAGACGCTCAGCGCGGCCTCCCTCTGGCTTGAGACATCCGCCTCCCACCGCGCCACGAACGGCTCGCGTGCAAGGTCCGCGCAGCCGCGTCGGTGGACCGTGATTCGTCCGTCGGGGGTGGTGCTGATGGTGACCAGCATTTCGTGATCTCCTCTCGTGGGCCAGACGGCCGCCGCCCGGACCGCCGCCTGGCTGGCGGTCACTCGGTCGGACGGTGGTCGTCCGGTCAGCGGTTGGCCACCACCAGCAGCACGATGACCGCCACCAGCACGATCACGAGCACCCGGTTGCGGAGCTTCCGCATACGCACGGTCCGGTCCTCGAACGGCTTGAGTTTCATGTCTGTCCCTTCGGTAGGGTTCGGGTAGGCCGGGGTAGCCTGCCCGGTCAGGCGCCCCAATCCTCGACGGCGTCCCAGTCCTCGGCGCCGCATTCGTCGCACCGCCAGTGAACGGAGTCCTCGTCCCGGTCGATCTCCACCGGGTCATGCTTGATGCACTCGTCCATCTCGATCTCCGTTCCCTTGTCGTTGCTGGGGTTGTGCACCCGACCCCCTGCCGCGTCTGTGGTCGGCTGAGGGTCGGGGCGAATCTGTGTCAGTTACTGGCCGACTCGGCAAAGCTCCGGGGGTTCCGAAGCATCACCGGGCTGGTCAGGCTTTGCGCTGGGTGGCTACCGCCAGCCAGGATTCCTGGCCGTCGCGAGTCAGCCACCGCACCAGGCACCGGCAGCCGGGGTGTGTGCAGGGCTGGGCGTCCGGGTTCCACTTGGCGACCGCCGGGTCCGGCTGGTGGGTGTGCGAGCCGTCGTCGCCTGCGTCACGCATCAGGCTGACCAGGCCGTGCACGTTGGCTGTCGGGATGATCTCGTTCATGTCGTGCTCCCTGTCGTTGATCCTGCATCCACGTAGCTGGCCGGCGAGGCGCTCGCTTCCCGAGCAGGCCCTGCCCGGCGGCCCGGGTGGGTACTGGTCTCGTGACGGACGGGTTACTCGGCACTACCCTCGTCAGGTGGCCACCGCAATGGGTGGCGTGTGCGGCGGCATCTCTGCCGCGTTTCTCCAGTGCCTGGCCGTCCGGCCAACTTCGTGGTTGCAGGATCTCTGTCCCGCCGTTGAGGCGGGGTTGGTGGTGCTGGATCTGGGGGGTGGCCGGGGCTGATCTCTGGCTCCCCTGGATCCCTCTTTGGAGTTCTCAAGGTACGGTGCTGCTTGTGAGACCAACGATAGCAACGCGCGTTGCATCGCGCAAGCTGGAATTGGGAATGTGACCGACGCCACAACGCGCGTTGCATGGGTGCGACACGTGTTGCTATGCTGTCGGCGTGACAGACGACGACGAGGAGATCGTGGGCAACGATGCCGCCGCCGCCTACGTAGGCATGAACCCCAACACGTGGCGGTCCCGCGCCTACCGAGGCAGCGCACCCGAGCCAGACCGCCGGGAGTTCGCCAGCGGTCACGCCCTGCCGGTGTGGAAGCGTTCGACCCTGGACAAGTGGCTAGCCAACGGGGGTGAGGAGTGAGCGCGGGGCTGGGCGGGGGGATCACCAACCCGGCTGTCGCACCGCCAGCGCATCATGGACGACGTGACCGACCTACCCCGCGCCATCCTTGTAGACATCGACGGCACTCTGGCCCTCCGAGGTGACGGACCGGGTGTGCGCCGGTTCTACGACTGGCAACGGGTAGGGGAGGACGCCCCGAACCCGCCGGTGGTGGAGCTGGTGCGGCTGGTCGCCGACGCCGGCCGGCACCGGATCGTGCTCATGTCCGGCCGCGACGGGGTGTGCCGCCCGGAGACGGAGGCGTGGCTGGCCGAGCACAAGGTTCCGTACGACGAGCTGTGGATGCGGGCGGAGCGGGACAACCGGAAGGACTCGATCGTGAAGCGGGAGCTGTACGAGGCTCACGTCGCTGGCCGGTACGCCGTCGCATGGATCTTGGACGACCGGGATCAGGTCGTGTCGATGTGGAGGCGGGAGCTTGGCCTGACCGTCTTGCAAGTCGCGGAGGGGGCTTTCTAGGTGCACGTGCTGCTGTCGGGTGTCGTCGGGTCGACCGCTTACGGGCTGGCCGGCCCGGACTCGGACGTGGACAGGCTAGGAATCTTCGCCGCGCCCACTGAGGCGTTCCACGGGCTGAACTTCCCGGCCGAGTCGCACGTGACGACCAAACCCGATGTGACCTACCACGAGGCTCGCAAGGCGTGCACACTCATGCTCGGCGGAAACCCAACGGTCACGGAGGTCCTATGGCTTCCCGAAGCCCTCTACGAGGTGCGCACCGAGTGGGGCGAGGAGCTGATCAGGATCCGTACCGCGTTCTACTCGGCCGGCCGCACGAAGGACGCGCACCTCGGGTACGCAACACAGCAGTTCCGGAAGCTAGAGGCTCGCGGCGACGGGTCGTTCAGCGCGGACACCCGGAAGCGGACGGCAAAACACGCGAGACACCTTGCCAGGTTGATCCATCAAGGGCTGGAGCTGCACCGCACCGGCCGACTCACAGTGTGTCTCAACGATCCGCGGTGGTACCACGACTTCGGGCAGCGGGTCGCCGGTGGAGACGTTGAGGTGGCTCGGTCACTGCTCGCGGACGCCGAGGATGCGTTCGACCGCGAGCCGGGCGTCCTGCCGGACCGGCCGGACGAGGCGGCCGTGGAGCGGTGGCTGCTGGCCGTACGTCGCGCCCACCTGCCGCGCGAGGTGGTGCTGGATGGGGTTCGCTGACGCCGACCGGGAGGACCTGCTCGCGATCCGCGGCAACCTGCTCCACGGGCTCGACCAGCTCGCCCCGCACGCCGCCGCTGGCACCCTCCACGTCATCGCCGACGGGGCACATACCCCGCCGGCGGCGTCCGGGTGGCTGATGACGATCCTGCTGGAGCAAGTCAACGCCGAGCTGCGGCAGCGGGTGGACATCGCCACGCCCGTCGCCTGACCGCAGCAACAACACAGCGGCCCCGGACTCCATAGCGAGTCCGGGGCCGCTGTCGTCGTATCGGGGCTATGCGGTGAAGCGGAGCCTCCGCTTGCGGGCCACCAGGAACAGGCCGCCACCGAGCGCGAGCAGGGCCACGGCGCCGCCGACGATCAGACCGGTGGACGCCCCGGTTTCGGGCAGGCCGGCTGCGTCGCCGTCCGCCGGGTCCTCGTCGTCGGCCGGTGGTGCCGTGGTGGGATCCTCCGTCGGTGCTTCGGTCGGGTCCTCCGTGGGTTCGGCGGTGACGGTGGGCTCAGGCTCCGGTTCGGAGGTCGGGTACCAGCGTGGCTGGGTGTCGTCGCCCTGCTCCTCGCACACGTACCAGTCGCCGTCTTCGGACTGGTGGACGTCGCCTTCGTGGCTGTTGCCGCAGAACTGGCCACCGACGGCCGGGTTGTGGTCAGCGTTGGCCGGTGCCACCAGCGCCAGCGCGCCAACGGCGAGGCCCAGGACGACAGCGGCTCCCCATTTCCGGGTGATCACTAACTCGCTCCTTGATTGAGTTGACCTTGATCCCCCGTGACGCCCCTGGCGTGCAGGAACCTCCGGACAGTACGCTCACGGGTCACGTCGCCGGTATTGTCCGATCAGCCGACGTTGCACGCTGCCTGTCCGGCGTGTAGGTACGCCCGGCCTCTGTCGTACCCGCCGGGTAGCGTCCGGCTCATGGCCCGCATGCTCGGCTGCCCCACTGCCCGGTGTGCAAGCTCCCTCCGGGGCCGGACTGCCCGGACAAGGGCCGCAACCGCCGGCAGGCCAGGCGCGTCGAGGCACGGCAGGTGCGCCGGGAGATCGAGTGCCAGCTCACGCAGCCGAGCCCGGCCCCGTGAGCTGACTCCCCGGATCAGCCCGCCTCGTCCAGCAGTTCGGCCCGTACCCAGACCCCGGTGGCCCGGATCGGCTCGGGTTCGTCTGCGGGATGCCACCAGCCCTCCACCGGCGCCCAGCCGTTGACCGGGTCGCCGACTGCCGTCACCTGGAGGTCCAGCCGGCCCCGCGTGTGGGGTGCGGGTCCGTTGAACTGGCCTGGTTGCCACATGAGGTGTGTCGCCACGTCCATCCTTTCCGTTGGACGCTGCGCGGATACCTCCCGCATCATGGGACAGAGTTACGGAGCTGTCAACCCTCGGGGTCGTCCGACCGGATCTCGAACCTGTCCGCCGGGTACACCGCCTCGCCGACGACCAGCACCGGAGTGCCCGGATCAAGCTGCCACTCGTCCAACTCGGCGAATGTGGGCATCCGCGCGTGGACCACAGTGCCAGGTGGCACGGTGATGATCTCCCGCTGGGGCTCCGCTCGCACTGTGGCACCGTAGCCGGAGCGGATCGTCAGGACGCCCATGTTGGCCAGCAGCCGGTACGCGGCGCCTACGGTGCGGCGGCCGAGGCCAAGCTCCCGGGCGAGCCGGTCTTCGGTGGGCAGCACCCAGCCGGGTCCGTAGCCGGGTTCTCGGGCGCGTATCCACGACTCCAGCATGCGAGCAACCCGCACGTAGGCGGGGTCGTCGCCGGAGTCGATCACGTATGGACGGTACGAGCGACCGTCAAGATCGCAATCGGGCGCACCCAAAGCTGATCTTCACGGGCGAGCCGTTGTGTGACGGGAGACCCATAGCCCGATGCGGCGGCGGGTCGTTGATCGTGATGACTCCGGTTCCGGCGCCGGAGCACAGGCGGCCCACCCCCGGGCCACCCCGGCTCTGGTTTGCCCCCTGGGTCTGGGGCTTTGCCGGGGGTGGGCCCTACTCTTGGCCGCTGGTTCGGTGGCCCGGCATCGACCGAACGGCCAATACGGCTACTGCCTGTACAACGGCCACCACAGGCTGTCCGGATATGACCCGATCGGGTGACAATCGCTCCTATTGCGTGATGTAGCTAACTCTGGGTAGCATGCGGCGATACCGCCCTGCATGGGGCAATCACGAGCAACCCGGGTCTCGGGGGAGAAACCCGGATGCGGATGAGCATGAGGCGGCGACCAGATCACCACGAGCAGTGGGGGGCCTGCTTCGCCATGCATCACTACCGCACCACCGCCACACGGCCAGCTGTCGGCCGAGCGTCCGTGTGGAGCCACGACTGGCCGACCATCCAGCTCCGGACCATCCACGTCCCACCGCAGCACCCCCCCGACAAGCCCCGGCAACCCGACCCGCCGCCCAGCCCCCGGCGGGTCAGCGCCGGAGTCATGACCGCCACCGCCGTCGCCCTCGCTGTCGCCGCCGTGGTGCTCGCTGGCGGCTACCTGTTGACCGGCGGGGACCGGGGGCTGCTGATCGGTTCGTCCAGCGCCTCGCTGGCCACCGCCGCGGTCACTGGGCTGTTCGCCTGGCGGTACCGGGCATCCGGCCGCCGGCTGCGGCTCGCCACCGCTGAAGTCGTCGCCGCGATACGGGAGGAACATGCCACCCTCCGGCAGGAGATCGGTCGCGTTGGCGTGCTGTTGGAGCAGCTGTCAGCCCGGACCGGCCTGGTGGGGCAGGTGGCGGTCGACCGGCTCGACCGCATGGAGCAGCGAGTTGACGACCTGCAGGAGAAGGTGGACCAGACGGCTACTGCCGAGGCGATCGTGGCCCGAGCGACCGGGCATCGCGGCGGGCAGGTCCACCAGCTCCGGCCGCGGTAGAGATAGTCCGACCGCTTGTCACTTGGCACGGCGCATGGACCGACGCTCCTTGTAAAGTGATAAGCGGCCCGATACGCTGCCCGGATGACCAGGTGCGTAGCACTCTACTGCCGGCTGTCCCCACGGCCCGACGGCAACTACGAGGGCGTCGACAGCCAGCAGCGATGGGGGCGCGAGTACGCCGCCGCCAGGTGGCCAGGGCTGCCCGTGCGCGTGTTCGCCGACCCCGGACTGTCCGCCGCCAACGGAGGACCCCGGCCGCAGTTCGACGCGCTGCGCGAGCAGATCCGGGCCGGCCACGTCGCCCAGCTGTGGACCGTTGAGCAGACCCGCTTGGAGCGTACCGAGGTCGGCTGGTTCGCGCTCGCCGCCGAGCTGGACGCCGCTGGCATCGAGGAGGTCCACACCAACCGTGACGGGATCGTGCGGGTCGTCGACGAGGTAGCCGGAATCAAGGCCGTGATCGCGGCCGCGGAGGTGCGGAAGCTGAAAAGGCGCGTCCACGACAAGCTCGACGGCAACGCCGCCGCCGGCATCCCGCCGCCCACCTGCCCGTACGGGTTCCGCCGAGTGGTGGTCGACGGCGTCAAGACCTACGCGCACGACCCTGAGCAGGCCGCCGTGGTCTGCGAGGTCGCCGACCGCGTGCTCGCCGGCTGGTCGCTGACCAACGTTGCGCGGGACCTGGCCCGCCGCGGCGTCACCGGCAGCCGGGGCGGCGCACTCACCAGCACCTCGATCAAGGACATGGTCACCACTCCGGCGGTGGCCGGGCTGCGGCTGCATCAGGGCGCAGTGGTCGGAGCCGGCAACTGGTCCGGGATCTTGGACGAGGCGACGTGGAAGGCGGTCTGCGCCAAGCTCGGCGCTGCCCGGGTGGTCAACGGTCTCGCCGGCGCCTACCCGGTGCCGGCGCCCGGCCGGCGCAGTGCCCGCCGGCACCTCCTCACCGGCGGGCTCTCGGTATGCGGGGTGTGTGGCGCCCGGATGGTCGGCACGCTGCGGCCGACCGCCCGCGACGGGTCGAAGGTGCCGTACTACGTCTGCGGGGTGAAGTACGGCGGTCGCGGCTGCGTCGGCATCATGGCCGGCCCGGCGGAACGGCACGTCCTCGCCGTGCTGATGGCCGCGCTGGCGAACCCGCAGTTCCTGGCCCAGTTCACCTCCGACGACCACGCGGAGCAGCGCGACCAGATCAACGTCGACCTGGCGGAGATCGAGCGGCGCCGGACAGCCCTGGCCGGTGCGTGGGGGCGCCGGGACCTGACCGACGACGAGTGGCGTACCGCCCGCGACAGCCTGGCCGCCGACGACGCCCGGCTCCGGGGTGAGCTGGCGGAGGTACCGCAGCCGGTCGGGGATGTCGACCCGGCTGTGCTCACAGACGCGCGGGTGGTCTCGGCGATGGACCTCGGCGAGCGGCGGGAGTTCGTGGGGATGTTCGTCAAGCAGGTGGTGGTCCACCGGGCCAAGCCACCCTACGACGGCACCGTGGACAACCGGATCGCCATCGAGTGGCGCGGGCGGTAACGCCGCCTACTGCTTTGTGCAGGTCAGCACCACGAGTGAGTCTGCGCTGATCTCGCTGCCGGGCTCGGGCTCCACCGACACCACCGTCCAGTTACTCGGCACGATTACCACCGTGTCGGCGGCGTCGACCGAGCCGAACTCGATACGCGTGAACCCCAACTCGCGCAACTGATCCTCAGCAACCGCCGCATTCATGCCGGTCAAGTCGTCGGGGATCTCCAGCGTCTCGGGCTCCGGCGCGTCTGTGGGCTCCTCGGCCGCTGACCGCTCCCGCTCGGTCTCGGTTGCCGGGGCGGTTGGTGCGCTGGTCTCGGCAGCCAGGGGATCGGTGTCGTCCTGCGGGTCCAGCCCGGCCAGCCCGAGCCCGACGATCACGCCGAAGAGCAGCGCGCCGGCGGCAATGGCGACGGTGGCGAGCACCGGCACGCCTCTGCTGGGCTGCCGGCGTGGCGGAGGTGCGGGCGGCCCGTACGCCGGCCGGTAGTGGGTCGGCGGCTGCGGCTGCTGGTACGGGTCAGGCTGGCCGGGGTAGGACATGGGCGCACTCCACCGTGATCGCGACCCCCGTGCGACTCGGAGAAGTATGAGGCAGCCCACGGTGGCGTGAGGGCGTGGTGTCCGTGATCCGACAGCAGTTCACCCAGCGGCTCGGCGTTGCTCGGCCTGCGTCCGGGCACGGTCGGCGCGGGTGAAGTAGATCAGCTTGCGCCGCTCGTCCATGGCTATGTGGTTCAAGTCCCACAGTTCCCGCTCCCAGTCTTCGGCGTATAACTCGCCGGTCACCGGGTCTAGGTACCCGTCATCAGGTCCGGCCTCGGTCTCGGCCTCCTGCGGGAGGAGGGCAGGCTCTCCACCGTCCAGGATCGCTTCGATTCCGCCGTGGGCCCAGCCGAGCGTGCGCTCGATGCGCGTGCGGTTGTAGCCACGCGGCATGCGCTTGCCGGCTTCGAGGTTCCGCCAGGTCTCGCGGTCGATCTTGGCCGCCTGGGCGGCGACTGGGACGCTCATGCCCAACTTCTCGCGACGGCGGCGAACCACCGCACCTAGGCGCGCGTGGGGGCGCGACGCATCCTCCGCCATGGCGCCAATCATGGCAGCCAACCTCTGCGGAGTCCAGCTTAGCTGAGCGATGGTCGGCTGATTGTCACGATGTTCGGTTGATGACGGCTTTCATCCGAACAGGTGAGCCCTAGAGGTAGCCGAACATAGCGGAAGTCTGCTTAACTACGCATGTGAAGACAGCCAACGCGAATGTCGAGATCGACGGCGCAGCACTCCGCGAGCTGCGGAAGCTGTCGGGCTACAGCATCACCGCCCTCGCAGGGAAGATCGGCTGCTCATTCCAGTACCTCAGCCAGCTTGAGACGGACCCCGATCGGGCCTGCTCGCCGGGCCTGTACGCCCGCATCTGCAAGGCGTTACGCCTCTCCGACCGCACCGTGCTGCTCCGCGACGCGGACTCCACCCGAGGCGGCGAGGCGGCATGACGGCCCCACAGACCGAACTCCAGCAGCAACCGCCGATGCCCAACGGGCATGCCGCCGACCGTGACCCCTTCACGGACCCTGTCCGGCTAGCGCGTGCAGCTCGGATCGTCCGAGCTGCACTCCACCGGCAAGGGCTGACGCTCGCGGATCTTCAGCCAGCGGAAGCCCGGTCGACCAGCACCTCCCCACGGAGGGCTGCATGAACGGCTTCACGATCACCCTGTACGACATCGCCCGCGACCTTGCTAAGGACCTCGGCCGGGGGGTGCGGGGGCGTGCCGAGGCCGCGATCGACACAGCCTTCAACGGCCGGGACCTCCGGACGATCGCCGTTCAGTTTGTCATCGAGGAGGCGCGGGAACTTGCGCGCGCCAAGGTCGCCGTAGCGGAGCGCGAGGCAACACGAACCCGACTCCTGGCCGAGATACCTGATCTCCCGGACCGCTACGTTGACCGCTGGGAGTACATGACGGAGCCCCAGCGCGAGGCTGCCCGCAAAGAGGCCGCCCACTGGCGCGAGATCAGACTCTCCAACGAGGACGAGACCCGCGGGCACATCGGGCCAAAGCAGCCGGGTTCCTGGAGCCAGGACAACCCCTGCGGCGACTGCAAGCGCTGCCGGGAGACCTGGGCCGAAGAGGTAGAGCTGGAGGCGGCGCACCACCAGCGACTCCAGGAGATCTACGACAAGTACGAGGCGAACCTCCGGAAGGAGCTGTTCGTCGAGTGGACCGAGGAGCTGCTTTCCGCCGAGATCGCCATGCCCGACGGCTCCCGGACAACGTGGGGTCTGGCGACGGTCGAGCAGCACCAGCTCCGCCACGACATGCTCGCCAGGAACGCGATGGCGAACGCCGTGAACGCGGCCCGCCACGCGCAGGCGATCGAGACTCTGACCGCCAGCGGTGCACTGAACCTGGCGACGCTGGTGGAGATGGCTCCGGCCGATTCGGTGGTGCCGGCATGATCCGTCACGTTGCCGTCGCAGTCGCCCACCCTGCCACCGCAACCGCCATCGTCTCCCTCGTGGTGGCCGCGGTGATCCTCTTCATTGCCAGCCTGGTAGCTGCCGAAGGCGACGACCTGCTAGCGCCGGCCCTGGGCGCGACGGCGTTGGTCGGCTCGGCGCTGAGCGGGGCCGGGAGGCGGTCGACGTGAGCTTCCTACGCCTGGTTGTCGCCCTCGCCGCGGTTGTGCTGCTGGCCGGCGGCGTCTACTGGGTGGCCGGGCTCACGTCCGCCGACGAGAAGCCGGAGCCGTGCCCGACCGTACAGGCGGGTGATCTCCGATGACCCCCCGCTGGGCCGTGGCCGCAGTCGTAGTCGGCGCGCTGCTGCTGGTTGCCGCCGCCACCGGGCTGGTCGCGGTGCTCGGCCCGCCGAAGGTTCACCTACCGGTTTCGACGCCCTTCACCCGCGACCTCTTGATTGGTGGCGCCGCGGTGGTGGCCCTCGGGGTCGGGCTGGTCGTCGGCTTCGCGCGGCGCGGTGGCCGGCATCGCCGGCAGAGCAGGACTCCGCGTGGTGCCGGGCGTGACGGCACCCGCGGTGAGGTGGCGGTCCCGTCAAGAGGCACCAACGGGGGTGCCGGGGCCGCCACCACCTCCACCACCTCCACCACTGCCGTCATCCCGGCGGTGGGTTCCGAAGACACTGCTCTCCTCTCGCTGCCTGCGACCCCGGTGACCGCGGGCAGCAACCGGGCCGGCCGGGTCGTCCCCCCGGACACTGGCCGGCCCGGCAAACTCCGTCGCCGCGTCACTCGGGGTGCGCGTCGACGGAAGGCGACCGGCTCTGGCAGGGGGTCGGAGCCGGTTGCCCCGCCGGGCGGCGGTCGGGAGCCTGCCGCCCGGCCCCCAACTCCCGCCCTGGCCACGCATGCGGCATCTGCGGCTCGCAACTCAGTGTCCGGGCGTGCGCCAGGGCGGGACCTACAGACATGGGCGCGGCCCGCCGCTGTGAACGGCGGGCCGCAAGGAGAGATCAACCACTGAAGGCGAGGCGATCTCAATGACGAAGGGTACCCGGACGGGCACCGTTTACCGGTCCCGCTCCCATGACCGGCACTTGAACCGGCGCCTGAACCTGCACCTGCTGTCCGCCATCGGCACCGCCGTGCTGATGGCCGTCGGCGGGGCCCTGGTCGCCGTGCTGGTCCACCCGCCGCTGCTCGCCTGGTGGCTGTCGTGATCGGCGCTATCGCCGTGATGCTGGCTTCCGCTGGCTGCTACGTCATGCTGCGGCTGGAGTTTGGCGGGCCGGCATGAGTGGCCACTGGTACGACCCGGACCACCACGGCACTAGGCGCAGCCTCAGCGGGGACCTGCCGTACCTGCCCCCGTGCAACGCCGAGGAGGACAGCGGTCGGTCGCGGGGCCGGGCCTGGGAGTGGGTCGCACTCGCCGTGGCGGTGGCGTTCGGGGTCGCCGTCTTGGCCACCATCGTGGTGCTGGCGGGGAGGTCCGGGTGAGCGCCCGGCGGCCAACACTCGCCGAGCCGGAACCGCAGGTGGTGCCGGTGGACGGCGGGTGGCAGATCCACCTTCCCGGCCGGGTGCCCGGCTCGGTGGCGGTGGTGGCGGAGGTCTTCCCCACGGAGCAGCTGGCGAAGCAGGCGCTGCGCCGGTTCCAGCGGGGCGGTGCCCGATGAGCACCTGGGACACCACCTGCACCAAGCGGACCTTGGGCCACACCTGCCTGGCGTCTTGGATGGCCGGATACAAGATCCCGCAGGATGCCTGCCCCGGCTGCACCCGGCGGCTGATGGACGTGATGGACGAGGTGGAGCCGGACGCCGAGTGGGCGCCGGGCTGGTACGCCCGCGCCGGTGTTCCGGCGGCGGTCGGCCACCGGGCCAGGGTGCGGCGGGACCTGGACACGTTGGCCCGGACTGTGCCGGCCACCGAGAGGAGCCAGCGGTGAGCAAGCGGATGGAACACCAGGCGCTGGTATCGGCGGTGCTCAACGGCCAGGAGAGATTGCTCATGCCGGCAGAGGTCGCCGAGCGGGTGAGGGTCGACGTCAAGACTCTGGCGCGCTGGGCGGCGGCCGGGTGGATCGAGTGCGTGTACACGGCGGGTGGTCACCGCCGCTATCCCGAGTCGGCAGTGCGGGCGATGCTCAACGGGCAGCAGCCGGGAAGGCGGCCGGAATGAGCGCCGTGAACCTTGCGACCCTGCCCGGCCTGTGTCGGTGCGGGGAGGTCGCCTCCCGGCCCCACGCCTGCGAGCACCAGCCCCGGCAGCTGCGGGTGTGCAAGTGCGGCGAGTACACCTACAGCGCCACCTGCGGGCCGTGCCGCCGGCCGGCCTGCCCCCGGTGCATGGCCGCCGCTGGTAGCCCGGAGTGCTGCACCCCGGAGACGCTGGGACGGCAGGTGTACGTCCGCCCGTGCGGGTGCGTGGTGGGCGGTCGCTCGGAACGGTGCGAGCACGATTTCGCGGTCGGGTCGGCTGCGATGGGGCCGAGGCGGTTCCGGTGATTGCCCGGCCGCGGTGGCAGGTCGACGCTCACGCGCTCTGGCGCTCCTTCGGCGAGCTGCCAGGCATGACCTCGTCCACGTACTGCCGCAGCCCCCGCCGGATCACCTCGGACACGCTCTCGCCGCGGATGGCAGCGGCGGCCTGGGCTGCCTTCCACAGCGAGCCGTCGATCGGGATTCCCCGGAGCCGGATGCCTGCGGCGCGTTGGCCGGGCATGTCAGCGGACCGGTACCGGGATGTCGAGTGCAGTGCACCAGGCGCCCAGCTGGCCTGTGGCTGCAAGGTCGCGGGCTTCGACGAGCGCGGCGGTGATGGCGTCGGTGAACTCGGCGGGGGTGAGGTGGTCGAGGGTGCCGTGTTCGGCGCGCATCAGTTCTTCGACGAGGCCGACAGTGGCGGTGTCGCTGGTGCCGATCTGGCCGGCGATGAGCTTGCGGTAGTACATCGTGTCCTCCGGGGGTGTAGTTACACCTCAACAGTAGCGGGTGTAATTACACCCGTCAAGTCCGGGCGGTGGCCGGCATGACCGCCCGTGACCTGTCCCCGACCGTGCGGCTGATGCGCCACGACGCTGCCGTGGCCGCGTGCGAGATGGCCCACGCTCGCCGTCGGTGGCGTGGGCGTGCCCTGGCCGCATCGTCGGCTGCCCGTCGGGCGGCGTTGGCTGCGCCGAGGGGAGGGCGGACGCGGTGAGCCTCCAGCCGTACTACCAAGACGACCAGGTCGACCTCCACCACGGTGACGCATTGCAGGTGCTCCCCCAGCTTGGAGCGGGCAGCGTCGACGCGGTAGTGACCGACCCGCCGTACAACCTGTCAGACAGCGGCAAGCGCGACGCTGACTGCTTGCGTCGGATCCTCCGCGAGGTCGATCTCCCAGATGATCACGACGGGGATCCCGAGCGTAGCGAGAGCGTTCACCTTGCGGTCCCAGCATGCGGCCGTCCGCCGCTGGGCGGGGAAGGCTGGTCCGTTCGGGTAGACGCGCGGGTCGGCGTGCCAGAACGTGCCGTTCACCTCGACGGCTCGGCCGTCGCCGAGCAGGAAGTCGACAGCGGCCACGTAGCGTCCGCGCTCACCCCGGATAGCCACCTGGCGACGGTAGCCGACGCCAAGGCGGTCCAGCACTTCGGCGACTACGTCCTCGCACCGGCTGACACTGGCGACCCGACCTTCTGCGATGGCACGTGCAGTTGCTTCACGGAGCCGGAGCCGGGTGTCATCGCTGTGCCGGTAGTTGTCCCGAGCCTTGCGGGTGGCGACGGTCCGGGCGTGAGCCTCGGGATTCAGCGGGGCGACGCGGACGTACGGGTTGGTGACGACGCGCCCGGTCAGGCCGAGGGTGCGGCCGGTGTAGTGGCACCGCCGGGAGCAGTACGAGGCGCCATGCTTCGCCTTGACCTGGCGCGGCGAACGGGTGATCTCTACGCCGCAGGTGGCACACCGGATACGAACCCGCCGCTGTTGGTTCTCGCCCCTAAGCCGATAGGAACAGCGGCGGGAGCAGGTGGTCTGGCGACCGTTTCGGAGCCGGGTCTCGTCCGCGTGATAGATCAGCCCACACGCGGGACACTCTCGCTCCACCTTCCTTGGCACACGATCAATTGTACTAAACGCTCTCGGGGGTTCATGGGTAAGACGTGGGACGGCTGGGAGTCTCCTGCGTCGTTCCAGCGATGGTGCGGCGCCTGGGCGGCGGAGTGTCTGCGGGTGTTGAAGCCAGGCGGGCATCTGGTCGCCTTCGGTGGTACCCGCACCTGGCACCGGCTGGTGTGCGCGATCGAGGACGCCGGGTTCGAGATCCGCGACACGATCAGTTGGCTGTACAGCAGCGGGTTCCCCAAGTCGCTGAACGTGTCCAAGGCGATCGACAAGGCCGCCGGCGCGCAGCGGCAGGTGCTCGCCGAAGGCCCGGCGGCGAAGCGGATGATCCCCGGCGCCGACCAGAACCGCACCGGCTCGTGGATCAAAGACAACGGCCGCGAGTTCGTGCCCACCGTCACCGCCCCCGCCACCGACGACGCCCACCGCTGGCAGGGCTGGGGTACGGCGCTGAAACCGGGCTGGGAGCCGATCGTCGTGGCGCGTAAGCCCCTAGCCGGCACAGTCGCCGGCAATGTGCTCGCGCACGGCACCGGGGCGCTGAACATCGACGGCTGCCGCGTAGCGACGAGCGAGAGCACCCGTCGACACAACACCGCCCCGCGCTTCACTGGCGACGGCTACGCCAATGGCCAGCAGTACGCGCCGGATCCCTGGACCAGCGGCAGCGACGCCGGCCGGTGGCCGACCAATATGGTGCTGTCCCACCCGCCGCTGCTTGACGAGGCAGGCCGGCCGGTGGGCGACGCCTGTGCCGACGGGTGTGTGCCCGGCTGCCCGGTTGCCGAACTAGATGAGCAGAGCGGGGCAACGGTCTCCCGCGCCGGGAAACCACGCGGAGCTGGCAGCGGCAACGGCTGGCGTATGACTGCGACCGGCACCGAGTACGCCGACGCTGGCGGTGCATCCCGGTTCTTCCCAGCCTTCCGCTACGAGGCCAAGGCTGACGCCAGTGAGCGCCCACGCGTCAACGGGAAGGCCCACCCGACGGTCAAACCGTTGGCGCTGATGCGCTGGCTCGTGCGGCTGGTCACGCCAGCGGGCGGCCTGGTGCTGGACCCATTCGCCGGATCCGGCACTACCGCCGAGGCGTGTCTCGCCGAGGGGTTCCGGTGCGTTGCGATCGAGCGGGAGTCCGACTACCTCCCCCTGATCCGAGCCCGGCTGTCCAAGCCAATCCAGGGCGTCCTGCCGCTGGAGATGACCCAGTGAACCCGCTGCCGATGCCCACCGGTCCGCTTCCGATCTTCCGCGCCTCGGGCGAAGCCGCGGCGTCGTACGTACCCGGCCACCCGTTCGCCGAGGTCCAGGTGGCGGTCGGCGAGGAGCACATCACCTGCACCGCCGTGGATGCGTGGGACCTGCTCGCTGTGCTGATGCAGGCGCTCGGCGCACAGCCACCAACTGAGACTCCGGCCGGTCCCGGCCGGTGAAGGGATAGAGGTATGACTATCTACAGTAGACTGGCCGGCGCGTTCGGCGTGCTGGCCCTGAGCATCGGCCCGGTGCTCGCGTTCGGGTCCCCGGCAGCAGCCGAGCTGCCGTGTAAGCCGGGCTACGGCTACGGCTGCGCCGCCCCGACCCCGACAATCGAGCCGACCCCGACCCCGACAGTTGAGCCCACGCCGGAACCCACGCCGACACCCAGCGCCGAGCCGACGCCGACCCCCACGGTCGAACCCACGGCGGACCCGACCCCGACCGCCGAGCCGACCACCGACCCGACCGACACCGGCGGCAACCGCGAAGACGACGACGCCAGCCTGCCGGTCACCGGCACGAATCCGCTGCTGATCGCCGCCGCCGCGGTGGGGCTGATGGCGGCCGGTGGGCTGCTGGCGTGGTTCGGCTCGCAGCGACGTCGGCTGCGGCACATCAGCTTCACCGCCTGACCCGGCTGTGAGCCTCATCCGCAGGTGAGGGGCAGCGACCATCTCGCAAGCCTCTCGGGCCGAAAGCCTCGTGGGCCTGCGGGTGGGGCTCGGAGCCGGGTCAGAAGGAGGACACATGGACACAGTGAAACGCCGTCCGCGACTGGGGCGGGTGGTGGTTGATCCGCAGTACGTCCGGGACGAGTTTGCCCGGATGGTCGAGGCGCAGCCATATTCGCTGCGCTGGCCCGACCCGAGGCTGTATGCCCTCTACCCGATCCCACAGCGTGAGGAGTGCTGATGATCCCGACTGCGTACTGGACGCTGGCGGTGGGGCTGCTGCTCGGCCTGTCGCTGGGCTGGTGGGTTGGCCGGGGCCGGCTGCGCGACGAGCGGACCCAGCGGATGGCCGCCGAGGCGGACGCCCACGAGGGAGCATTCGCGGCCGGCCGGGCCGGGGTGCAGACGGCAACCGTCGACGCCCTGACCCGGACGCTGGTCGCTGGCGCGGCCGGCTCGGACCTGCCACCACGGGATGCCGGGATCACCGAGCCGACGCTGTTGGTGCCGCCGCTGGTCGCGATGGACGCCACCCTGCTCGCCGCCGACCATCCGCCGCCGGCCGCGACCAGCCTGGCGGCGGTCCCGCCGGGGCTGGACTGGGCTGGCGTGCATGACGTGTACCCGACGGTGGACGACCCGCCGCAGCGTCCCCACCTGCCAGCACCTCCGGGTGACGACCCGGCCGCACCCGAGCCCGATTGGGAGCGCGACGACGAGGACGGTCCTGACGGTCCGTCGACTGTCGCGGAGGTGGTGGCGGTGACGGACCCACCCAAACCGTCGTACCGGTGGAGTTGGGAGCCAGGGTCCCCTCCGCCACTGACCGGTGCGCCGATGCCGGGTGTCCTGCCGGCCGGGTGGATGCTGCGCGCATCCCGGCACGCCCGTGCGCGCGGAGCTGCGGTGTACCTCCAGGCGCCGATCGCAGTACAGCGGCTGGCCCGGCATGTTGCCGCATTGGAGACGGTGACCGGGCTTCGGACCGGCCTGGCCGACTTCCGCACCGGAATGGACCGGTGGTGGGAGCAGTGGCAGGCCGGGCAGAACCCGGACCCGGTGGGGATGCCCCGGCTGCCCCAGTCGCTGCCCATCCCCCCGTCACGACACAAGCCGGTGGCTGCCGTGGTGGACTACCGGGCCGGCGGGAAGCGGCGTGGCCGGCATCGGGTCGGTGTGGCCGCTGGCAGCGACGGGCAGCGGGTGTCGCCATGAGGTGGCCGTGGCAGCCCTGCGGCCATGAGGCGGTGGTGTTGCACCTGCGCGCCGACTTGGACGCCGCCGCTGAGCGCGGCGGCGGACTCACCGCCGAGATCGAACGGCTGGAGCGGGAGCTACGCAAGGCCCGGGGCGCCGCGTTGAAGGCTACGGCTGCACACGCCACCGCCGACGCCCGGCTGGACGCGGTACGGGCAATCCTCGCCGACCTGACACTGCTGCCGGCGGTCGCAAACGAGCGTGCCCTGCGGGCGCTGGAGGGCGGCTCCAATGCTGACGGTAACTGACCTGTTTTGTGGGGCCGGGGGTTCGAGCTCGGGTGCCGAGCTTGTGCCCGGGGTGCGCATTCGGATGGCCGCGAACCACTGGAAGCTGGCGGTCGAGACCCACAACCGGAACCTCCCGCACGCCGACCACGACACGGCCGACATTTCCCAGGTCGACCCCCGGCGGTACCCGCGCACCGACATCCTCTGGGCCAGCCCGGAGTGCACAAACCACAGCCAGGCCCGTGGCCGACGCAAGGAGGGCGCCCAGCCCGACCTGTTCGGCGAGACCCTGCCCGACGAGGCTGCGGAGCGGTCCCGGGCGACCATGTTCGATGTCCTCCGGTTCGCCGAGGTGCACCGGTACCGGGCGGTCGTCGTCGAGAACGTGGTCGACGTGCGGGACTGGGTGCTGTGGCCGGCGTGGGTGATGGGGCTCGACAACCTCGGCTACGACCACGCGGTGGTGTACCTGAACAGCATGTTCGCGCAGCAGGTCGGCGCACCCGCACCGCAGTCCCGTGACCGGCTGTACGTCGTGGCGTGGCGCCGGGGCGGTCGTCGGCCGGACCTGGACCGGTGGACCCGGCCAGCGGCATGGTGCCCGGAGTGCGACGAGCAGGTGCGGGCGGTGCAGGCGTGGAAGCGTCCCGACCGGCCACGGGGCCGCTACCGGCAGCAATACCTCTACCGGTGCCCGAACCAGGCTTGCCAGCACGTCGAGGTGTTCCCCGGCGTCCTACCGGCCGCGGTGGCGATCGACTGGGACCTGCCGGGCGAGCGGATCGGTGACCGCCCGAGGCCGTTGGCGCCGAAGACCGTCGCCCGGATCGAAGCCGGGCTGAAGCGGTACGCCCGGCCGATCCACCTGGAGGCCGCCGGCAACACGTACGAGCGTCCCGGATCGGACTACGTGCGGGCGTGGCCGGCGGACGAACAGCCGTTCAAGACGCTGCACACCACCCCGAGCAAGGCGGTCGCCTGCCCGCCGATGATGCTCGCCGTCGGCGGGCCCAACCACGAGGCGTCCGCCCGGCTGGTCAGCGAGCCTATGACGGCCAGGCTCACCCGCGACACTGACGCCCTCGTTGTGCCGGTGGAGGGCCGCGAGGGCATCGCTGCTCGCCCGGCCGCCGAGCCGGCCCGTACCCAGACCGCCCGGCTACAGGATGCGCTCGTGGTGCCCCTGCGCAACAACGGCGTAGCTCGGCTGGCCGAGGAGGCGCCAGCTCCGACCGTAGCGGCAGCCGGCAACCACCACGCGCTCGTGATGCGCAACATGACCGCCCGCGGCGACCAGGGCCAGATGTCCACCCCGGTCACCGAGCCACTGCGGACGATCCTGGCCCAGCAGGTGCAGTCGCTGATCCGCTGGGACAACCTACTGGTGCCCTACTACGGCACCAGCACCGCGCGGCGCGTGGATGAGCCGGTCGGGACGGTGACCACCGTCGACCGGCAGGCGCTGGTCGGCCCGGAGGTGAGGGTGGACGACTGCACCTTCCGGATGCTGGAGCCTCACGAGATCCAGGCCGCCATGGCGTTTCAGCCGGCGTACGTGGTGCTCGGCAACAAGCGCGAGCGGGTGAGGCAGCTCGGCAACGCCGTCACGCCGCCGGCCGCCCGGGACCTGATCGCCGCGGTGGTCGAGGCAATCACTGGAGAGGAGGTGGCCCGTGCCTGAGTCGGCAACCCTGCTACCGCTGCCCGTCCGCGCCGACCTTCCCGAGCCCACCGAGGCCGAGGTGGACGCTCTCGCAGCTCTCCTCACCGACGCCTGGGAGCGGGGCATCCGGTACGGCCACTGGACGCTGGCTCGGGTTCTGCTCGGTGCCGGCTACCGGCTGGCACCTGAGCCGGAACCGGTGCGGTACGGGCAATGCGGTTCCTGCACCGGGGCGATCCGGCTGAACGACTCCGGGGCGCTGGGCGACCACGACGACCCGCGCCGGGGACGGCCCTGCATCGGGGCGCACATGGTGCCGCTGCGGCTGGTCGACGCACCCGAGGTGGTGAGCACCGATGCCTGACGCTGCCACCTTCGCCGCTGTTGCTGTGACCCTGTACGCCGGGCACCAGCTCGCCGATCACGTGCTGGGGCAGACCGACCGGCAGGCGAAGCACAAGATGCAGCCGGGTTGGGTCGGCTGGTCGGCGAACCTGGCCCACGTTGCCCAGTACCACCTGGTGCTGCTGGGGATGCTCGTGGTCGTGGCCCCGGTGTTGCAGCTTCCGGTGTCGGTGCTAGGGGTGTTGGCCGGGTTGGGGTTCAGCGCAGTGACACACGCCTTCCTGGACCGCCGCTGGCCGGTGCGGTGGCTGCTGGAGCACACCGGCTCGGCGCCGTTCGCCCGCCTCGGCCAGCCAGACCAGGTGCAGGTCGGGCTGAACGGCATGTACCTGGCAGACCAGAGCCTCCACTACGCCGCGCTGTGGGTCTCGGCCTTGCTCGTGGTGGTGCTGTCGTGACCCGGCCTGCGGTGGTGTGCCAGACACCCGGCTGCGGCCGGCGGTACGCACCTGCCGGATACGCCGGCGGCGGGCTTATCACGGCTGCCAGGGACGTGGGCTGGTCGGTGGCTCCGAGGGACTGGCCGGATCACACGCCGGAGGAGCTGGTGGGGTGCTGCCCGGAGTGCAGGCCGGCCCGAGTGGTCACGGCAGGAGTGAGCTGAATGGCCGGCTCGATCCGTCACGGCACCTACAAGGCGTACGCCGAGGCCCGCTGCCGCTGCTACCGGTGTGTGGCGTACCAGCGGGAGCGGGTGGCGCGCAACCGGGCTGAGCGGCTGGCGTCGGGACGGCTCAACCACGGCACCCGGTCGGCGCGGGACTGCGGCTGCCAGTGCGAGCCGTGTTTGGCCACGCGGCCGGCGAAGACGCGGCGCCGCCCGGTTGCGGCAGGGGTGGCGTAGCCGTGGCCACCCGAGTGGAGTTCGTTGCCGAGGAGAGGGCACCCGCACCGCGGACTGTCCAGCTCGACGTGGAGGCCCTGTACCGCGCGGTGGATCGCCGCCGCCGGGAGCTGGGGGTCAGCAAGCGCGAGGTGTGCCGGCAGGTCGGCGAGCACACGCCGTCGGCGGTGACCCGCCTCGGTCGGGGCGTACGGCCGTCGACCGATCAGCTGGTGCGGCTGCTGCATTGGCTGGGCGAGACCGACCTGGCTCCCTACATCGCGCCCGTGGAGGCGAAGGCGGCGAGCCAGGATGCGTAGCTACTCGGGCTCGTCGCGGTCTTCCGGTAGCTCGGGCGTCGGCGTCTCGGGCCGGCCAGGCGGTGCGGTGCCCTCTTCGCCGATGTACCAGAGCACGAACTGGCGCAGTGCCGAGGTGCGGTTCGTGCCGTTCTTGGCTGCGGCACGGCCGAACCGGCGCCAGATCGACCGCTCAAGGCGGAAGTTCTGGAGCGGCGACGAGGGGGGTCGGCGCCTCGTCCGTTCGGCCATCGCGGTCTGCCCTTCTGTAGGTGCGCTGATCCTAGCACCTCGGTTGCGCTGTACCGGCACGGTCGGTATGCTGTACCTACAGAGATACGGTGAAGGGAGCGGGCTCATGGGAAACGCGACCGGCGTAGTTGCCGCCAAGGCAGTCGAGATCCTCGCGATCCTCGGCCACCCGCGCGCCACCCTCGCCGCCGAGATCGGCTGCCACCCCCGCACCGTCGCCCGCTGGGAGAGCGGCCAGCACGCACCCTCCCGCAAGAACCGGGCAGCCCTGCGCCTCCTCGTCTCCGAGTTGCTGATGCAGGAGACCGCCGCGCAGCGCAACGCCTTCTCGCAGGCACGGATCAACCGGCTGGAGGTGGCACGTGAGGCGCTGATGACCGACGCCGACCGGGCCGAACGCGCCGGGTTCGAGGCCGAGATGCGGGACCGGCACGCACAGATCGTCGCCGAGCGGCAGCAGCCGAACAGCGTGACCTACCGGATCGCCGACCCCTTCGACGTGATCGACCGGCCAGCAGAGCCGGCCCTGAAGTTCTGACCCCCCAAGACCCCCGAGGAGGAGCCCATGACCACTACCCACACCCGCCGCACCACCCTGACCGTCCGTTCCGAGGCGTGCTTCGAGGAGATGCACCTCGGCACGGTGCGAGCGTTCCTAGCCGAGTGCGACAAGGCCGGCCTTAGCGACCACGCCGTGATCTCGTGGAACCGGTTCGGCGACAGCATGGTCCAGCTCGTCGCCGAGGCCACCCAGTACGAGGACCTAGACGCTCCGGCTGAGCCGTTCACCGACACGGCCGACGAGCTGCACGGTGGCTGGGTGGACCCGTCCACCGGCCTGGTCTCCGGCGGCTACTCGCCCGTGCTCGAAGCCAACGACCGCGAGGCGGCTGGCCGATGACCACTACCACCGACCTGGCCACGCGGAAGGCTATCCGCACGGTTGCGCGCCGCGTGCTTGCTGCGGCCGTCGACATGGCAATCGCGTCCGGCGAGCTGGACTGGGACAGCTACCCCGAGATCGGTGAGAACGACTGGTTTGCGGTACTCACCGACGTACGCGCCCTCGCTGAGCGCACCGACGTGCAGGCCGAGCACTACGAGTCGGCGTACCGCCACCTGGCGAGCCGGGCGGAGGTGTCCGCATGACCTTCGGCCGGGCAGTAACGGTCGGGGTGTGGGCTGGCGCGTCGGCCTTCAACCTCACGGCCTACATCGACTCAAGCGGCCAGTGGTACAACCTCGCCTTCGGCATCTTCCTGGGACTGCTGGCTGTCGCCTTGGGCGCCGCACCGTACAAGCAAGCCAAGGAGGCTTTCCGATGATCACTACGACCGTTTCCACCGTCGCCGACCGGGTAGCCGCTGGTGCTGCCTGGCTGGACGAGCACGAGCCCGGCTGGGCCGAGCGGATCGTCGACCGGCTGGACGTCAACGACAACTGCCGGTGCGTCTTGGGGCAGCTCCACGGCGCCTACGAGGATGCACCGTTGTTCGCCGACATCGCTGGCAAGTGGGGTGAAATCCTGGCGCGCGCGATCCCGCTTGGGTTCGGGCTGGACTGGGCTGACTGCCGAACCAACGGACGCGAACTGACCCAGGCGTGGCGTGAGCTGGTCGCCGCTCGGCGGGCAGGCGGTGCCCGATGAGGATGTCGTCACGCGTTCTGGCCGCCAGTCTCGCCGCCGCCGAGGACGAGTCGCCGACCCTACCTCGTGAGGTGTTCATCGACCCCGAGGCGCTGGTGGAGCTGCTGGCCAACTCCGCCGCCGCCCACGGTTTCACGGTGGACCGCTCCGAGCACGCCCGCCGGACGCTGCTCCATTGGGCGAGGACCCTGCCGCAGATCCTGATCCTCGCCAGCACCGAGGGTGGTGGTGACCGGTGAGCGAGCAGAAGTTGTCCGACACGATGCGTCTGGTACTCAAGGCGGTCGCACGTGGCGAGGTGCGGCGTGACGAGTTGTCCCCGCGCCGCCGCAGCTGGGTCGTGCGGGGCGAGGCGTGCACCACCACAGTGGAGGCGCTGGCCAAGCGCGGCCTGATCGAGCGCGGTCAGCGTCTGCCCAACGAGCGGTACTCGCTCTGGTCGCCGACAGATGACGGCCGGACTGTGCTGGCCCGGATGGACCTGGGGAGGCAGCAGTGAGGACTCCGACGTTGCTCCGCTGGTGTGTCCGCTGCGACCTGCCGGAGCACCGGTGGGACCGCAGCCACCCGCTGTACTCCGACGGCTCGCCGGACTGCCCGGACTGCACCCAGGCCGATGTCGAGCTGGAGGCCGCGCAGAAGCGGAGGGATGACCGGTGAACGCTGTGGAGACTCGCGCTCGTGGCATGAACCCGACCATGCGCCGCCTGTACCTGCTTGACAACGGCTGGAGCAAGGGACGCAACGACAACGACTGGCGGCACCCGAACCACGGTGGCGGGCACTCGCTGGCGGTGGCGGTCCGGATCGCAATGGGTGAGGAGTCGAAGTGACTGCGCCGACCAAGGCCAAGCGCGAGCCTGTCCACGCCGAGACGGACAAGGCGACCGGCCGCCGCTGGTATCCGCATCCCATCTCCGGGGAGCGGTTCATCTCCGTGACGACGGTGTTGGGCTACATCTCGAAGTTCGGGCTGACGGATTGGTCTGCCCGGCTGGCGGCGGAGGCGGCGGTGGACCGGCTGCCGTGGCTGGTCCGCTGCTCGCGGGTGGCACCCTGCAACTCCACCACGACCGAGCACGCGTGTGGGCAGTGCCGGGAGTGCGCGACGTTCTGGTTGGCCAACCGGCACAACGAGGTGCGGGACGAGGCCGGCAACCGGGGCTCGCGTGTGCACGAGGCGGCCGAGGAGCTGGAGCTGTTCGGCGAGGGCGCCACCGTGGACGAGGATGTTGCGCCGCTGGTCGACTGGTACCGGCGGTGGCGCGCCTACTACCGGCCCGAGTTCGAGGCCACCGAGATGACGGTGATCTCCCGCAAGTGGGGGTACGCCGGCACCCTCGACGGGATTCTCCGGTTCCCGGAGGACTCGCCGCTGCCGAAGCAACTCAAGCACCTCGCCGGCCTGCCGATCTTGATGGACACGAAGACCGGCAAGCACATCGGCATTCCCGAGGGGTGGCAGGTCAACGCCTACGCCCACGCGGACGTGGTGCTGCTGCCCGACGGCTCGGAGGAGCCCATGCCCGCGATCGAGGGTGGGCTGATCCTGCACATCCGCCCGGACAAGATCCAGATGCGTGAGGTGCACCTGAGCGACGCCAACCATGCCGCCTTCATCCACGAGGTGCGAGTGGTGGAAGGGCTCACCGCCGGGCTGGGCACTGTCCTGTCCCGACCGACGAACCTGCCGAAGGAGGCGATGGCCTGATGGCGATTATCGGAATCCAGCAGTCCCAGACCGAAACAGGTCGCATCCGGCTCGGCGTGTACATCCCGCCAGCGAACGGCAAGAAGGGGCGCCCGGTCAAGCTGGACCGGCTGCGGTTCACCTCCCCACGCCGTGAGCTGATCGAGAAGATCGCCGACTTGTATGGCGGCAAGGTCGAGCCGTGGCAGCCACCGAAGGGCAACCAGCAGTGGCAGGTCATCACGGACGCCACCGAAGTCCCGGTGATGGTGCCGCCGCAGGACCCGTCACAGTCCCAGTGGTTCGAGCTGTGGTCGGCCGGCGGATGCCAGCGGCGCTGCGACGGGCAGAAAGAGACGATCTCCAAGGGTGCGTGTCTGTGCGACCCGGAACCCAGCAAGCGCGACTGCTCGATGCACACCCGGCTGCGGGTGATGCTCGAAGACGTTCCAGGGCTGGGAGTGTGGCGGGTCGACACCGGCTCGTACTACGCCGCCGTGGAGCTGCCCGGCATCGCGATGGTCCTGTCGCAGGCGCAGGGCATCATCCCCGGCCGCCTGATCCTCGACCAGCGCACCGTCACCCGGCTGGTCGACGGCAAGCCGAAGACGATGAACTTCGCCGTGCCGGTGCTGGACATCGCCGAGTTCACCCCCGGACAGCTCGCCTCCGGCAAGGTGCAGGAGCTGATTACCGCCCGCCGCGCCGCCGCGGTCGAGGGGCAGATGCGGGCGGAGATCGAGGCCGCGCCGCTGGACTACCCGTCGCTGATCGAGGCGGCGAAGACGGTTGAGGCGCTGTACGAGCTGCACCGGAAGGCAAAGGACGTACTCACCCCGGAGCTGACCGGCGCGTTCGAGCGCAAGGCGGCAGCGATCCGGGCGGCGCAGCCTCAGCCGGAGGTGGTGGACGCCACGGTGGTCAGCGAGCCGGTCGAGCCCGAGCCCGCCGGTGACGGCCTGGAGGAGCTGTGGCACCAGATCCTCGAAGCCTCGCCGTGGGATGACGCGGACGAGCTGGAGCGGAACTTCTGCGAGATCGTCGGCCGGTCGTCGGATGAGGCCGGCGCCGACGACATGCGGAAGTTCCTCGCCGCGATCGAGCAGGCCAAGGCGGGCGAGACCGCATGACCGCGCCGACGCCCCGGTTTGAGCCGCTGACCCCGGTGGAGGTGGAGCGGCAGATCCGCTGGGTCCAGAACCAGATGACTCGGGCTCAGGCCGACCTGCGCGAGGCGCGGGACGAGGAGGTTGGGGCCAAGCACGCCTACGAGCGGGCATACCGGCAGACCATCCTCGCCAGCGACTGCCCGAAGGTGACCCGCGGCGGCTACACCACGGCAGAACGGGACGCCTGGGTGGCGGACCGGTGCTCGGAGGAGCGTGAGGCGTACGAGCTGGCCGAGGTGAAGCGCAAGGCAGCCGAGGAGCACCTGCGGACCTTGTACCAGCAAGGCACGCTCGCGGCGACGCTGGCAAAGTCGGTAGGACAAGCGTATGCGACGAGCGGGGCGCACGGATGAACCGCACCGCCCGCCTGAACCCGATCTCGCCCAAGCAGCGCGCCGCGCGTGCCGCTGAGGGCGACATGTACCCGACTTCGACGTTCCGGCGCAAGCCGAGCAAGGACGCCGAGCTGGCCTGCCGTAAAGCTCTCAGCCGTACGCCCGCGCCGCGCACGCGCTCCCGCTACACCGGGCCGAAGAAGTCCGTCATCGAGCTGATCGACAAGCGGTCCGGCAAGCGGTGCGAGTGGCCCGGCTGCCATCAGCCAGCAACCGAGCGGCACCACCGGCTGAACCGCAAGAGCGGCGGTCGGCACGGTGAGGCGCACGAGCGGGTGAACGGCCCGGCGTGGCTGCTGAGCGTCTGCCACACCCACCACATGGCGCTCCCGCGCCGCCGAAAGATCGCCGAGCGGATGGGCTGGCTGCTCCGGGAACACCAGGACGCCACCCAGGTGCCGGTGCAGACACGTCACGACGCCGAGCCGGTCTGGCTGGACAACTCCGGCCGCTGGCACCGATACGAGGAAGGAGCTGCCTGATGGGCTACTACACGCGCGTTACCGGCGAGATCCGGTTCGAGCCGCCGATCCCGTGGGGTGCCGTCAAGGACGACGAGTACCTCAAGGACTGGTCCGAGAGCAGCAAGTGCATCCGGCTGCACGTCGAGGAGGCGACAGTCGAAACCGACGAGGGCACTCTGACGAAGCGATCCGTCGTCGGGATCGTGCCGATCTCGGAGGACCGGTTCAAGGCGTACGACATCGAGGCCGAGGTGCAGGAAGTCGTATCCCGGTACTGCTCGCCGGGTGGCCGGGAGTGCCATGGCCGCCTTGAGGGTGAGGGCGAGGAGTCCGGTGATCTGTGGCGCCTCTACGTCCGCAGCGCCGCGAATGGTCGGGAGTACGAGGTGGTCAAGGACGCGCCCCGCATCGTCTGGCCCGACGGCGAGATCCAGGATGGCCGAAGCTGATGGCGACCTACAGCCGGAGGGAATACACCACCCGCCACATCGAGTACACGGTGCCCAGCGATGGCCTGTGGGGTGCCTGCTGGGTCGAGGTGGACAAGGCGATGGTGTCGGCTGCGCGCGAGTACCGGCAGGTCCACCGGTTGCCGGAGGGTGCCGCGCTGAGTGATGACGCGCTGCGGTTCTTCCCCGGCGACGACGAGATCGTCATCCGGTTCGAGGTCAAGGAGCGGACCAATGGCTGACCAGTACGCCTACTCAACCAACGATGCGGCCGCGGTGGCGGCGTTCCGGCAAGCCCGCGCCGACCTGCGGGCGTACGGCGAGCGTGTCCAGGACGCCTGCGCTGCACTGGGCGGCAGCAAGGGTCCGCTGGTGCACCATGGCGTGTGGGGGCGCCCGGACGAGATCGTAGGGCTGGAACCTGACGGCTCCGGAGCGATCCCGGACGGGTGGCGGATGGTCCGCGGCCGGCTGGAGCCACGTCGCGGCAAGCCGGGCGATCCGGCCCGGCAGTGGCTGGCGGATCACCGCCCGCCCGACGTCCGGCACGTACTGACGCAACACGGGCTGCCACGCCACGCAGCGGTCCCCGCCAAGGGCCAGACGTTCACGCACCGGCTCATCTCGCCAGTCCTGTTCGAGCACGAGGGCACCCTGTGGGCCTGCTATGAGGGCAAGCCGGGTGACCGGTTCGACGGCTCGGACGAGCCCGGTTGCACATGGACCCCCCGGCACCTGTCGGAGTTCTACGCCGCACGCGAGGCGCTTGAGGCATCACAGGCGACCAAGGCGGTGAACCGCTGATGATCGGCTGGCTACGGGATGTCGTCGTGTACCAGTCGGATCGGCTGGGCTGGCGGATGGTGCTGGCGGGCAGGCTGACTGGCGCCGCGCTCGGTGTAGTCCTGGTCGCTGGCTACGGGCTGCTGACCGGAGAGTCGGTGGTCGGGGAACTGATCGGTGTTGCCCTGTCGGTGCCGCTCATCTACCTGGTGGGCTGGGTGTGGCGCTGGTGCATCTGGTACCGGGAGCGGAAGGTGCGCCGTGGCTGACTTGTACGTGAGCGTGGACGGCCAGATGGTGCCCCTGTCGGCCTGCGACTGGGTGTTCTCCCACGTCTGCGGGCATCCGTTCGCCGTGCTACTGGCTGACCTCTCTGGGTTCGCATCGCGGCCACCGGTCGCCACCGAGGAGCAGGCGTGGCAGGCGAAGTATCCGCGTGCCCGCGATCGGCAGGCACGGCAGCGGACGGGGGTGACCGTCCGGCTGGCCGTACACGCCGCCCTCGACGACGAGTTTTGGCGGCAGATGAAGGCAGGCTGCGAGTGCGTGAAGGGGGTGAACCGCCGTGGGTGAGCACCTGATGCCCGAACCTCCGGATAATTCCGTCCTGCTGTGGCCGGCCCGAGACGACAGCGAGCTTCCGGTAGTGATCCTGCGGGACGACCAGCTCGCCGCATGGCTGGGTGATCCGGAGAAGCGGTGGCACACACCCAACACGCTCGGCGCCTCGGCCACGTGGGCGGTGTCGTGCGAGATCGCCGAGGCGAACCAGTGCCCCATGTCGGAAGCGATCCGGCTGCACACGCAGGCCGAGGTGGACGAGGCGGTCGCGCAGGCGAAGGCCGACGCCGGGCTGACCCCGGTGGGGGAGTCGTGATCCGCGCCTACCTGTTCGCTCTCGACCCGACCGGACCGCAGGCAGAGGTGATGCGGTCGCATTGCGGCGCGGCGCGGGTCGCCTACAACTGGTGCCTCGCCCAGGTGAAGGCGAACTGGGCGCAGCGCGTCGCCGAGCAGACCTACGGCCTGACCGGCGACCAGCTCACCCCGTGGATCAACACCTCCGCCTACAGCCTGCGGAAGGCGTGGAACGCCGCCAAGACCGAGGCCGCGCCGTGGTGGGCGGAGAACAGCAAAGAGGCATACGCCACCGGGTGCGCGAACCTCGCCACCGCGCTGCGCAACCGTAAAGCCGGCCGTGCCCGGATGCCCCGGTTCAAGTCGAAGCATCGAGCCCGTCCGACCTGCCGGTTCACCACTGGCGCGTTCGGGCTCGGCGCTGACCGCCGCCACGTGAAGCTGCCCGTCATCGGGACCATCCGCACGCACGAGTCCACGCGGAAGCTGGCCCGCCGCGTCGAGTCGGGGGCTGCCCGCATCCGCTCGGCCACCCTGTCCCACCAGCGCGGCCGGTGGCACGTGGCGTTCTCCGTCGAGGTCAACGAGCCGGCCCCGACACCCCGGGATGGCGGCCGGGTCGTCGGCGTCGACCTGGGCATCAAAGAACTCGCCACCCTGTCCACCGGCGAGCACGTGCCCAACACGCGGCGCCTGGACCGTGAGCTGTGCAACCTGCGCCGCATCCAGCGCACGTGCGCCCGCCGCCGCGGCCCGGACCGGCGCACCCGTGTTGAGCCGTCGAACCGCTGGCGCAAGGCTCGCAGACGTGCCGCCGCCATCCACACGCGGGTGGCGAACTTGCGCCGCAACGACACCCACCAACTGACGGCGCGCCTCGTCCGGGACTTCGACACGATCGTGATCGAAGACCTGCACGTTGCCGGGATGCTGCGAAACCGGCGCCTGGCCCGGCACATCGCCGGTGCGAACTGGGCGGAGATCCGCCGTCAGCTCACCTACAAGACTGAGCGCGCCGGAGCGCGCCTGGTCGTGGCGGACCGCTGGTTCGCCAGCTCGAAGACCTGCTCGGGATGCGGCACAGCGAAAGCCAAGCTGTCCCTGGCCGAGCGGATGTACGTGTGCATGTCCTGTGGCCTCGTCCTTGACAGGGATGAGAACGCCGCACGAAACCTGGCCGCCCTGGCGGCCGACACCGGCGAGTTGCGCCGGGAGCTGCCTGATGGAAGCGATGTTAGACCGGCGTGCTCGTACGTCCGGCAGTCGCACCGCCACGGGAAGGCCGCGCAAGCGGTCAACGCCATCACCGCGAGGCGGTGGCTCGATGAGCGGCACAAAACGTCACGTTTCATCGAACGGGAGCACCTGATTGAGCCGGGCGGCTACTGCCGTACCCGCGGAGTCCAGCACTCCCCGGAGGAAATCGCACGGGCGGAAGACCGGCTAGCGGAGGAGGATGGCCATGGCGACTGACCTACGTACCCGGATTGTGGCCCTGCTGGACGAGTCCGACCCGGCCCACGATGCGGTGGCCGCAGTGCGGGCGGTGCTGGACCTGCACCAGCCCGAGCCGTGGCACCAGGGCGACACGATGCCCGCCGCCTACCACACGATCTGCGTGGACCTCGGCAACGACCACCCGGTGTACCGGTGTGCCGGCTGTTCACAGCTGGACGAGGACAACAGCGGGACGACGGTGGCGTACCCGTGCCGGGAGCTGGCGTTGATCGCCGGAGCGTTGGGTGTGCCCGTCGCTGGCGGTGGCACCGATGGGTGAGCGTCGGCCGACGACCGTCGAGGTGGAGACGTCGCTACGACTGATCGAGCCCGACGCCACCGCTTTGCCGGTGCGGGCCAGCCTCCGCTACGACCCAGCTGACCCGTACGCGGTTCACGTGCTGTTCCACGCCGAGTCCGCCGGGGGTGAGGCGTCCGGCTGGTCGTTCGCGCGGGAGCTGCTCGTGACCGGGCTTGACGAGCCGGCCGGGATCGGCGATGTCCGGGTGTGGCCGTGGGCCACCCCACGGGGGGAGTCCGTCGCGCTCGCGCTCTCGTCCCCCGACGGCAACGCCCTGTTCGAGGTGCCGCGCAGCGTGCTGGTGCGGTTCCTGCGCCGCACCTATGTGGTGGTGCCACAAGGCCGGGAGACCGAACAGCTGGACTGGGATGCCACCGTTACCCGGCTGCTGGCAGGTGAGTCCCGGTGAGCTGGGTTCTATCGATCGCCGACCAGCCGGAGTGGATGGAACGAGCCGGGTGTCAGGGCAGCGACGGGGAGGCGTTCTTCCCGGAGAAGGGTGGCTCCACCTACTACGCGAAGCTGATCTGCTCCCGCTGTGAGGTGAAGCCGGAATGCAGAGCGTTCGCACTGGAGACGCGGCAGCCGGCCGGTATCTGGGGTGGTCTGAGTGAGCGGCAGCGGCGGAAGCTGCTCCGGAAGCTGGACGCCGAGCCGGTTGCGGGGGGTTCCCGGTGACCGCCCGCGAGTGGAGCTTCGACTTTGAGCCGCCTGCCGACTGGGTGACACCCAACGACCGCACCCAGCACCGTTGGGACCCGAACCGGCCGGTGTGGCGGGCCACGTCGGCGACCCTGGCGCAGCGGCACAAGCTCCCGAAGGGGCTGCGCCGGGTTCGCATCGACATCGTGATTGCCCCGCCGCACAAGAAGCACGACCGGAGCGCCTTCTCGCTCACGCTAAAGACGATTGTCGATGGTCTCGGCCCCCCGTTCTTCCGGAAGCCGTCCGGGAAGTCGAAGGGCGCCGCAGCACCCGGCTACGGGCTGATCTCCAACGACAACCGGAAGCATCTCGACGGCGAGCACCTGCACCTGCTCGACCCGAGGCCACCCCGCGGGTACGTCACCGTCTACATCGTCGACCTGGCCAACGTACCGGCGGGGCGGACGTGGACGCCGACGATCCGCACCAGCCCCACCAGCCAACGGGGGACGACGAAGCGGGCATGCAACGGCTGCGGCGACCTGCTCGGCGATGTGACCGACGAGGAGATCGAGGCGGCAATGGCTGGCCTGCCGCTGCCGGATGTGACCGACGAATGCCTGAACTGCAACACCGACACGAAGGAGTAGCACCCATGGCCAAGCCGACCACCCACGTTTTGATGATCACCGATCGTTCCGGTTCGATGGCCGGGCTCGCCGACGATGTGCGCGGCGGGTTCAACCAGTACGTGGACGACCTCCGCAAGGACACCGACGGCAAGTACCGGCTCACGGTCGCGCTGTTCAACCACCTCTACGAGTCGCAGTGCGTGGCCGCCAAGCTCGGCGACGTTCCCAAGCTCGACGGCCGGAACTACCGGCCCGGCGGCACCACCGCCCTGGTCGACGCCATCGGCCGCACCATCGCCGACTTCGAGACCCGCGTACCCGACCTGGCCGACGGGGACCGGGTGCTGCTGGTGGTGCAGACCGACGGGTTCGAGAACAGCTCCACCGAGTACACCACCGAGCAGGTCCGCAAGCTCATCACCGACCGGGAGCAGGGTGGCCGGTGGTCGTGCGTGTTCCTCGGAGCCGGCCCGAACGCGTGGACGCAGGCCGGTGGGCTCGGGTTCGCCGCCGGGCAGACGGTGGTGGTGGGTGCGACCTCAGCCGGCACCAAGGCCACCTACGACAGCCTGTCGCACGCCACCCGCTCGTACTCGCGCGGCGCCACGGGCACGGAGGCGTCCCGGCTGATCGCGGACGCGCAGGACGACCCGGATGCCTGACCAGACCGAACCCCGCCCGCCGCTGCTGATCGTGCCGCTGCCTGTCGACGTCGGTCTGGGCGCCGCTGTTCTGCTCGCGGCCCGCGACTGGTGGACGGAGACCCGCGGCGAACCGCTGGTGATGGCCACCGACCCAGCGGCCGACGTTCCACTGCGGGAGGAACTGACCCCGTACGGGCGGGCGCTGGTGCTCCGCCAGCCGCCAGCCGCCGACGAGCAGACGGAGGTGGACCGTGGCTGACCACAGCACCATCGAGTGGACCGAGGCCACGCTGAATGTCGTCACCGGCTGCACGAAGGTCAGCGACGGGTGTCTATCCTGCTACATCGAGCGGACTCCCCCGTTCCGCATGGAGGGGCGCCGGTTCGACAGCCCGGACATCGGCGGGAAGACAGACGTACGGCTCCACCCCGAGCGGTTGGCCCTGCCGCTGCGGTGGCGAACGCCCAAGCGGATCTTCGTGAACAGCTTGTCAGACCTGTTCCACGAAGAGGTGCCGGACGGGCTGATCGCCGCGCTGTGGTTCGTCATGGGCCAGTCGGCCGGGCTGATCCCAGAGCGGTATCGGGGGCACACGTTCCAGATCCTCACCAAGCGGCCTGCCAGGATGCGCGCGTGGCTCCGGAGGTGGGTCGACGTGGGCGACCCGGCGATCCCGCCGATGGACCCAGCGGCCAGCCGGTGCGGCCGAGCTGAGCTGATCGAAGCTGCGGCGGAGTTCCTTGGCGGGCCGACCATGTACGACTGGATGGACGGGCCACGGTACTGGCCGGCGGCCCTACCCGGCGTCTGGCTTGGGGTGTCCGCCGAGGACCAGAAGACGGCCGACATGCGGATTCCGATCCTGGCGCAGTGCCCGGCGGTAGTTCGCTTCGTCTCGGCTGAGCCGTTGCTCGGACCGGTCGACCTTCGCCTACTGACCGAGATTGAGGGCTGCACGTGCGCCTACGGGCCGCCGTACTACGTCCACGAACCAGGTTGCGGCACGGAGCCCGGCCCTGGGTGGGGGATCTCTTGGGTGATCGCCGGGGGTGAGAGCGGCCCACAGGTGCGACCACCGGACCCGGACTGGTTCCGCTCACTGCGTGACCAATGCCGGCGGGCGGGCGTGGCGTTCCACTTCAAGCAGTGGGGTGGCTTCACCGCGAAGTCCGGCGGCCGGGAACTGGACGGCCGTGAGTGGTCGGAGTACCCCGAGGAGGTGTCCCGTTGAGGTACGCCTTCCGCCCACTACCGGCCTGGACCGACGCAAAGACGCCATCGCGCCGCTCGGGTGCCGTGTTCCGCGCAAAGTGGGACGCCACCCTGAAGCTGCTCCAGTACGAGGTCGAACAGCTCGACGCGGACCTGTTCGTGGTGCAAGTGGTCGTCGACGAGGCGGATCTTCGGCAGGACGGGATGCTGCGCACCCGCGCCGTGGTGCGACATCCGGGGGCCGTGGTCTCGCTGGACTCCAAGCACGGGCCGCTGCGCTTCGCCTGCGACACCTACGAGCAGCGGTACTACAGCGACCCACCATCGTGGCAGGCCAACGTGCGGGCGATCGCACTTGGATTGCAGGCTCTGAGGGCCGTTGACCGCTACGGGGTGACCAAGCGGGGCGAACAGTACCGAGGGTGGCAGGCGATCGGCGCCGAAGCCCACACCGGGATGACGGTGGAGCAGGCCGCAGAGTATCTGGCCGCGCACGCCGGCAACGGCTTCGTCGGCGCGGATCTGCTCGCCTCGCCGGAGCAGCGTGCGAAGGCGTTCCGCGCTGCCGCCCGAACCCTGCACCCGGACTACGGCGGCGATCCTGAGCAGTTCCGCCGGCTGACCGCGGCCCGAGCACTGCTCGACCAAGGAGGTGCAGACCGGTGATCGACAGCCGCGAGCTACAGGAGATACGGGACCGGTCGACGGCATACGGCAAGGCCGTGGAACTGATGCTGATCGCTGCCGAGGGCGGCATGTTCGCCGCGGACCGGAAAGCGGCGGCCGATGCGGTACTGCCAGCAGCGATCGACTCCGCGCGGGACGTGCCGCGTCTGCTGGACGCGGTGGAACGGCTGGCCCCTGCCGAGTATTGGCTGGGTCGCGAGGAGTGCATGGAGGGCGAGTGCGACTGGTTCTTCGACGGCGACGGCAACCAGATCCGCCCGCTGGGAGAGCCGTGCGAGCACATCGAGGTGAAGGTGGCCACGCTCGCCGACGTGAAGCGGGCCGAGTACCTCGACGAGTTGGCGCAGGAGCTGCGGAAGGCCGTTGAGGCGCACCAGCGCGGTGAGGAATGGGTTGCCGGACGCACCCTGGCCGAGTTGGTGCTTGAGGGGGTCAACGACGCCTACGCACGGATCTACTGCGACGAGGACGCCAACCCGGTTGTAGCCGCTGCCGGCCTTGTAGGTGCAGAGACCGCTGTTACCCGCCACGATCGTGACCCGGATCACGGAGTCGGCGATGCCTGAGCGCATCCAGCTCCGCCGCGTCAAAGGCTGGCGCAAGCCCGAGGGTGCCGTGGTGGTATCCCGGCCCACGAGGTGGGGGAACCCGATCCGGATTACGCGGGAGCGGCTGGACCGGTGGCCATGGACGGTGATGTACCGGGTGCACGGCAGCCCCATGGACCTGAACGGCGGCCCGTCGTACTGCGTCCTGGAGACCGCCCGCCACTTCGCCGCGCGCTTCTTCGAGTGGGACCTACTCAACGGCAGGTACGGCGACGTCTACCCGTCGGTGGAGGAGATTCAGGCGGAGCTGGCGGGGCGTGACCTGGCGTGCTGGTGCCCGCTTGCCACCCGGCCCTCTGACTACCCGTCGTGCCACGCCGACGTGCTACTCGACGTCGCGAACCGGGAGGCTTGATGCTAGCGATCACGGTGCTACAACCGTTCGCAACCGCCATCGCCCGCTACGGCAAACGGGTCGAAAACCGGGGCTGGCGCCCGCCCGCGAAGACGACCGGCGAGACGCTGGCAATCCACGCCGGCAAGAAGTGGATGCCACCCGGCGACACGTACCCGCAGGCAACCCTGCCAGCGTTGGGCGACCCCGCTGTGTACCCGACCAGCGTCGTGCTCGCCGCGGCCCGGCTGGCGTGGGTGTGCACCGCCGGCTACTTCGGTCACCCGTGCGACTGCGGACCGTGGGCTGTCGACGGCGAATGCCACTGGCGGCTGGAGGACGTGCGTGCCCTGCCGGAACCGGTGCCGTGCCGGGGATTCCAGAAGCTTTGGGCTCTGCCACCGGAGGTGGCCGAACAGGTCGCCGCCCAACTCACCGAGACCAACGAACGAGAGGAGAACGGATGAGACACATCGCCTGGCGCGCCATCCTGGCCGGCGCCTTGGGGGTCGCTCTGCTGTTCGGCTGCGGCGCCCTGGTCATGGTCTGGGATGCCACGTTCCTGCCGTGGCGCCAGCAGATCGAGCGGGACGTAGCGCAGGAGTCGCGCCAGTATGTCGAGTCCCAGCAGACGTTCATGCTCCAGAAGCTCAGCGCCATCGAGGAGTTGCAGGCGGAGATCGCCGAGCTGGAGGCCGCCGAGCAGCCCAACGAGGAGCTGATCGCGGCCAAGGAGTCGCAGATCAAGGCGTTCACACGGGAGATCCGGGAGCGGGCCGCACTCATTGATGACGGTGAGGTCCCTCAGACGGTCAAGGACTACCTCGCAGAGGTCGAGGCAGAGAGAGAAGGTACGGAGTGAAGATATCGAAGAGGTGGCTTGCCGTCCCGGCTGTACTGGCCGGCGTGGTGCTGCTGACCGCCGGCTCGTGCCAGAGCCAGAACGCGGGCGACAAGGCAGAGTCGGAGTACACGGAGCGGGTGCAGCGCCAGTACAACCAGGCCCAGCCGCCGCACGCCTACGACGCCTCCCAGGCGCGGGCGAACCTGATCGCCGCCCACGCCGCCATGGCCTACGGGGCGGACTCGTGGACGGTACAGCAGGTGGAGGGTGTGGGGATCACGTTCCAGTGCCCGAGCGTCGGCTTCCCGATCCCGTTCGGCACCAACTTGACCAACCCCGACAAGCTCGCCGGCAACCGTGAGGGCGGCTATGTGACGGTTCCGCAGATGGAACCGTGGGGTGCCTACGTTCCCCCGGATGTGGCAGCCACCTACGCGAACTGTGTGCTGCCCAACGGTGAGATCGGAGTCTTCTACTCGGAGCCGATGCTGACGACGTTCCTGTTCGACGTGGACTGTGACCCGGAGTCCCGCGCCTGCACGATCCCGGCTGGCTCGGAGGCCACGGTGCAGGTGGAGCGGGTCGACCCGGAGGCAGTCAACCAGCAGGACGCGGAGATCGAAGGCGAGTAGGCGCTAGTGGGGCTGGTTCTCCGCCACGGTTCAGGGTGGCCCGTGGCGGGGCACGAACCGCACTCGCGCAAACGGAAGGAGGGTGTGCATGCTTCGGATCATCTGCTCCGGGAGCCGCTTCGCCGGCGGCAGCCACGTGGAGTTCATCGGCTCCAAGCTGCTCCCGATCGTCCGCCGCGACCTCGGGGTGCTGGCCCACGGCGCGGCACCAGGTGTGGACTCGATCGTCGCCGAGGCGGCTGCGGTTTGGGGCTGGCAGGTGAAGCCGGTACCCGCACGGTGGACCGAGTGCGACCTGACCGTCCCCGAGGACCTGGGCGGCTGCCCCGACTGGGTTCACCGCAAGCCGCGGCGGGACGGGTCCGACTACTGCCCCCGTGCCGGCTGGCGGCGCAACCAGCGGCTCGCCGACCTCACGCCGCGGGCGGACTACATCGTGACGTTTCCCGATCAGCGCGGTGACAAGTCCGGAACCGGTGACCTGATCCGCCGCGCACGTCGGGCCGGCTACGACCCGCAGGAGCACCCGATCGAGGTGGTGATGCGCCATGGATGAGCGCCCCGGCCCGAACGACCGCCAGCCCTGCGGCACGGACGCGGCGAGGCGTCGCCACCTTGCACGAGGCCAGGAGTGCGACACCTGCCGCACCTCCCCGTGGACAACCGGAGTGGACCAGGCGCAGCGAGATGAGGCGGAGGTGAGACACCATGCGTCCTGACTACGTGTGGCCCGACCCCGACGACCGGGCCGAGGACCTGGCGCCGATCGCCGACGAGCTGGTGCGGCGTATCCGCACCGACGACCCGCGGCGGCTGTGCTCCGAGCTGCTGGGCCGGCTCGACGGCTGGCAGCTGTGGGCGCTGGTGTGCCTGCTCGCCGCCGCGGTCGACCCGACGGCATCACCCGAGGTGTGGTGGGGCTGGACCCGACACCGTGACGTGTTGGCGCAGGCGGCGCTGATCCCGCTCGACGACGAACCGGCGCCGGACCGGCAGGTGGACACGGAGCAGGTCAACGCCACCATCCGGCGACTGATGGAGCGGGACGCATCCAACCAGTTGATCTCGGATGTGACCGGGTTGCCGGTGTCCACGGTCAAGGGCCGCAAGGTCAGGATGCGGCAGGCCGCAGCCGGGGCGGTGGCGTGATGGGCCGGTCAGGACTCGTCGTCAGCGTCGGCCGGTGGCTCCCAGTCCTCCCACGGGTCGCCCATGAGCCGGCACGCGTCGCGATACCAGCTTGGCGGCACCACGACGGCCGCCACCTTGCTGCGCCGCACCAGGATGGTGTGCTCGCCGCGGTCCTGGGCGCCGTCGATGCGGTCCCTAAGGCTCGCGCGCGCCTCCCGAATGCTGACGATCCGCCGTCTGGCCATGTCGGCAGTGTACGACCGGAGGGTCTCGCGAACGTTCGTACGGGTGAGCGCGGGGGCTGTCATCTCGATCTCCGCTCTTGTGTACACTTGACGGTGCACGCTATCGTCTCAACTAGTGTACGCCGTGATAGCTACTTGTTACAAGGATTGAGGTCCGTCGTATGACCGCGCTGACCCTGCGCCCGTACCAGCGAGAGGCTGTGCAGGCGATCCGCGAGGCGTGGTGTGACCGTGGCGTCCGCTGCCAACTGTTAGTTCTCCCGACGGGCGCCGGCAAAACGGTGGTCTTCTCCCACCTAATCCGTCGCCGTGCGCAGTCCGGCAGGGCGTTGGTGATCGCCCACACTGAGGAACTACTCCGCCAGGCCGCCGAGAAGCTCTACATGATCGCTCCCGAACTCCGGGCGGGCGTCGTGAAGGCGCAGCGGAACGAGCACGGCTACGAGAACGACGTGGTGATCGGTTCGATCCAGACCCTCGCCCGGCCCAAGCGGCTGGCGCCACTGGTCGGGACCGTGTCAACCGTGATCGTGGACGAGGCGCACCACGCTGCGGCCAAGACGTACCGGGAGGTGCTCAACAGGCTCGGCTGCTTCACCGACGACGGCCCGCTGACCGTTGGCGTAACCGCCACGGCCGGGCGCGGCGACGGGGTCGGACTCGACGCGGTTTGGCAGGAGATCGTCTACCAGCGTGGCATCATCCACATGATCGCCGAAGGCTTCCTGGTAGACGTCAAGGCGTTGGAGGTCATGACCGACCTAGACCTTCAGCGAGTGGCCACCTCGCACGGCGACTTCACCAACGCCAGCCTCGGGCAGGAGATCGCAAACTCAGGGGCAATCGAGGCAGCGGCGTTCGCCTACCGGAAGTACGCAAGCGACCGGCGCGGGATCGCGTTCACACCCACCATCGCCACTGCCCACGACCTCGCCGATCACCTGAACAGTCACAGCATCCCCGCCGAGGCGGTATCAGGCGAGACCCCGACCGACGAACGTAGGGCGATCCTGCGTCGCCTCCACAGCGGGGAGACGCAGGTGGTAACCAATGCCATGGTGCTCACGGAAGGCTTCGACGAGCCGGCCGTGTCCTGCATCCTGATTGCCCGGCCCACAAAGTCTCGGCCGTTGTTCGTGCAGATGGCCGGGCGGGCGCTGCGCCTGCACCCTGGCAAGGATGACGCGCTGATCCTCGACCTGTTCGCGCCGCCCGACGCCGGGCTGGCGACCATCGCCGACCTGGCCGGGTTGGACCCGGAGCAGGCGCCGAAGGTCAAGCCCGGCGAGACGCTGGTACAGGCGCTGATCCGCGAGGAGGCCGAAACGGAGGCGTTCGGACGCCACCGTGTCGCAACCAATCTGACCGTCAAGCAGCTCAACCTCTTCGCCCGCAGCGGCCTGCGGTGGGTGCCGGCGGGCAGCGGATTCACGCTGCCGTGCGGTCAGCGCAGCCTCCTGTTGGTGCCGGCAGGTGATGACCGGTACCAGGTGGTGGAAAGCCTCCGCGGTGGGGAGACCCGCACGATCTCCGAGAGTCAGCCGCTGGAGTGGGCGCAGGGCATCGGCGAGGAGTACGCCCGCGCGCACGGCGGTGTGATCGCCCGAGCGGACGCGAAGTGGCGTACGCGCGAGGTGACCGACGAGCAGGTGACCCGACTCAAGAAGCTGCGGCTGCCGATACCCCCGACGCGCGGTGAGGCATCCGACGCGCTCTCGGCAGCGTATGCAGGGCGAACTATGGCCAGGCTTGCCAAGGCGGCCACGGCAACTACGAACGGAAATGGGGGACTGAATGGCCCGGATCAGGTCCGTGAAGCCGCAACTGCGTACGTCGCTGACGGTCGCTGAGTGGCCTCGCGAGGTCCGCTACTTCTGGGTGCTGCTGTGGGGATACCTCGACGACGAGGGCCGCGGCGTGGACGACAGCCGGCTCATCAATGCGGACTGTTTCCCGCTGGACGACGACATCACCCGATCAACGGTCGACGAGTGGCTAACGATGATGATGCAGCCGACCGACTCTGACGAGTTGACCGGGCCGGTGTGCAGATACCGGAGTGGCGGGCGCCGGTATCTGCACGCCCCGGACTGGAAGGATCACCAGAAGCCACAGCACCCGCGCGAGTCGGAGATCCCTCCGTGTCCGTGGCATGACCTGGGGGAGCCCTACGGCGACGCTCATGAGGCTTCTCCGCGGAACGGCGTGAGCCCTCATGAGGATGTCGTGAAGGCTTCACGAGCCGCTCGTGAAAATCCCGGGACGGCGGGGGGGCAAGGGACTGTGGACACTACGGAGAACGGGTCATCCGTCCAGGCCACAGCGATTCATGACGACCTCACGAATGACTCCGGAGGCCCTCATGAGCCCCTCACTCCTGAGGGGGAGAGGGAGAAGGAGGGGAATAGGAGAAGGAGAGGGAACGCGCGTACGCGCTCCGCCGCCTCCGGCGACGACCCTCCTTCGTGGGATGAGTTCTGGTCCACCTACCCACGAAAGGAGGCCCGAGGCGCAGCCAAGGCCGCCTACGCCAGGGCGCTGGCGAGGAAGGGCGTCACCGTCGACAAGATCCTTGCCGGTGCCCGCGTCTTCGCCGACGCCTGCCGCGGGATGGAAGCCGAGTACATCCCGCATCCGACAACGTGGCTGAACCAGGAGCGGTGGGGTGACGAGCCGGTGAAGCGCAGGCCCGACAAGCCAGCAAACGGTGGGCGCAGAGTGTCCAGCGCCGAGAGCCTATCCGGCTGGGAGGATGGCCATGCGGCAGCTGCATGAGATCGCCATTGAGACCCTGCGCCGTCGGGGAATCGACCCAGACGCGCCAGCGTCAGACCCGGAGCCGTTCGACCCGGACGCCTGGCTGCTGGAGCAGACAGAGGCCGCGCTGCGGGACACGGTTCCCGGCAGGTTCGCCAACGCGATCGTGGATCATCAGGTTGTCGCGGAGTGGGTGGCCCGGTTCGTCGCCGACTGGCGTGCAGCCCCGTCCCTTCTGCTCGCTGGCGAGCCGGGGACCGGCAAGACGCACCTGGCCTTCGCGGCACTCCGTGCTGTCGCCCTGGACGCCGCGCAGCGCCGGCAGCCAGTGCGGTTCCGAGTAGTCACGCACCCGCATCTGAACCACCAGCTCCGACCCAAGGCCGACACCACGCACGAGCACGTATTGGAGCGGTACGAGACTGTGGACTTGCTGCTGCTAGACGACATCGGCGCCGGCCGGCAGACCGACTGGACAGCCGACGGACTGTACCGGCTGGTCGACCACCGATGGTCCACGCCGCTGCCGTCGATCTACACCACAAACCTGAGCCCGGAGGACCTTGCTGAGGCGGTCAGCCCACGGGTGGTGTCCCGGATCTTTGACGGTATGCGAGTCCATCTCCGCGGTGCCGACCGCCGCCGCATCACGGGAGGTGGCCGATGAGCCAGCCGCAGCCTCACGACGTAGACCTTGAGCGGGTTGTCCTCGGGGCGATGATGACCGACCCCGGCACCATCGATGACGTGATGCGCCTTGTCGCACCGGGTGCGTTCTACGAGGCGCGAAATCGGATGATCTTCTCCGCGATCGTGGGAGCGCACGAGGCAGGCGACCCGGTCAGCCCGGAGGCTATCAACGTCCGGCTCACAGCCTCCGGCGACATCGTCAAGGCTGGCGGGATCGGATACCTGCTGGAGGTCGTGCAGCAGGTGCCGGTAGCCGCGCAGGCCGTCTGGCACGCCAGCAAGCTCCGCACATTCGCGGTTGCCCGCGGGTTGCAGGAGGCCGGCAGCCGAGCGCAAACCTACGCCTACAGCCTTGCACTCGAAGACCCGGCCGAGGCAGTCGAGCGGATCCGCAACGACCTGGACGCGCTCGACGCCGGAACGCATAGCGACGACGAGCTGGTGCCGTGGAGCGAGGTCGCCACCCACGGGCTACTCGGTGTCGAGGCAGCCGAGAAGGCCGAGGGAGAGCTTGCCCCAGTCTCAACCGGCCTACTGGACCTGGACCTTGAGCTGAGCGGTGGCCTCCGTCCCGGCCAGCTGGTCGTCGTCGCTGGGCGTACGTCGATGGGAAAGTCTGTGCTGGCCCGCAACTTCGCCCGAGCAGCCGCGTTCGGCCAGAAACTGACAACTGCCCTGTTCTCGCTGGAAATGAGCGAGCAGGAGATCTTCAACGCCGTTGTCGCCGCCGAGCTGGGTATCAACATCACCGCCATGAATGAGGGCAAGCTCAGCGACGAGGAATGGACCCGCGTCGCCAGGTTCATCGGCAATACCGCCGACGTACCGCTGTACGTTTCCGACAACGGCAGCATCAGCCTTGCCGGAATCCGGCTGGCCTGCCGCCAGCTCAAGCGGCGCCAAGGGCTCGGGCTGGTGGTCGTTGACTACATGCAGCTGGTTGACCTGCCGTCGGGCCGGGAGACCCGCCAGGTGGGCGTTGGCGAGTTGGCGCGCGGGCTGAAGAAGCTGGCCGCTGAGCTGCGCTGCCCGGTGGTGGCCTTGTCGCAGCTGAACCGCGGCCCGGAGCACCGAGTGGACAAGCGGCCCAGCATGGCGGACCTGCGCGAGTCGGGCGACATCGAGAACAGCGCCAACATCATCGTGCTGATCCACCGAGAGGACTACTACGACAAGGACTCCTCCCGGAGGGGGGAGGCGGACCTCATCATCGCGAAGAACCGGGGTGGCCGCCAGGTGACCGTTGTGGCCGCCAGCCAGCTGCACCTCGGCCGGTTCGCTTCGATGGCGCTGGGTGGGTGACTGACGTGGTCGCTTCCCAGCCTGGTAGCTGCTCGGTCGTTGACTGCATCGCCTGCCGTACCGCAATGGGTGACGAGGTTGACGGCTGGCCACCGGTGGCTCGCCCCGGAAACGTCCCACTCGGTCACCTCCAATGGTTGGCCAGCGCACGGTGGTGCTCTGCCTGCCGTGGATGGCGTGCGGGCGGCCGTCACCCACATCAGGTTGCGAGGGCGGCATGACCGAGGTCTACGGGCAGGGACCACCCTGCCCCCCACCCGAAACCGTAAAGAAAGGGCCATCGATGCTCTTGTGCTTCATTGACACAGAAACGACTGGCTTGAGCCCCGGCCGGCTGGCGCACGAGGTCGCCATGATTCGGCGCGAGGAGGGCGGCGAGGAGACCGAGGTGTCGTTCTTCGTGGACGTGGACCTGAGTGCCGCCGAGCCGAAGGCGTTGGAGGTGGGCCGGTTCTACGAACGGCATCCGTACGGCCAGTACCTGTCCAACCGTCGCAGGCTGCCACCGGCGTATAGCGACACTCAGGTGGGCGGGTACCTGCCGCCACGGCTCGCGGCGCCGGAGGTGGCCCGGATGACCCACGGCGCCTACCTGGTTGGTGCGGTCCCGTCGTTCGACGCGGAGACGCTGGCCGGCCTGCTACGTCGCCACGAGCTGGTGCCGGCGTGGCATCACCGGCTGCGGTGCGTCGAGTCGCTGACCGCTGGTCACTTCGGCCGGGTGATGAAGCCGTGAGCGAGCAGGAAGCACCGAACGTGACGGAGCGCGCCGTGATCCGTGCGGTCCGGTCGGAGGCGCGCGGGGACGAGCAGACACGGATTCTGGACGTGCTGCGCCAGGCCGCGCACCACGCGGAGCAGGCAGCGGCCAGCAGCGCTCGGCCGGCTGTCACCGGGTTTGGCCGGCGGGCCGCTGGACTACGGGCCGCGGTCGAGCTGATCGAGTCGACCCAGCCGGGCTACGTCGGCGACGAGTGGTCGACGGTCGGCACCTACGACTCGGTTGGCATCCACTACTACGACCCTTCGGATGACCCGGACGAGTGGCCGGTGCGGCTGGTCGCCTGCGACAACGCCGACAGCACCACAGCGTGCGTGTACCTGTCCATCGACGAGGCCGAGCGGCATTTCCGGGAGGGCTTGGAGCTGGTGGACAAGCTGCGCCAGGACCGGGCCGACCGGGAAGCGCGGGGTTCAACCGACGAGGCTGCGAGCGGCTGAGCCGATGACCGCCGCCGAGCCCATCGAGTGCACCGACTGTCACCGGCCTGTGGTGAAGTCCGAGCCGCTGTGGATGTTCGGCAACCCCTACGGGCCGAAATGCGGGGCGCGGTACGGGCTGCGACGGGAGCGGAGGCGGGTGGTCAGGACACCGAGACGTACCGAGGGGGAGCACCAGCCGGTGCTCGCCGGACTAGAAGACGAAGAGATCAACGAGGAGAGCGAGGAACTATGACCACTATCTACCGGAAGAAGCCGATCGAGGTTCAGGCGATTCAGTTCAACGGCGCCAACGTCGAGGAGATCTGGGAGGCGTTCGGCACCGACGGTATCTACGGGCCGACCGAGAAGAACCCGGAGCACCTGATCCTGACGACCACGCACGGCGACCCAGCACCGGCCCGCGTCGGCGACTGGATCATCCCGGACTCGAAGCCGGGGACGTTCTATCCGTGCAAGCCGGACGTGTTCGAGGCGACGTACGAGCCGGCCCGCTGGGCGGTGCACGTGCAAGGCCCGGACGACATCCTGGCCGCTGCCGACCGCACCGATGCGGACCGCAGGGCGTCCGAGATCAACGAGGTGGCGGAGCAGGTCCACAGCCGGTTCGACGCGTCGCCCAACCTGCCACAGCTTCACGCCGTGGTGGTGCCGTGGGACGGAACCGCCGAGGAGCACGCCGAGGCGCTGGCGGAGCAGAAGGACGAGGTGTACACGCCATGACCACCGACTGGACCAACCCGAACGCCCCGCTCCGCACCGAGTCGACCGACCTCGCCGCCGAGCTGCGCGGCATCCTGGACGACTACCACGACGCCGAGCACGGCAACGTGCCCAAGGTCCTGGTCCGCGAGCGGCTGGAACGGCTCGCCGAGCACGTCGAGCGCCTCGCCGCTGAGCCGGTCGAGGCCACCACCGAGCTGACCGCCAGCTTCGGCCTCGACCCGGAGCAGGAGATCCGGGCACGAGCCGCACTGACCGCCGCCACCGCGCTGGGTCCGGCCATCGCGGCAGCAGTGGCCGGGCCGTTCAGCCCGGAGGACTTCGGGCGAGGCCGTGACGCGCTGGTCAACCTGACCGGGGTGTTCATCGCGCTGATCCGCGACGGCTCCCGGCCCGGCGAGGCGGACACCCGATGACCGCGGCCAAGCGGTGCCGCTACCGGTGGGCTGCGGACCGGTGGTGCGTACCGGCGCCGGGGTTGGTGGTTGGCACACACCATCGCTGCGCCGAGCGCGCCAACCACGCGACCACCGTCCCGTGCCGCTGCCGGTGCGGAGCCACCACCACGAAGGAGTCCCGATGACCACACCGCAGCCCGAATCCATCGAACAGGCCCGCCAGCGCTACCACGCCGCTGCCCACGGCATGCAGTCCGGGGTAGCGGCCAAGATGAACGTCGACCCGGCTGAGACCACGCCGAAGCATCTCCGGGTCGGCGTCAACTCGGCGATGGTCGACACGTCCGCCATGGCCACCCTGCTGATCGCCAAGGGCGTCATCACCGAGCAGGAGTACGTCGCCGCGGTGGCGGACGCCATGGAACGCGAGAAGGCGCTGTACGAGCAGTGGGCACGGGAGCACTTCGGCAATCCGGGGGTGACGTTGCGATGACCGCCACCGAGCACCAGCCGGCCACACCCGCCGAGCCACGGAAGCGGGTCGCCGACGCCAAGCGGCGCCTGTTCGCGCACATCATCGCCAGCGCGCACCTGCTCGACAAGCCGTTCACCAACGCACCCGACCAGTCGCCGTGGACGCAGATGAAGCGCGCGATGGAGGGCTTGAATGCCGCGCTGGCCGAGCTGGACGCCGCACCCCGCCAGCCGGCCACACCCGCGCTGCCACCCGAGCATCAGCACGGTGTCGACCCGGACTGGTGCGGCTACCTAGCCGGCAAGGCCGCCGAAGCGTTGCGCCAAATCGGCCACGGCGGCCTGGCTGAGCATGTGGAGCACCTTGAGCACGCGCATGCCGGCGGCAACCCGCAGCATCTGTACGGCGACGCCGCACCCCGCCGGTACGAGCTGCCGGCTGAACCAGCCGGGCCGCTGTGGTACCCGGACGGCTCCCGGCTGGACCGCATGCCGCCGCCACCGGGCTACACCACGCACACCTGGACCCGTGACGGGCAGGGCTGGAGTGCCGGCCTGACCTGGCGGGAGTTGCTGGGTGCGGCCAACGCGGCGCTGCTCACCACCCCGCCCACCACCGAAGGAGCTACCACGTGACCACCGTCTACATCAGCATCGGCAACAGCGACGACAAGCTGACCCAGTCGGACTGGGCGGCCTACTACAGCAACACCGCCGTGGCGATCCAGCGCGCAGCGACCACCCTGCACGGCCAGTGGGTGTCCGAGCCCGCCAGCGCGTGGCAGAACGCCTGCTGGTGCGTCGAGATCAACAAGGACTCGGCTGAGCTGCTCAAGCTGCGGCTGGCCGAGATCGCGCACGACTACCGGCAGGAGTCGGTCGCGTGGGCGGTCGCCGAGACCGAGTTCATCACCACCGGGGGAGCCACCTCATGAGCATCGACGGCTGCGGCACCACCACCCCGCACACCCCGCACACCGTGGACCGTGGCCCATGGGGGCGCGGCTGGTGCGCCGGCAACCAGCCGGCGCCGGGTAGCCCGGAGCCGTCCACGGTGCTCGGCTACGAAGGTGAGCACCCGGCGATCGTCAAGCTGGCGCATGACGAGGTGGACCGGTCCCGCCGCCGCGAGTGGGCCGCCGCGCTGCGGTACGGCGCCGCGGAGATCCGCAAGTGGGTGGGCACCGTGGCCAACCCGGAGACCCTGGCGGCCATGGCCGACGAGGCGGCCGACCAGATCGAGGCCGGCGACCGCAGCCCGTGGGCCGACGCCCCGGAACCGGCCACGCCACCCGCCCCACAGCCCGCCACCGCCCCCGTAGGCCCGGACGCGGCCACGGACCCCAGCGGAGGCGCCCAGCCCGTCCCAGGCGTCCTGGGATGGGCATGGCTAGATCCCAGCGGCGACCTGTGGCGCTGGCTCACGCGCGAGGAGGCCGAGCAACACACCGGCCCGGTCCGCGAGGTGCTGCTGGTCGACCCGGCCGTCGGCGACGTGCTCGCGGCGGTCCAGCGGTGGTTTGCGTCCATCTCGATGACGGAGACCGCCGAGGAGGCCGACATCGCGCTCGCGCTCAACGCGCTCGGCGACCATCCGGCCGACTTCTACGAGGAGGACGAGCCCGTCGGGCCGATCGCCAAGGCGTTCGCCGCCGGCCCGCACGGACGCACCGGACGGCCGGGCGTCCATGTCGAGGCGTCCGGGGTGACGCTGGAGCCCGAGCGCACGGCGACCACCGGCGGCCCGGACCACGACGGGCTCACCGGCCAGCCGCACGAGCCCGCTCCGTGCCCGAACTGCAACGGCACCGGCCGCGCCGATCACCCGCTGGTGCCGGTGGCGATCTGCGAGGACTGCAAGGGCACAGGCGGCGCCGAGCCCGCCCCGGAGCCGGACAGCGGCACCGGGCCAGGAGGTGTGTTGTGAGTTACATCGAGATCCCAGTTGGGCATGGGCTAGTAGCCCTTGTGGACGATGCTGATGCCGAGCGAGTACTCGCGGGGCCTAGCTGGTGTGCGGTTCAGGACTTCCATACCCATTACGCGAAGCGCAGACTGTATTCCGGCGATGGGCGCCGTCCCGGGCAGTTGATGCACAAGCTACTCACTGGCTGGCCGCAGACCGACCACATCAACGGGAACGGGCTGGACAACCGGCGCTGCAATCTGCGCCCTGTGACGAGCCAGCAGAACCGCGCCAATCAGCGTAAGACGCGTGGCACCTCGCAATTCAAGGGCGTATACCTCCGGCGCCGGGAGCGGAACTGGGAAGCGGCCATCAAGGTGAACCGACGCAGGATCTATCTCGGCACGTTCTCATCTGAGGTTGAGGCGGCCCGCGCGTACGATGCAGCGGCTCGGCACCACTTCGGTGAGTTCGCCGCGCTGAACTTCCCCCGCGTTGGTGAGCGGCTGGCGCTACCTCGGGAGGTGACAGAGTGGAAGAGCTGACTGGGTGGGACCGACCCGGCATCGAGCAGGCTCAGCACATGCTCCCGCCGGGGCTGGCAAACCAGGTGGGCGCCCTGCTCGCCGACCAGGACCGGCACGCCGCGCTGTTCGCGGGAGAACGCCGGATGCTCGAAGTGGCACTCGCCGGTCACCGTGCAACCCGGGGACAGTTGGCGGCGACCCGCGCCGAGCTGGCCGAGGTGACCACCGACCGGGACCAATATCGCGAGTGGAACCAGCAGGCACGGGTGACGCTGGCCGGGCTACAGCCGGAACTGATTGGCGCGCAGGCCGAGGTGGCCCGACTGGAGGAGGAGGTGGGCGATGCGGACCGGATCCGCCGGGACGCCGCCGCCGACGCGCTGGAGTGGGCCGCCGACCAGTCGGTCTGCGCCGCCATCGACACCGACGCACACGGAACGGCCGAGGAGCGATCGAGCCTCCGCACATGGGCCGCCGAGGTCCGCGACGGCACCCGCAGCGTCAAGCCGGAGCATGCCAACGGAGAGGAGCCGGTCAGCCCTGGCCAGCCGGAGCAGGAGGCCGCTCCGGTGCCGGACCTGATGGCTGCCCTGCGGGCCTCGTTCGAGCGTCCGGCCAGCGGAGAGGAGCCGTCATGATCGTGCTGCTCACCATCTGGGGCTGGCTGCTGGTCGGCTGCGCCATCGGCCGCGTCATGTTCGTGCGCATTCTCGGCGACCAGCCGAGGCGAGAGTGGTTCCAGAAGCGGGACGAGTACAACAGGCTCAAAGAGGGCTACGGGTGGACTGGCGCCTTCATCCGCGCCGTCTGGGCCGGGATCGCCTGCGCCGTCGCGTGGCCGGTCGCCCTGCCGATCTGCCTCATGCTGGCGCACACCGGCACCGAGAAGCTCCGCGCCAAGCGTGAACGGCTTGCGGCCGAGGTCGCCGCGCTGCGCAAGGAGGTCGACGCAGATGCCGAGTGACCGCTTCACCGACGCCGACGTAGAGCTGGCGGCCAACGCCTACCACCGGACCGCCTGCCGAGCGTGCTCCGACCCCAGGGACTGCCCTGGCGTTCCCGAGTGCGTCTACGCCGACCACCTGGACTGGGACGGCTTCCGCGCGGTGCTGGAGGCGCTGACCGCTCCCGGCTCACCGCTGGTCGCCCGCATCCGGGCACAGGCCGGCGAGGACATCGCGGAGGCCATCGAGAGCACAATCATCGGAGGGACGGCGCTACCGCCGGATCTGCTCCCTATTCGAGGTGCGCGGCTGCCTGGGAGTGCGTACGGCAGTTGGGCCGCCCAGATCGCCCGCCAGGTCACCACCCAGGTCACCGAGGAGGAGAACCATGCCGATGGATGAGCCGCCGATGCTGGACCTGTCCGCCAGTGCCGACCGGCTCCTCGTGCAGTTCGACAGGGTTGCCGAGGTCCTGCACGAGTTCCGGGCCGGGCTGGCTATGGCAACCCTGCCGACGGCCGAGGTGTACGTGGCCAGCCTGCCGCGTATCCACTACGCCGATCATCTGACCACCACCGAGGAGGAGGCGAGCGAGGGTGACTCCTGATGGGGTGCCAGCAGTGTGGTCGGGACGGCGGTCCCGACCTATGCCGACGTCGGCAGACCCGCCGGCCGGCCACCAGGGCGACGACCGCGAGGCGTTGCTGACCGAGGCCGAGCACGAGGTGGTGCGGCTCGTAGGCGAGGCGTGGACCCTCCTGAAAGAGCGCGTGGTCGCCCACGGTGACAACTACGACGCCGACCTTGCCGAGTTCACCACGGCGGTCCATCACATCCAGCACGCAGTCAGGGGGCAGGCTGCCGCACGCGCCTACCCTGGCCGGTACCGGCTGTTGGGTGCCGCAGTCGGCGAGTCAGTCCCGGCCGCTGGGGCCGTCGAACCGCCGGCCGACCCATGTGCTGATCTTCCCGACGCACCCGTACCCCGGCCGCCACCGGAGGCACCCCAGCCGCTGGGCCGGCCCGTCGCTGACGACCGGGCACGGTTTCGCGCCCTGTTGGCGTTGCCCGGTCGATCCGGCTGGCGACTGCACACCGGGGGGAAGGTGCCGACGAACCTGTACGCCCACGACGGCGACGACCCTGCCGGGGTTCCGGTGGGCAGTATGGACACGGTGTGGCTGGCGGCGCTGGTCCGCGATGCGGTCAACGAGTACCTAATCGCTGTCGACCGGCGGCGCGAGCGCGAGGAGGTGGCCGAGGATGCGTGAGGCAACGGCGGCTGACCGCTATGCCCAGCTTGACGCCCTGTACGCCGAGCTTCCCCGGCTGGAGTGCCGGGGCAAATGTCAGGAGTCGTGCGGGCCGATTGACATGTCCCTGGCGGAGCGGCAGCGCATCCGGGAGCGTGGGGTGGAGATTCCGCCGCTGTCGTCGCCCTGCCCGGCGCTCACGTTCATGGGCACCTGTGGTGTGTTCGAGGTGCGTCCGGTGATATGCCGGCTTTGGGGAGTGGTGGAGGCGATGGCCTGCCCGTGGGGCTGTGCGCCGGAGGGTGGGTGGCTGGACGACGCCACCGCGCTGGAGCTGATCGCCCGGTCGCAGCAGATCGGCGGCCGGTCCCAGACGGTGCCCAACGTGCCGGTGCACACCATCCGGCGGATGATGGCCGACCCGGAGATCGCCGCCGCGGCTGGCCGCGTGATGCGAGGAGGCGAACCTCGTGGCTAACACTGGGCTCGGTGGCGTGACTGCCGAGCATCTACGCGAGAGCAACCTGATCGAGAACATCGACGATCCGGCAGCGGATGCGGCGATGGAGGAGGCGTGGCGCTGGCTGGCGCCGGTCACGAGCCTGACCCTGGAGGGCGTACTGGCCGTACACCAGATGATCACCGCCGACCAGCTCGGCTCGGAGGCGGGCAAGCTGCGGCGGGTCAACGTCCAGGTGGGCGGTCGCGTGTGTCCGCCCTGGCGTGAGGTGCGGGCCCGGCTGCACGACTGGCTGCGCACGATGCGGATGGACTGGCGAACGCTGGAGCCGAAGGCGATGCACGTCAAGTTCGAGCACATCCACCCGTTCATTGACGGCAACGGAAGGACGGGGCGACTCCTGCTGTGGTGGCACCAACTCAAGCTCGGCCACGCTCCGATCCTGCTGCGCGCGTCCGAGCGGCATCGCTACTACGAGTGGTTCCGGGAGCCGGGCGAGTTGGACGAGTACGCACGGTACCTGCTGCGCAAGATCGACCAGGATGGGGGAGGGGAGTGAACCGTCATCAGCGGACGGCGCTCGACTGGCACTGCCGCCTGGCGGTCGAGACGATGCATCCACGCTTCGGCCGGCTGCTCCCCGGTGGCCTGTCCGTCGTGCTGACCGTCAACTCGGGGCACGAATGACTGGCTTTGGATCTTGGGGGGCCAGTGTGGCACTCATCGATATCAAGCCGGGGCATCCCGATCCAGTCGCGGCTGGAGGCCGAAGCCGTCCGGCAGCTCCACGGTGTCGGCGACCCGACGCTGGGCGAGTGGCGGGAGTGGTCGGGGAGGGCGTTCCACCTCCGCCGCCGGCTGAGCGCGGTGGAGCAGCGCCGGGTGGGTCCGGTGGTTGACGTGCGTGGCACACCGGAGGCGCTACGGCGGGCGCAGGCGCTCGGCGACCTGCTCGCGTACGCACCTGACGAGGTGCTGGCGGACGAGTTGGGGACCTGCAAGATCGACAGGGATGGGGGAGGGGAGCGGAGTGGCTGACGTTGCCGGGCTGACCGCCCAGCACCTACGCGAGAGCAACCTGATCGAGAACATCGACGATCCGGCAGCGGATGCGGCGATGGAAGAGGCGTGGCTCCGGCTGGCCCGCCGGGACCGGCTGACGCTGGAGACGGTGCTCTACACCCACCAGCTCATCACCGCCGCCCAGTTGGGCGACCACGCCGGCCGGCTCCGGCAGGTGCGGGTGATGGTGGGCGGCCGGATCTGCCCGCCACAGGAACAGGTGTCGGGTCTGCTCGCCGACTGGCTCCGCGACATGCAGCGGTGGAAGGAGCTGGACCCGCAGGCGATGCACGTCAAGTTCGAGCATATTCACCCCTTCATCGACGGCAACGGGAGGACGGGGCGACTCCTGCTCTGGTGGCATCAGATCCGGCTCGGCCAGGCTCCGATCCTGTTGCGCGCGTCGGAGCGGTGGGACTACTACGAGTGGTTCCGTGAGCCGGGCGAGTTTGACGAGTACGCCCGGTACCTGCTGCGCAAGATCGACCAGGATGGGGGAGGGGAGGGGTGATTACCGTCCGCCCGCTACCCCGCCGGCCGTGGTGGCACCGGTGGGCCAAACGGGCCGCGCTCGCAAACGTCCTGTGGCCGGTGGCGCTGGTGGTGTGGGCGTCGCTGCTGCTGCCACGCGACCTGCCAACCCCGGTCCCGCCGCAGACGACGACGGAGGCGCCCCGCCCGGAGGTGTCGAGCGCCGCCGACGTGCCGGTGCCGGTTCTGCCCCGGTGGGTTCCGCCTCCGGTGACCGCCGGCCGGCCCGATGGCGTTCCCCGGCCGCCTGCCGCCCCGGCGCCGGAACCGGATGTCGCCGTGCCGACTCCCGATCCGCCGCCGCCCGCACCGGTGCCGACCTCCGAGCCTCCCAATCCTCCCGACCCGCCACCACCCAGCGCCGAGCCGACCGTGGAGCCGTCCGCGCCGGTGCCGACACCAACCGAGACCGAGTCCGCAAGATCAACGGAAAGGGGGTAGGGGAGTGGGAGAGCACAGCGCGGAGTCGGCGCAGGAGTGGGGCCGGCGTCAGGCCGAAGCCGCCTCGCCGTGGTCCGACGAGAAGTGGCGGAGGGTCAGCGCGATACTCCGTATCAACGTAGCGCCGGCCGCTGGCAGCGATCAGCGCCGGCCGAGGAGCGCCGAGTCATGACCGTCGCCATCGCTTGCCCGTCCTGCCGGGCTCCAGCGGACAGCCTCCGGGGCTCTCCGTGCCGTCGTCCACACCTCGGAGCGGTCTACCCGTGCGGCTGCTGGTTGGATCTTCGGTCGGCTGCACGGCTGGCGGAGGCGTTGAAGGCGCAGCGGAACGGAGGGGACTGCGGTGGGTACTGACAGGGGAGAGCCATTGCCGAGCCTGTACCACAACGGGGCGTTGGACCCTGACCGCTGGCGGCCCACATACGACAACCTGCGTGACGGGCTGCGGGGAACCCTCGTGGAGGAGGGCGACTTGGTCGCCTGGCGTTACGGCGCCTGGAGGGTGGCCGAAGCGAAGCCCGTCCCGGAGATCGATCTCAGTGATGAGGAACGGGCCCGACTGGACGAGTACATGTCAGGGCTCAGGGAGGCAGCCCGACCGCGGGCGTGGATGGTCGGCCGGCCGAGAACCACGGTTCTTCGCCATGAGAGCGGCCCGATGATCCTCAAGGAAGGCGAGCCGTCGCAGCGGCTGCATGATGGCAGCAGAACGGTGCACTTCCGCAGCCGGCCGCTGGTCGGCACACCCTTCGTCGTGCTCAGCGAGCCGTACAAGGTGTGCTCCTGCCATGGCCACATCTGGCCTTGCCAGGAGATGGACCGCAGCACCCTCGCGGCACACCAGTCGCGGAGGATGGACCGGCTCATAGCCACCACGCAGCCCGGAGTGTGCGCCCACTGCCTGGAGCCGATCACCACCCGGCAGCGGTCGGTGACCTTCCCGGAGCCGTCCCGGTTCGTGCCCGGCGCCCCAGGCCCAACCTTCCATGCTGGCCGGGCGGCTTGCTGGGGAGCCGCGGAGGAGTACGAGCGGAAGGGCCGGCTGGCCGACAACCCGGACGTTGTACGCCTGGCGTCCTGCCCAGGAATCCGGTTCATCCACGAACAGCGGGGCATGCCCGCCGAGCAGCGTACCGACTGCACCGCCGGACCGTTCTGTACCGGCATCCACGGCCCCGCTGGGTACCGGCAGGTGGCGCCGTGCTGGCACCGGGTGGATCTCGCCGGCAACGAGGGTGCGTACGCTCGCCCGACAATCGACTGCGGGTACCGCCAGACTGACCGGGCATGCCTCGGTGGTGACCTGGCGGGCGGCGGGACGAGCATCAGTCCGATCGCCGCAGACCTGCTCTGGGAACAGCGTCTACGCAGCGAGGGCAACCGTCGTGAGATCTAGCGTGACACAGCCGATAGCGCTACATTATCGGCCGCCCATCCATCGACCATGTGTAATACGCGAGAATCGCAGTTCTCATCACCTCGAGGTGCGTCGTGACCACTACCGCCCATAACAACCGTTATGGTGTATCCGTGAATCTGCCTGACCTGGCCTCCAGCAACCACCACTTCGGCCGGCTGCTCGAGCTGGCCGATGCCTTCGCCACCACCTACCCGCGGGCCAACACTCGAGCGGCCTACCGGGTCGACCTGTACGGCTGCGGCTACCCCATCGGCCAATGCATCCACCCCAAACCCGAAAAGATCCACAACCTTGATGCCTACCTGTGGTGGTGCTACCGGTCTCGAGTCAACCCGCTCGCCTGCGAAGCCGCCGACGTGGAACTGTGGCTCGCCGCACTCGCCGACACCCAAGCCGAAGGCACTCGAGCACGCCGCCTGGCCGTGGTCTCGAGCTGGTACGCCTGGCTGGTCCGCCAGCGTGCCCTAGCCGCCGACGACAACCCGATCACCCGGATGGACCCCCGCAAGAAACCCAAGCGCCGCAAGCCGGGCACGTTCGGCACCGCCCTCGCGCTCGAGCAGGCCACCGCCGCCCTTGCCGTCGCCGACCGGGACGGTCCCCGCTCGAGCGCGCTGATCGCCATCGCCCTCATCTGCGGGCTGCGGGAGTCGGAGATCGTCGGGCTGGACCTCGAGGACCTGACCGCCGGCATGCACGGTCCGGGTGCCAACCTCGAGGGCAAGGGCGGCAAGCACCGGTGGGTTCCGTTCCCCCCGAAGGTGGCCTCGAGGGTCGCCGGCTACCGGGCCGCCCGGCCGCCGCTCGAGCGGCTACCCGCAACCTCGCCAGGCTCGAGACCCCGCCGCCCCCTGTTCGTCACCCGCAACGGCGGCCGGCTGGACCGGCACTACGTCTACCGGCTGATCCGGCGCATCACCGCTCGAGCGGGCATCCCCGACGGGGTGATGCCACACGATCTCCGCCGCACCTTCGCGTCGCAGTCCCTCGAGGCCGGTGTGCCGCTGTCGGACGTCCAGGATGCGATGGGTCACGCCATGCCGGTGACGACTCGAGGCTACGACCGCCGCAGCGACAACCCGGCTCGCCATCCGGCGCACCGGATCGCATCTCTGCTCGAGGAGGTACGGGAGGATGGGAACCATGCAGCCTGAGCCAAGATCACCGCGGGACTCGGAGGACGGCGCCAGGTACGCGGCCGATGACCAGACCTTTGAGTTGGTGCCGGACCCGCCGCCGTTTCTTGAGGTGGCTCGAGATCCACGTCTGACGTTTACCGCGCTGGGCATCATGCAGGACCTGCTCACCGAGCCGAGAGCGGTAAACGCAGAAGCTCTCGTGGCGCTTGTGGCGCAGTCGCCAGCCGCCGAGTCGCTCGAGGAAGTCCGCGACGCGCTGCTCGAGCTCGAGTCGGTCGGCTACATCCGCCGACTCGAGGGTGGCAACCATGCAGCCTGACCAGCCGCGCAAGAAGGACGCCTTCGAGGTGGCCCGCGACACCCTGATCGACCGGTATGGCACCGCCGACCCGGCCAAGCTCCGCCGCCAGGGACGCGCCGACGAGACCGAGCTTGGTGCTGCCGACGGCATCGCCCGATGGGCCGTGGAGACGCTGACTGTCGGCACGCGGGTGTATGTGCCGAACCGGATCAAGCCCGGCCACCCCGGTCACGGGCTGGGGGTCCAGATCTACGCCGAGCCTGGTCCGATCGTGTCGATCGAGGACGGGTGGGCGATGGTGGACCTGCGGGCGTGGGGGCAGTTCGGATGCCCGCTGGCCGACCTGCGGCCAGCCGAGGACTCGGAGGCGTCGCATGCAGCCTGACCGGTCTGGCCCACCTAAGCTGGCGGTACTCGCCTGCATCGTCGTAGTGGCCGTCGCGATCCTCGCCGCCGTTGGCGCGGTCTACTGGGCGTTGACCTGGCTGGGGCTTCCGCTGCTGGCGGTGGTGGTGGCAATGATGGTCGCCGCGAGCCTTGCGGGCAAGGTCGGCTCCATGGTGTCGGTGCGTTGGATGCTCCGGCGCTGGCCTGATCCGACCCGTTCTGTTGGGGGACGCCATGCAGCCTGACCAGACCCGCACCTGCTGTAGCCCGGAGGCGTTCGCGCCGCTGCTCCAGCATCTCGGCGAGCAGCTGGAAGCCCACGCCGACCGGGACGGACTGACCGGCGTCGGGCGGGCGGTGTTCCTCGCCCGTGGCGGACACGCGCCCGGCGGCTACTGCCCGTCCGAACCAACGCCGGAGCCGCCAGACCCGCATGCCTACTGGTGTGCAAGCCCTGACGAGCCGTGTAGCTGTGGAGTGAGTGACTGATGCGATCCGACTCTCACCGTCCCCTCCCCGTCCGAGCCCTGACCGCCGCTGGGGTGGTCTCGGCCTGCGTGATCGTGGCCGCAGTGGTGCTCGGTGGCAGGGTGTGGCTGGACGGCCGGGTCGGCTCGCCGTGGAATGGGCTCACCCAGGCTGGTGCGGCTGTGACGGCTGCGGTGGCCTTCGGGGTGCTGCTCGGTCTGTGGCTGATCCGGCGGGAGCGAGGCCGTCATGGAGCCTGACCAGACAACCCCCGACCCGCCCCTGCCCGCCTTGGCCGTCTACTGCCTGTTCGCCGGTGTGTTCATGGTCGGCACCGTGCTGCTGGTGGGGCATCTGCTGGCCGGGCTGGGTGGTGGGCTGGCCCTAGGAATCCAGGCTGGTGTCGCCGTCGCCTTGCTGGTGGCCGGTGGGGAGGCGGCCGATCCGCTGCTGTTGTGGATCACGAAGCCGCTGCGGGGAGGTGGCCGTCATGGAGCCTGAGTGGAACGGGATGCCGCCGAAGCGGGCCATCGCCGTGTACGTCGTCGCTGCGAGTGCCCTGATCTTCGCCGTGATGGTTCCGCTTGTCTGGTGGCTCGCCGGCCTCGGGATGCCGTGGTGGGCGGGGCTGGCCGCAGTGATCGTCTCCTTGAGGCTGCTGCTGCTGGTCGCCGGGCATCTGTCGGTGCCGGTGATCCCGATGATGATCCGCCGGTGGCCGACGTTGGCCAGGGACCGGCTGGGAGGAGACCGCCGTGGTGCAGCCTGACCCGCAGGCATTCGCTGCGCTACGAGACGCATCCTGGTACGACCGCCCGAACGTACGCTCGCTGAAGCTGCTGCACATGGCACACGTCGAGATCGCGGACAGCGGGTCCAGGTTCATGTACGCGGCCTGCAACGGCATGCCGTTGGATGAAGCGTCGGTATGGGCTGCGCATGAGGTGCCGCCGGGACTGCGCTGCGGTCGGCCGGGGTGTCGCGTTCGATGGCCCGCTCGGGAGGTGTCACATAATGCAGCCTGACCGGGTGCGTGAGACGTTCCGTGACTACCGCTGGGGCGGCGGCTGTCCGGTGCACACTCTGAGGCACTGGTGCCATCCGTGCCGGAAGGGCGATGGCGACCACGCCGTGCACAGCTGTGCATGCGGTGCGACCACGGAGGCTACCGATGGCCCAGCCTGACCCGCTCGCCGAGTTCGTCCGCACCCAGCTCCAGGTGGAGCACGCACGGTGCGATGCGGTCCGGACGCCACCGCCCGGCCATTGGAGCAACGCCCCGGAAGCTGAGTGGCACCGGGTAACGGCTGCCGGCCTGCAAGACCTGGTCTTCGCCGGGGAGGACATCCTGGCCCAGTACGAGGCGATGCGTGCGGCGGTAGAGGCCGCTGAGGACACGGTGCTGGCCGGTGCGGCGAAGGTCCGCCTCGGTGCCTACCGGCGGTGTGTTCAGGCGCTGGCTACGGCGTGGTCTGGCCGGAAGGGCTACGACGAGGCTTGGAGGCCGCAGTGAGCTTCGTCGTTGACCGGCTGGACCCGAGCGTGCCCCCGGCAGAGTTGGCTGAGGTGCTGCGGCAGGTCGCCGAACGGTTCCCCGACGCGCGGCTGACCCGCAACCCGGTCGGGAACTTGAACATCATGATCCCGGTGGATGGTGGCTGGCGGTGGGAGGGGTTCGTGGACCTGATCGAGCCCGACTGGAGCCTGGCGTGACCGCCCGCCGGTCCGAGGTGCGGGCCACCGCCTGGACGGCGGTGGCGTTCGTGGCCTGGTTCGCGGCGGTGGTCACCGCAGGCGTGTTGGGTGCGCGTCTCGACAACGGGTGGCTCACCCTGTTGGCTCTGGTGCTGCTGTTTGGTGGCTGGAGGCCAGCATGAGCCTATGCGGGAACGCGCCTTCGTTGCGCCGCGCGCTTCGTGCGCGCCTTGCGGGGGGCGATCTGCTGGGCACGCTGATACGAGACCCCGGTCATGGTGCCGATGTCCCGCAGGGTGAACCCAGCGGCGGCAAGCTCCCGTACCGCCCTAGCCGTGGCCCTGGCGGCTTCGTCCGCAGCGGCCTCAGCCCTGGCTCGAAGCTGGCGGGCCTCGTTGGCGTGCTGACCGGCCTCAACCGGCGCCGACCAGTCAAGGTTGACCTCGTAGGCGTCGGGCTCCTCGCCGGTCATGAGCGCAATCACCTCGGCCACGTCGGCTTCCACCTGGTCAAGCCGCTTGCTCTGGGTGATCGCTCCGGGGACTTCGGGAACGGTGACAACCCACCATCCGGTGGCGTCCCACTCGGCCTTCACGGTGTAGGTCTTCACTGCGCCTCCTCGATCCATCGGTCTCCAAGCTCGGGCGCCAATGCCGCCTGGATGTTCCGTAGCGTTCCTGGCGCCTGCTCCTTCGCGGCTGCCTTGAGGGTGGCGCTGTGGCCACCGGGCGCGGTCCACTTCTCGTGTGAGCCCTTGGTGTCGCCCTTCTGGCAGCCGCGTTTGCGCAGGAGCTTGCGGAGGTCCTTGGTCGGCATCGGCTTCACAAGGATAAGTCTAGCCGGTGGATGGCGTCAAGGCAAGCGCCTAGACTTAGTGCCGCCCGTGCATCCGGGCTGAGGTGTAACGGGTGGCCCTGGACCACACGCCAGCAGGTCCAGGGCCACCGCAGATCGCCGCGCTCCCCCGCGAAGGCGTGATCTCCCGACAACCTACCTGCGAGTAGTCCGAGGAGATCGACACCATGACACCTGCCACCAGCGTTTCAGCCGAACGGCTCTGCCAGGCCGGCGTACGGTGCCGCAACTTCGACCACCCCCGGAAACGCGCCGCGCTGCTCGATCTCAACTCGCCGCCGCTGTGCCCCGACTGCCTCCGAGTGGCTGAACGGGACGTGCGGAACCTGCCAGCCGACTACGTGGCCCTGGAGCAGCTGATCCCCCCGAGCCTCGGTGAGTGGTCCGACGGGCAGCCGAAACGGGGCCGCGGTGAACTACCCCTCCCCCTGCGCGAGTACGTCCTCGTCCTGCAGCGGCACATCTGGTGGGTGGCCACCTCGTGGGAGCCGGTGGTGCGGGACATGGACCGGCTGTCGGCCGAGGTCCGCATCGGGGTGCGGGAAGGTTGGGCGGTCCGACGGGCGGTTGACGTGATCGCCCCCCGGCTGGACCGGCTCGCCCGGCTCGGCCCGTGCGACATGGCCGACTATCCAGCCCTGGACGACTCGATGGAGTCGGCGGTGGTGTGGGGGCCGGACCGGCAACACCCCGACCAGCAGACGGCCGCCCAACGCCACCATGCCATCGACCACACCGCCCCCACCGGCGCCGACGGCATCCTCCACCTCACCCGGCTCCACTCGTTGGCCAACGCGATGACCGGCCTGACGGAACGGGTCCGGAGGCTGCCGGGCACCTGCCACGAATGCGACGGTGAAGACCTCCGCCAACGCCACCCCCGCCAGTTCAAGGACGACCCGCCCGTGTGGTGTCACGACTGCGGAGCGTGGCGACCGTACGACGAGTACGAAAGGATGATGCGGCTGCTCGTCTGGCAGGGCGCGGCATGACCGGCCGTTGGCCGTTCCCCGGCGACCATGCGCTGGCCCGAGCCCGGAAGGTGGCGCAGATGTACCGGGCGCATCTGCGGTCGCTGTCGGTGGACCTGTGCGACGAGGCGGACGCCACCGCCGTCCAGTTCGGCGAGACGTGGGCCGTGCCGCAGGTGGTGACCGTGGACGACCACATGCTCCTCACCCCGGCCCAGACTGCGGACTGGCTGTGCACGTCGACGGCCAACGTCCGCCGGCTGCGCCTGGCGGGCCGGCTCCACGGCGAGAAGACCCGCTCCGGGTGGCGGTACAAGCTGGCCGAGTTGAAAGCCCTGCAGCAGTCGACACGCCGCCGCCGGAGGCAAGTTGACCAAGGCCGAGCGTGACAGATACGCTTCCGACCGGATACCAGTGTGTCCACCGCCCGGCGAGCACCGGGCGTTGCTCTGCTACGCTGGCCCAGCGAGTCCAAGTCGCAGTCGAAGTCTGGGAAGCCCCGCCTGATCGCCACCAGAAGCGAACGGCGGGGCTTCCTCCATTCCCGCCCCCCGCAGTCCGGCGGCCCCGCGACCAACCAGCCCCCGGCCGCCGAGGGGCGCCACCAACCTTGCAAAGGCGGGGAGGTGAGCCGTGCCCGACCGTGAGCCTGTGCATGGCTGGGAGGCCGAGCAGTACGGCGGCTGGTCGTGGTCCGAACCCCGCGGCGGCGAGCACTTTCGCCGCTGCTCCTTCTGCGGCAGCATTCACCCCGACGACCTAGTGGCCGAACCGTTGTGGGCGCCCGAGTGGGCGGACATGAAGTACGGCTTCCCCCACAAGTTCTACATCCACATCCCGAACCGCGACCCGGATCGCCTGTGCGTTGTGTCGGGCAGAAGCCGGTTCGATGAGGCAGTGGACCGGCCACGCGGCTATGTGCCGGTGGGTGAGCTGACCGACGAGCAGCGGTCCATCTGCGAACGCGAGCGCTGGTCGATCGAGCCCGGCCACGCGGTCCGGTTCGGCACCCGGCCCCAGCACTTCGGCAAGTTCTACACCGTCCACCTCGCCGATCCGGCGATCAGCGACGATGTGAAGGAACAGGTCATGGCCGGATCGGGGCTGCGCCTCATCTTCATGGACGGCCGCGTGACTTGGGCGCGCTACGAGCCAGCCTGACCGTAGACAGCTGAAATCTGGTCGCCGCTACGCAGCCGGCGGAACCTTCTTCCCGCCGTACCGCTGGAACGCCTCCACTGCCGCAACCGGGATACGCCCCTTCCATGAGGGCGGGTCGAGCCCGGCGTTCTGCCAGTTGTCGGCCAGCCAGTTTCGGATCGCCCGGTTCTGTTCCCGGTCCACCGTCGCCGGCCGCCGCTGGCTGAACAGGCTGATCCGGCTGCCGTGCGCTGGCAGCTTCACCTTCTCGCCGACCGTGTTCTCGATGAACGGCTGCAGCGCCTTCTCCCACGCAGTCTTGGACTTCCCGGACAGGTGCAGCTCGTAGGCCACATCGTCGATTACCAGCCGGATGGTCCAGAATGCGCCAGCGTTGAGCTGCTTGCCGGTGAGGTCGTCGGTGTAGACCACCTCTTGCACGGTTGCCATGGGTCGTCTTCCTCCTTGCGGGTCTGTTTCGGAGCCTAACGACCAGCGCCAGCGGCAGATATGCGATAGACGCTCAGCTATCGGGTGTGTGCGCAGCGTAACCCTCCGCCCCCGCTATGCCGGCGGCCCCGCGACCTCACAGCCCCCGGTCGCCGTGGGCCGCCACCAGCCACGAATACCTGGGGAACGGATCTTGGGGAGGGGGTGGCTCCGGAATGCTGCTGATCGACGTGTGCGTGCGGGTAGTGCTCGCACTGTGCTGCCTCTAGCCTGTTCGACCGGGGCCGGCTGGGCTGCAAGCGCAGGGTGACACCGGCCGGCCCCTGTCGCATCTCCGACACTCCCACCTGTTGATCTACATACGGTGACAACATGCGCACCGTGGTAGAGCAGCGGACACAACGGGCAGAGACCACCAACCCGGCCACGGTCAAGGTTGAGCCGATCACCGACACCGACCTGGACGAAGTGGGACAGTTCCTCGGCCACAACTTCCCGCCGGACACCTCCCCCGAACATTGGGCGCAAGCCTGGCGCCGGTCATGCAACCTGCCAGGCTCGCAGGCACCCAACCACGGCATGCTGCTCCGCTCCGGCGACTCGATCGTGGGCGCCTACCCGGCGATCTACTCCACCCGCCAGATCAACGGGCGTACGGAACGGTTCTGCAACCTGGCCGTCTGGTACGTCGACCCGCAGCATCGCACCGGCTCGATCCGCATGGTGAAGGCGCTGCTGGCCCAGCCCGGCTACCACTTCACCGACCTCACACCGATCGACGTGGTGCAGAAGCTCAACCTGCGCTTGGGCTTCGAGTACCTGGACACCGACACCGCGCTGGTCGTCAACCTGCCGTGGCCGACAACCCCCGGCCGGGTGAAGATCAGCGCCGATCGTGCGGTCATCGACGCGACGCTCCCCGAACCGGCCCGCACCTACTACCGGGACCACACCGGATGCCGCTGGGCACGCCACCTTGTCCTCCTCCACCGCGGCGACGCCTGCTACGTGCAGTGGCGGCCGGAGGCACGCAAGGGCCGAACCATGTTCGCGTCGGTCCAGTACGTGTCCGACCCGCCGCTGTTCCGGGCCGGCTTCCAGGCGCTCGGCCGCCACTTCCTGACCCGGCACCGGCTGCCGTTCACACTGGTCGAGATGCGGGTGGCGGGCGGACGCATCGGCCCGTCGCTGCTGCTGCCCAACCACCGCAAGCGGATGTTCCGCAGCGCCACCCTCGGCCCGGAGCAGGTTGACTACCTGTACTCGGAGATCTCGGCGGCGCCGTAGTGCAGCTGTAGCGACTACCGAGGGGCTCGCGGGCTTGATTGCGCGAGCCCTCGCCCACCTACTCCCCGGCGCGATGCCGGGTGAGAGCCCCGACCACTGCGGTCGGGGCTTTCTGCTGCCCGACGATGGGCTTACCCGAGATGGGAAAGATCAACAATGCCAAGTGAGACGATCAGCCAACCAGACTCCCCGTTCGACGTGCGCGTCGCCTGGGGCAACGGTCAGAACGTGGTCCAGGTGGCCACGCTCGCCAGCGGCTCCCCGAACGGTGCCGAGCGCATCACCACCTACGTCAACGGGTG